GGCGTCGTCAAGCTGGGAATGCTCCAGCCCGGCAAGTACCGCGAGCTGACCAAGGCAGAGGTGAACGGCCTGCGCGCCGCAGCCGCCAAGGGCCGCGCCCAGACCCGCTCGGCCGCTTTGCAGTCCAGGGCTGCTGCCCGCCGTCCCCGGGGCCCTGTGGGCGGGAACAAAGCCGCTGCGGGCAAAAAGCATAAGTGAAAGTGACTTCAAGGCATGTGTCCGAAATTTCCGCTCCTTTTGCCAGATTTGTAACATTCCCGGAAAAAAAGGAATGGAACAAGGCTTGAGAATCTTGGAAAAATCGGGTATAATATACCTAATTTTGCTCAATGGTTGAAAAACATCGATATTACGACTAAAATCATCTATTTCGGAATCGTTTTACACCACTTTGACACCAATTTGAATTTTACACCACTAGCACCGTAATCGAATCCGATTTTGAGTCTTAATCGTAAGAGCTCTGATGTGATACAGCAGCCCCGGCGTCCTAGTGACGCCAGTACATAAACAGCGTTAAAATTGAAAATCGCATTTGAACTATTCATGATGGGCGTGGGAGTGATCCTGCGCCTTTTTGTTTTGTTACAGCAAAGCGTTACAAAATTGCAGTTGGTTTTTGTGCAAACAGATAATTGTTACAGTGACAGTTTGGTGATACAATACTCATAGAAAGTTATAGGAGGATGTGCTGTTATGGAAAATATTACCGTTAATCGTCTCGGCCAGCTTTATAGACTGCTATGCGAAGCTCTTGGAGAGGGGGAAGACAGACCCTTTAATCAGGCTGACCTCGACAATGCCAGTAGGTTCCCTGTGCGTCAAGTATCAATGAAAATTGCCATGGTCCACCAGCATAAAAAAATGACTTCAACTCTTGATGAAGCATGTGGATTTGTTCTTGAAGGCGTCACACAGGAAGATATGGATGCAAGCTTTGCATTAAAAACTATTTCAATGCAGCAACAGGGATTTTTTACGATTGGTTTTCAAACTGCCAATATCGATAAACTTCTCAATCCCCGCACAAGAATCAAAAGAGCACGTAAAAAGGCTGGATTCACTATCCGCAGTCTCGCAGAAAAAATTGAAATTTCTCCAACTACAATTCAGAATGTTGAAAATGGGAAGGTAGACCCAAAGATGAGCACTCTTCAAAAAATTGCGGACGCTTGTGGGGTATCCATGAATGATTTATGGCCTTCTGATATTTGCTGAGGCAGAGTATGGGTAAGACTAAAGGAACAACAGGAAAACATATAGCAAAAGACAAGACTGGTAAATGGTACGGCGACCTAGAGGTTCTTGGCCGGAACGGCAGCACCGAACGCGGAGATCCATTGTGGCACTGTATCTGTCATAGATGCGGAGCTGAAGTAGATATTGTAGGGTCTCATCTTAAAGAAAAGAAAGATTGCGGTTGCCGTTATAAAGAAAAGAGAGCAGATTTATCAGGCAAAACTTTTGGAGCTGTTACCGTATTAGAACGAGTAGGAACGGATGATAATGGGAACGCTCTTTATTTGTGCCACTGCAATATTTGTGGGCAAGAAAAAGAACTCCCTGCAACAACTATTCGTAAAAACCCTTTAAGCTGTGGATGCCAACAATATAACACAGACAAAATGAAAGAGCTGTCTATAAAAGCAAACGCGAAAACAATCGTGAATGGTTCTCGCGTCTCTGGCGTATTTAGCGTAAAAGCAACTTCGAGAAGCAGTACAGGAGTCCGAGGGATATTTAAGGTTAAAGGAAAATTCCGAGCTTCTGTTCAAGTTGCCAAAGAACGTGCAACGCAAGACTTCGATACAATAGAAGAGGCGACTGATTTCAGAGAAAAAACTCGAAAACAACTAATAGAAAAGCACGGACTTGGTGAATATAAGGATAAAACTAACGAATAATCCAACAATACTTGATATCGCACTCGGCTTCGTTCTACATAAACATGGCCTGGATGAATTTGGTCGTAAAAATAATAAAGCACAGGCTATTCGAGAACTGTCAGATGATGAGCTGGCAGCGCTCTTAAATGAACTGGTCGCACAGCAGGATAATTGCCCGCACACAGTTGGCGGCTGGAAAGGGTGGCTGTCTGAATCGATAAAATAATCAAAGCTAAAAATGGGGTACTGGTCCAATTAAGGATCAATACCCCATTCGTTTTATATCAGTTCAACATCACCTGGCTCAACATAGCCTGACACATTTACTGAGATTGGATACTTGCCAATACGGCTTTCAAGATTTGTCACTCGATACCGTCCATTGACAAGTTTTCCATCATAAATAAACCACTCACCAGAGCGGCACATCCTACAATGTGTCTGGCTGTTTGAATATAGTATTCCGTCTAATTTGATTTTATCTCCTGCACGAAGAGTATTCTGATGTTCCATCAAAACGAACCCCATGTAGCTAGTCCACAGATACCGTCAACACTTAAGCCATGTGCCTTTTGCCATTCCATCAGTTTTGCCTTAGTACTCGCTCCAAAGATGCCGTCCGCTTTTACGCCTAGATGCCGCTGCAGCACGGTGACTGTATACGAAATGCCGCCAGTGCAATCTTTCGCACCCTGACGAATCGTAGGCATGATTTTACTCACCGATACATATGCAGTGCCAACCTTACTGATCCAGCGAGACTTCCAGCTCCGCACATCAACATGAACAAAGCCTCCTGTTAACTGCACTCGACTGTAATAGCCGATACCACCCCGTTTCTGGAAATAAGGCATGGAAGCCAAGTATAGCGCAATTCGAATCGGGTCAATACCTTTGATGGTAATATCCGCTGCCGTACCCAAACAATGCTGACTGCGAGGACTGCCGCCGATGGAAATATTGTAAGAAGGGGAGCGGTAGCCGGAGTTGATATGGACAGGCTTGCCAAAATGAGCCCGCACCTGTTCAAGAATATAAATAAGTTCTGTATCGATTAGAACGGTATCGCTTTTATCAGAGCAGGCGAACTCATAGACGGAGAAATGAGCCGACACCTTTTTGTTCCAATCTTTCTTCATTGAGTATGTATTTACTGCCATGCGGCGCACCTCAATTCTTCTTCAACTCATTCTCAATTTTCTCGTTCTGAATGTCCAGCTCCTTGACGGCAGCCTCGATCATCATGTCGATAGTCGGAGTGATCGTAACACCCATCTTCTCAAGAGCAGCGACAACATACTTCTTCTTGTCAGCTTTCTTGATAACACCAGTTGCGCCGACCTTCTCAGCAGCACGAACGGTCATCTGGACAAGCTTATAGACGCCAATTTTCTTGAGATATGGGATACCATAGACCATAAAAGCGGTGCCAGCACCTGCGACGGCCAACTGTGCAATAGTAGCAACAACCTGATTGAAAAAGTCCATCATAATATACCTCCTGATAAAAAAAAAAAAAAAATAAAAGACCCCGAACACATCGTTCGAGGTCATGAGTTACGTAATCTTATTCTTTTGGTTTTAAAAAACCATTAGTGCGTAGCATTTCGTCATATACGCGCCCCACGTTCTTGATGGCGAAGGGCATCTTGTTGTTCTTGTAGTTGGAATGGGTCTTACAATAATCTTCATACTTCCCAATGACATCAAGGATGTCATCAAAGTCTTCTTCGGTGTGGCCGAGCCCGCGAACGAGCTCATTATTGAAGCGCAGTACCTGACTACGATAACCATCAGCCTTGTCTTCTTCGCCCTTTTCGATGTGATTATCTAGCTTTTTACGAGTCTCTTCTTGCTCGGAGCGGATATCTTTGAGCTCGGATTTGGTTTCTTTGATCTCGTTCATCACACCGGCATTCAGGGCGTTCCCAATGTGAGTGGCTACCTAAGACCATGGATTGATCTCGATTTTAGAGACTTGTATCACTGACATAACAACGGCGATCAATCCGCTGCTCCCGGCCATCACTGAGCCGAGATGATTTAGGATAAAATTCAATAATTCGTCCATATGATTTTAATCACCTCGATTCTTTTTACGTTGACAAATTTCACACATCATGATATAGTATGTTACAGCATGATTTACTTTCGTCGAGCAAATTATGTGTTACCTACTCTAATATGTATGTGGGGAAGAGGTCCTTGGCCAAAAGCCGAGGGCTTCTTTCTTTTTATGTGGCACTATACCACAATCGCGGAGTATTCGTGGCGTCACCAATGTACGCTTTTTGCACTACCACATTGCCGCCACCTTCTGGGAGGCCGAAATATAATTTCTGAGCCGCAACAGGAACGATTGCGCTCGGAAGGCCGCTTAAAACGACATTGTAAATTTGTGCATAATCGCCATACCTACTGCCTGAACCATCTTTAGAATAGGTTAGAGAAATTGTTTGTCCTTTAGAAATCGTTCCACTCTAAGAATTAGAACCCGTCCCACTAACAGAGCTTATCACAGTTGTTCCGGCCACTACGATAGTAAATTTATCATAGTTTGCCTCAGATCCCCATCCATAGTTAAATCTAATGGAAGATGTTTGCTTTGCGGTTAATGTGATTGTTGCGCTGGTTGAATCTATGTTTTTGTTATTATTTTCGAGAGTACCGCCACTCTACACAAACGTATACGACCCATTAGAAGATGTAAAATAACTGTCCACATTTGTTTCGGTGATGGTGACGGAAGTAATTGCGACTCCGACATAGATACTCATTACACCACCTCCTTATGTACTATATTGGATATATATCGTCCCTTCAGGCAGAGTTGTTGGAGCAGTAGTACCCCACTGGAATGCCAGCAAGGTAGGACCATTCAATGTGCCATCTTCGGAGATAGTAAGGTTTGTGCCAATTTTTACCCCACCAAGAGTATCTGCTGTGGCAGGGTTCAAAGAAAACTTCGCATCTGCCTCTGACTTGGTGTAACGATCCTTCAGGGCGTCACCAGTCGTCTTGGCTTCTGCAGGAACATTCTCTTGAGTCAGCGTTTTATCAGGTGGCGAGGCTACAGAGAGTGCTTTATCTGCATTTTCCTTCGCACTAGCGGCGCTTGACGCAGCATTCGTTTCGCTGATTTTGGCGGCATTTTCGCTTGCTTTAGCATTAGCTTCTGATCTGGCCGCTGCAGTCGCACTTTTAGAGGCGTTTTTTTCGGATGTCCGAGCGTTTTGTTCACTAGTCTTGGATTTTTGTTCCGAGGTCGCAGCTGCTTCTTTGCTCGCAACAACAATCTGTTCGCAACTAATGGCGGCATTTGCCTTTTCCGTGGCAATAGCTTCACTGGATGAGGCTTCTTTGGCTTTTTGAGTCGCCGTATTAGCCGCATTGATGGCGTCTAAAGTTACAATATCGACGCTCTCAACACGCTCCTGAACCTCTTTGGCGTATTTTAAGAGACCAGTGAATTTATCAGTCAGGGTTTGCACTTCTCCAGATTCAATCTGTACAGACTTCTCCATAGTATCCAACCCGTCTTTAACTGGCAATACAGCGACTTCTGTGTTAAAGTTATAACTAAAAATAATCCTGTCATCGTCCTGTTTTGTGGAGTAAAATCTTACCGAAAATTCAAGATCTCCAGGACAGGATGTTGCATCGTTCTGAACTTCCCATCCAAAAATGATCTTGCCAGGTACGGTTGTAATATCCAATTTTGTGACAGGATAAAATCCGCCATGCTTGTTTGCCCTAGATTCATACTGGACAATGCACGTCTTTTTGCTGAGATCAGTCTGATCATAGTACCGGTCGATCTCAAAATAAACGGTTTCTGCATTGTGGTCGTTTAAGACACCAAGAAAAGTAAAGCCATCGGGAATAGAAATCGTGCGCTCGTTTGCGTCAATGATAAAACGAGGCTCGTCCGTGGGAAGCATAACCAGAGAAGGGGAGTTGAACTGATTTTGTATATCGGCCAATCTTCTCATATATTCATCAGCATTTGTTTTCAATCGGGATTCACCTCCTTATGAGTAAGATTAGTGTTTTGTTTAATAATAATGATAACCATCCACTCTATAGGTGGCGGTACGTGTTTTATAGTTGCTATTATAACCGACTGTCACTAGTCCGCCAGATTGATTGAAAAATACTGCACACCGAGTTTTTCCATCTAGTGCAGCGCGAATCTCTGCGCCACGTACTACTCTCACACCGTTCAGCAAACGATATGTGTTCATACCGGAATGACAAGCGGTACAAGTTAATATTGCATAGTCAACGGTGTCTGGAACATTGTAGACGCCGTCTTTATTATAAGAAAAAGTATCGGAACCAGTATACACTTTTTCTCCTATAGGGAATTCTTTTCGCGTTAACATTTGTTTTACTTCAGAACGCATGAAAATACTGGCATTCGTTACACCAAATAGATTCCCGCTATGAATAATAAGAGTTCCTAAAGCCATTTTTCTATCATCTCCTATCGTTTTATTCGAACGGTTTTACATCGTCTTCTTCATCAGAAGGTCGATCTCGTTTTTGGTGTAGGTGAGGATTCTGTTACTTGTGTTAACGCTCCCCAGAACCATAAAATCACTCCGTTCGATATAAATTTATATTGTTAACAATAATGATAGCCTTCAATAGCGCAGGTGAGTTCGTCCATGTTGTACCCGAATCCTGGATAAGTTAAAACACCATCTATGGAAAATTTGCACGTTGGATATCGATCATAACTTCGTTCTCCAACATAAGGGAGCTGCACACTGGCGTTTCGTGCAATTCTCACACCATCACTAGGCCAAGAGGCTTGAGGGCCATTGAGGGAATGTAGATGCCGAAGCTTAATATAATCAACATCATCTGGTAATGTTACACTACCTGAATAATGAAAACTCGATGCAATATTCCCAGTATACACCAATTTCCCCTCGGGATACGCTTTTCTATTTACTAGTGAATCAATTTCAGCTCTGGTAAAGGGGATGACGCTTGTATTCCCAATCAACGCACCAATTTCTTTTGGTACAAAACTAACCATATTTACACTTCCAAGCGCCATATCTCACACCTCGTTCACAGTAGATGGCCCCCAAAATTCAGGGGGGGGGGGGCGAACACAAAACCCTTTTTATGATCAATAAACATTTATTGCCTCCTTAACTATCAAAGCAATGGTAACCTTCGATCAGTCCTCGGAAATATGTATTACCAGAAGTGCAACGAGGATAAGTCAAAACTCCATCGGAACTAAATGTCAAAATGGGACGTCCATCATCAGTACCTCCTGCAGAACACTCAATGGCAACGCTTGTGCCACGAGTTATCTTCGCACCATCTGCAGGGAAAGTAGATAGTGCTACGTTTGAAGATATTATTCGAAGCCTAATATACGATACATTCGATGGTAATGTGACCTGAACAGAATCGCTAGTTGTAACAAAAATCGTTCCAGTATATACCAGTACTCCATTTGGATAACAATTAGCTTTACACATTTTATCAATCTTTTCTCGCGTAAAAAACGGAACGTCTAATGTGCCAAGCAATAGTCCCATCTCTCCAGGAAGAAATGACTGAGAATTGGTAATTCCTAGCGACATGTTAGACCTCCGAAACTTTTTTCGCCGAATCTACAGATGGACCGAATAATGATACTTGTAAATTGATGACACCTTCAGGAACTGTTTCACTCTAAAAAGTAATGCTCCCATTTTTAGTCTCGCATACGCCAGCAAGACCGGCTGTAATAGCAGTACTAAACGTCTCCGGCGTTGGAACAGCAAAGGGGATCGTTGCCACTGTTGCGCTTGGAAGCTCTACAATACACTGATAGTTATATCCAGCCATATCAACATGCTCGGTCCAGTTTTCTTTTGAAATCCACCCATTTGTATTTAACGCAATCGTCCAAATCCCAAGGTATCCTCCAGCAAACCCCTCTAAGGGAGTCAATCTATCACCCACGGCCTTAGCGTCAGCAAACCCACCATCTACACTCAGCGTTTTGTCTGTTTTAATATTTTTCAATTTGTCATCGATTTCTGCCTTAGTGTAGCGATTATTGAGTCCTTGGCCGGTAGCGGCTGCATCTGCTGGCGCACCAGAAATCGTTAAAGTTGGATCTGCGTTTGCAAACTCTTTGGCTTCTTTTGCGGCTTTCTCGGCGGCTACACGGTCTCGCTCAACGGAATTGATCCACTCCTCTTCAGTCCCTTCATAACCATGCTGTACAGCAATCGCATATGCAGAATAGGGACCGATTGGAATTACTTTGCCCATGAAAATCACATCCTTTCTGCGCTAGGCATAGTTAGAATTGTGTAGATAGTTAATTTAACATCGCGCATAACTTTTCATACTCATCTTTTGTCAATCGGTCACCGGCATAGAAAACATCCAACTTTTCACGCAAGCCTTGTGTTCTCCCTTTGTCAATAAGACGAGCACATACATTACAAAGTTCCATATTATAAAGTTCCATCATGACACCTCTTTCTTTTACGTCGATAATTCTAGCAGGGTCAATCTATATTCTTGGTCTACCACCATACTATCAGTATCATTCTGAGCTGCAATCAATAAAGCCAGCTGGTTCTTTTCGTCTTCAGCCGCTTTTGCGCTCGTCGACCAGCTATCATATGCAGCCGTGACATCTTTTTCAAGATTAGGATACCATGGAACTACCAGCTGGTATTCGTTATATGTCCAACCAGAAACTGTTGTCTTGTCTACAGATTCTTCATATGGCTCCACGTTTGCGAATAGGCGTACCAAAGCCATGCCAGGCTTCCGTGGATGAGGTTCAGCAGTACAAGGCATTTTTGGTTTTACACTTGCAGTCACTTTCATACTATTCCTCCTTTTTAAGACGAAGACGATTCGTCTGGCGGGATAAAGAGGAGGCGAGCGCCGACGCCTCCGTTCGCGTAGGACGAGCCGTAGTAGCCGAAGAAGCAAAACAGGCCCGCATTCAAGCCGGTGTTCCAGCAACCGCCCGCAAACAGCACAGGCCAGCCGCTCGAATACCACGAGTAGTCCGGGATGTAGGTGGTCTCGCTGCCTCCGGCAGACGAGGGGTAAATAGCCCACGGTGTAGTTGTGGATGCTCCAAGAGCGCTGATGTATCCGCTGGAAGTGGTTCTGGTGCCTGCATTGGTGTATCCAGTGGAGGTATCATCGGCGTACTTGGTTGGGTCAGTGCAAACATAGACCGTATCGTTGCTGAAGTTTACTCCGTCCACCCAGTCAAAGACGTTGCCCCACAGGTTTTCGATATGTCTGTATTGAACGGCGGTTGTGCCGTCCGTGCCGGAAGCTCTGCCAGTATGAAATATCATGCTATCAGTGCCACCGGACGAAATCGCCGCGCTGCTACTAATGTTACCCTTGCCGATTTTGCTCTGGCTATCCCAATCTGCGTATTCTACAATGTAGAGTAACCCAATAGCGCACCAACTCGCGTAGTCATACAGCGCCCATCCATTGCCTTTATTTTTGGCGTTATTTCGTGCAGTAGCTCTGGTGATGCTTACCAGCGGAGTTTTTCCTGTGCAAGAAGTGCTATTGCTATCAGTGTTATATCGCCCAACATATCGACCAGACCCGGGATGCTTTTCGAAGCCGCTTTTTTCCTTGCTGGCGACGTAGAAATAGCGCTTCTTTCCAGTAGCATCGTCAATGATTTTATAATAAAACTCAGGAATAAACACCACAACATCTGCGTCTGAACGAGTAAATCCATCCTCTCCAAATTTGGGACCAATTTCACCAGAGACAACATTGTATTCTTCCATCCTTCTCCAAGGCATATAAGAGTCAAATAGACTGCTTCCGCTATCACCACCCACAGCAGGGGACGGATCTGTTGTAATATCTATATTGACCAAATTGTTGGGGTCATTCGCACTGGTCAAACGAGTACAAGCAGTAGAACTATTACCATAATTCCAACATACACCTTCGATAGTTAAATACCCCATCGGAACATCATAGTCTTTCCCGAGTTCGATATTGATGCTTTTTTCAAGCCAGTCATCGTCGAGAGTTGCTTTAATATCCCACCTTCCAGCCCGAGGTAATTTAACAACGGCCGCTCCAGTATCGCCCACCGTAGTATTTATAACAATATCGCCACATGAGAATTTCAAATTGCTTCCTGCATCGGTAGATACAGTTACCTTTGGATAGATAATGTCGCCCACCGTTTTAGAATCAGCAAACCCGCCTTCCACATTCAGCGTTTTGTCACTCACAATACTCGCGATTTTGTCATCTACTTCTGTCTTGGTATACCGGTTATCAAATTCACGATCGACCTCGGTTTTGGTATATCGCTCATCGAATTTTTGACCAGTTATCTTAGCGTCCGCCGGAGCGCCGGAAATAGTGAGCGTCGTATCTGCCGCAATTACTTTTTTTGCCTTTTCAGCAGCCGCTTCCGCAGCCAATCGGTCTCGCTCTACAGATTTGAGCCAGTCTTCCTCAGTACCTTCAAACCCGTGTTTTACGGCAATCTGATAGGCACTATAGGGACCGATAACGACTTCTCTATAATTTTTCAAGACAACACCACCTCCAGATTTCCATGTCCATCGTCACGCATTGTTACGTTATCAGCGACACTGTCTGCAACATACAGAGTCAAAATTCCGCTATCATTATTATCATCCAGCCAGATCCATCCTTTTGTGGCGATAGTTTGGTCGGCTTTTTCAGCGGCCTCTTGTGCTTCTCTCAAGGAAGCCAATGCGTCAGCAGCACTTTTGGCGGATGCGGTTTCTGACGCTTTAGCAGCAGTTTCACTTGTCTTGGCAGCAGTTTTACTATCAGCCGCAGCATCTCGGTGCTCACGAGCAGTATTCATAGCCGTTTGAGCATCATTCATGTGAGCCTGTGCATTACTTTCGGATGTAGCAGCATTCTTGGCGCTTACTGCCGCTGCATCCCGACTTGCCGCTGTGTTTGCAATACTGTCGTTCGCTCTTCGCTCGATATCCGCGAATCGTGAAATCATTGTTTCGACAGCGGTGGGGTCAACTTGCGCTCCTTCTCCGGTAGTATTCAGGCTATTCTTGATAGGCAATGTGGCAGGGACAGTATTGAAATCGTAAGCAAATTTCGGCTCGTCATTTTCGGTTTCGATGCTATAAAACCGTACTGAGAACTGAACATCGCCAGCGTATTTTGTGGCATCGCTCAAAACAGTCCAACCAAAAAGTATCTTTCCTGGAACAGTTTCAATGTCCAATTTGGTGATAGGGAAGAAGCCCTCGTTTACATCACCATTTGGGCCAACGGATCTGAACTGAATAACACATATTTCGTCACTCAAATCATGCTGGTCAAAATAACGGTCGATTTCGAAATAGACCGTTTCAGCGCCATGGTCATTTACGACACTTAAAAATGAAAAATCATCAGGGATGCTTATGGTTCTGCTATTAGCGTCGATAATAAATCTTGGCTCATCAGAAGGGAGCATCACAAGTTCTTTTAGGTTGTCTTGGTTCTGGATGTCTTGTAGACGCTGCATGTATTCATGAGAAGAAGTGATCACGAATTATCGACCTCCTTCAGCATCTGAACATTGACTTCTGACATCTGCACCACACCCTGATAAAGAGCGAGCGTCTTATTATAGATGTCCGCTGCATTCCGATTGAATTCTTCAAGCATGGCGATTTGAGTCTTGAAATTATAGATGTCATTTTTGATATTCAGTGCAAAGCAGCCGGTTGACAAAGCAATAGTTTCCGTAGCAGGATCGATACCCATGATACTAACAGAACAGGGGCCGTCACAAGCTTTAACGGGAGCAGTCATGTCGCACTCGTAGTTATAATAGTTGGTACTTGTGCTATTGACCTGCTTGAGCCCAACAATATCCAGATGATTTTTCTGGTCTTTCAGAACCAGATAAAGCCGCAGTTTAACGTATTTTTTATCAAGAAAGAAGGTGATTTCATCAAGACTATAACTCTGCGACTCTGAAAACTTAGTAGCCTTGAAGCCTTCATTTGAATAGATAAGGTTCATAAACACCTCCAATAAAATAAGCGCCCATCCCACACAGAGATGAGCATATATCAATTTGCAACCACAACAGTGGCTTCCCATGCCTCTTTGATGGATGTGTAGGCAGCACGGACGGTTTCGTCGCTGTTGGCAACCGACTCAAATAGCTGAAGCATGGCCCTTTTGAGTTCTGGCGACCAATTTGTATTCACATAGTTGATCGCCGACTTTGCGGCATCAATAGCGTTTGTAGCATTTGTGGCAGCAATATCAGCATATTGAGAAGATATTTTAGCACTGGATTCGGCTGATTTTACGGCTGAATCAAATTTTGCCGTTATTGATTCCACTTCTTCAGCTTTATAAATAGGAGAGGAATTACTAGTATTGAGCGTGTCAAGAACGGGCAAAGACGCCTCTAGTGTGTTAAAATTGTATTTAAAGGTCGAAATATTTCCGATATTTTCAATACTATAAAATCGAACAGAAAAAGATACCGTAGCTGCCTCGGCTGTCACAGTATTTCGGATTGTCCAGCCAAAAATTATTTTTCCGGGAATAGTTGTAATATCAATCTGAGTAACAGGGAAGAATCCTTCACCAAGTTCAACTCCGGTAGATCCCACCATTTTGTACTGGACGATACAAGTCTCTTCGGTTAAATCATGGCCGTCGAAATAACGGTCAATCTCGAAGAAAATGGTTTCTGCATTATGATCGCCTTTAACACCAAGAAACTTAAATACCGCAGGAATCGTAATGGCACGAGTATCAGCGTTAATAACAAAACGAGGCTCTTTCTTGGTATTGATTGATAACACAGAAACGCCGCCCATATTCTGAATATTAGTAAGGCGTCTCATGTAATCTTCTTGCGTAGTGGTCATTTTATTCCTCCTTTCTCATTTTTATAGCGGCTGCTTTTTGTAACTCAAAAAGTTCAGCAGCCGATTTTTCACCAAGAATATCGACTACTTCGTTATATGGCATATAAATCACACGAGGTTCGGTGTCTCCAAGTTCAATGAATCTCTTGTTTGCGTAATAATACGAGGCAAGAACACGACCCTTGTGTGCTAAACAAATATTGGTACTGCGATGATTTGGAGTACCGAAGCATTCGTAGTTGTAGCCAGAACAGCCGCCACAGCCCATAGCTACGGGGCATTCGAAGCACTCTTTTGTTGACTGACTTTCGCGTGTGATAGCGTCCAGCATGGTCTTTGTATCTTGCTGATGCTTTGTTTTGTACAGTCCGTCGAAGCAATTACCGAGACACATCGGCGCGGCCTTCTCTTTGCCGACCGAAATAGGGGCATATCGAATACATGGATAAGCTTTACCATCAGGAGCAAAAGAAAGCATCGAACCAGTGCCGCCGCAGTAATTGTGGTTGTCACCCGGAACCATAGGGTGTCCAACATCATCATTCAACATTGTGATGTAAACGTCGCTTTTATTTTCGATGAGCCAATCAGACAGTTCTTTTAGCGCGAAATAAATATTCGATGCGTCTTCCTTCGTATAAGCGGGCTCATACGCGAAGTTGCAGTGAATGATTTTGCAGCCCTCGTTTACCATCATCTTTACACTGGGGTAAATATATTTGACAGAACCAGGAACGAAAGTCATTTTTGAGTTGAGCCAGCCATATTTTTTTGCATCCTGAAATGCGGCATATGCTTTAGAAAACGAACCGACACCATTTACATCAACACGAAAAGCATCATGCAATTCTTGGATTCCATCAATGGAAACGGTGATGCCCATGACGTCATGATATTTTTTGATAAGATGCTGGGCTTCGGGCGTAAACCATGCTTGCCCATTCGTAGTAAAGCTAATACGGGACAGCACAGCCAGCGGATTTTTTCGCAACCAACACTGTTCGTAAAAATAGTCACAAATCTGCTCAATCAGTTTAGCCTCCAGCAGTGGCTCGCCTCCAATAAAATCCAAAACGAGGGCTTTAGTGCGTTGAGTGATAAAATCTCCCTCGCTATTTTCATATAGATCGAGTAGATAATCGACGATTTTCTTGCCCGTATCGAGTGTCATTACGGAACAGCTTTTGCAGTGTTCGTAACAATAAGAACATCTCAAATTGCAGCTTCCTGTCACCTGAAATGTTACATTGCGGGCGGTCTGCTCGTTGTATCCGTTAGTAGAAGGGAAGAGCTTACGAATGCGTTCGGCGTAGTCATCTGTGGGTATAAAACTATTTACCATTCGCACTCCACCTCCTGCTTATAAAAATCAAATTTGTAATAAGATGGGATAAATCCAAGCAAACTTTCAAGCAATGTATTTTTTGTATATGTAAATTCGATATTTGCTTTTTGATAAAGCGAACGGTAATATTCAATCATCTCGCGGTAGTCGCTAGAATTTTCTTCAAAATATTTTCTTGAGATGACCGAGAGCAGAGACTCATAGCTCTTGTTTATATAAAACAGTCGTTCAATCAACATAGAATCCTTCTCGGTTAATTTAAGAGTCTTCTTCATATAGCCCCCTTCCTATGCGATAATTATCAAACTTCTTTTCAAGTTCAGGAAACCCATTTCCAAGATCTCGCATCTTACTCATGAATTCAATAAAATAATGTACTCGAAAATTTTCTTCAAGTTCAAGTGAAGCCAAAACTGTGTTTGCCACGATATACATGGCCCACTTTTGCTCGTCACTTTCGAGCGGCACATTAAGAATTTTTTCTAGCTTACTTTCAGAGATTATACTAGTGTTGGCAATATATTTTTGTGCATTAGGATATACACGGACAGCGATAACATAAGAGTATAGAATCTTCTCAGAGGTGGTTAAAGAATAATCACAGCTTTTTGATATAAGGTTAACAATGGATTTTACATAATTCAGCCACCGAGAAAATGAATATTCCTCTAGACTTGGGTTTTGAAGACAAGACAGATATCCAATCCAAAATTGGAAGGTGAATTTTTGAGGATCTGACTCATAGGGGGCAGAGAATCCGCCTTCTGGAATCGGTATCATTCGAAGAAAATTAAAAAGCACAAGATTCTTTTTATATTCAGAATCCGTAGAAGGGCATTTTATAAAAACAGTTTTATCTCTTTCCATTTTCTCCCTCCTTAATTAGATTTAACTCCACAACTTCCTTTACACCATCCCTCGCAACCGCCAGAGCAGCCGTAGCAACTACCTTGACACATTCCATCACAGCTTCCAGAACATCCCTCACAGCTTCCTTTGCATCCATCACAATCTCCTCGACATCCGCCGCTACAACCGTCCTCACAAGTTCCAGAGCAACTTCCGCTGCACCCCGTACAACCAGAATAACAAGCAGAAGAGCACAATCCTGTACAGCTGGAACGGCAACCGCTGGAAGACCCAGTTAAACTCCTGGACGATAAATCGTTGATTTTAACAAGACAATCTTTTAGCGTTTGTGCATAAACCAAAGATTCTTTGTCAGGAGTTGTGGTGTTTCCATCGATAGCATTCAATGGAGTCGTGATTTTCTGAATATGCTCGTATGTGATAAATTTCCCATTCGCTGGAGTTTCAGAAAACTGCTATGTACTCCCGTTGTATGCAGAAAGAGATCCGGTACTATTGGAATTAGAACGACGAGTAATCTCAGTATTGATGAGCTTTTTTAACGAAGTAAAATCTTCTGGACTAATCAATCCACCCTGTTCAGCCATAAAATCACCCCTTTACTCGCACACGAATGCGACGCTCACAGAATAAATCATCGCCCTCGACTGCATAACCAACAACAATATCCGGCGAAACGATTTCTCCATCTTCAACAGCACGACCAATCCCGGGGACCTTGGAAGGGACAATTAAATCGCCGGTTTTGACTTTTCCGATTACCCGCACACGCACACGGCCAGCGAGAGATACCGGAATATACTTATCGATATTGTAGTCATCCAAAGAAGAACCGTTGTTTGGTAAATCTCCACCAATGAGCATTGCGTATTCATCCGTGTGAACACCAACCACTCGTTTAGAAGTGTCGTCCGCCCGAATATATCGCTCTGTCTGACTACTTGTATCAAGAGCAATAATATCGCCTGGCTGAGTCGCACTACCACGCGGGAACAGCTCCGCATAGTCATTATAAACAGCGCCATATGCTTTGCTAAAAACAGCCACACCAGAATTGTTGACGTAATAATCATTAGAGCCGAAAAACAACGTACCACTCATAATTCCGCCAGAGAGGGGGAGGGCTCCAAGGCTGATGCAAGCTTTGATTGCTGTGTTACCACCCGTACCGCCATGTTCAATCGGAATAATACCAGACTGAATATCGGCAGCGTCATGTTTATGACTCTCGGTAGTTGTTCTTAGCTCTTCGACGGAAGCACGAATATCTGCATGAGAATGCTCATCTGTATTATGAGTTTGAATTGTTTCATCAATATAATTTCTAGCGTCAGCAATATCATCAGCATAATCTGTGAAATCAGTTGGCAAAGTTCCTTTCAGTGTTTTTAAGTTTTCTACAATCTGCAGGCTTTCATCGCGCTTCTGACTGGCAATGTCACTGCTCGCTTTAGCCGCAACCTCTGATTCTTTGGCTTTGGCGGCACTGTTCTGAGCAGCATTTGTAAATCTTTTAATATACGACTCTATCGTACTTGTAAACATTCGCTCCACAGCCATAATAGAATGCTTCAAACGATTGATAGTATCGGCATTGATCAATGCATTTCGGAGACGAGGATTTGAGTTCAGTACAGCTTGTGCGTTAGTGTAATTGCCATTTTCCATCGCAGCACGATACTGATTTGCCGCGCCAATCAAACTAGAAGAAATATCTTCAGAGTTCGTCCAATTATCACAGCTTGCTGGAAAGTTTGTGTATTCAAGGTCGGCATATTTCCCGTCTTCGTTTAAAATCCAATCACTCAAAATTTTCCCTCCAATCAATATTTGTTTTTGACAATATAAGGATAATAGGGCCAATAACGGCTCATAGTAACCGTCATAGTTCCATCACCCAGCGAAATATCTATTTTCTTAATTAAAAAATCGACGGGCTGATTTCCGGTATTGATATATTTGGGGGTATACGAAATTTTCTGATTAACGTCTAACCATGGAATCAGTACGCATTCTACAGTTACATTATCAGTCAAACGGCTAAGAGTCCAGTGTTTGTACTCAGCACAGTTCATGGCAGATTCATTAGTTGTATAATTTTCGTAGCCTTCTCCACTCAAAATCTCATTGCGCCGCCCAAGCTTTTCAATAGTAAACCGAGAACTATTTATCCAATCAACATCCGCTGCGTTTGACAAGCAAACATATCGAATGTACTTGCAATTTTCAGCTTCTTTATCTTTTTCTTTCTCTTCATCAGTGGGTTCCTTATCAACAAGCTTGACCATAACATGGATTTGTTGTTCCCCCTGATAATAAAAGTGCTTAGTATTAGAATCATATTTAACGACAATCATAGTGTCTTTAGGAATGGTTGTCCCATCAATCAAGACATCGTTTCCTTGATCGTCAACATTACGAGCATACAAATCGTATGTTCCGTAGCTCAATGATTTAGTAGTCGTTGTAAGATTCCCGTTTGAATCAGCAGACTGCACAGTTAAACGGAGTGAGACAAGAATTTTTACATTCTTCTTGAGGCCAGTTGTGGGAGTGGTAAAAGCGACCGTCAATTCAGAAGGAGAGTCCTCCATAGATGTAAAAGTTGCGTTTGCAGTAACTGTAGTCGTATCGCCACTAACAGAAAAAGTTGTTCTATCTTTCGCAGAAAAAGCATCGTATTCAACTGACGCTCCCCACAGTTCGACACAATTACGAATCTGGGAATAATCGTATGTACAGTCTTCGGAGATAACGAGATCTTCAAAGTCGGCAGCGCTCATAATTGTCAAGGCATCATATCCGGTAGGAATCTCAGAGCAGATAAATGTAGTTCCGTCAAAGTACATCTCAAATGGATAATACAGATCACGCAGTTCAGTAAGTATCTGCCAAATGGTCGCGCCAGTGTCATATTCAAGGTCATGCGGGACACTCCGGTTCCAATATCCAACGACGCAATCCTCCATACCACTCAAGCGAAATGTTTTTGCGATTGCGTTACCAATGTCTGAACCAACAGGTATTTTTGTTTTCTGACCTGTTAAAGTACCACCAAGCGTTCCATCGAGCTTTGCGACTAGGTCTACGCATGAAATGCTAAGGACATGTTCAGTGCTGCTGTATTTGAAACCGTTCTGATTGAAAGCGTATACTCCTTGAGAATACCAGTACAATTTACTATTAACTGACTCCATACCGATATAAAGCCTTACATATTTATTGGCCTATTCATCTCCGAACATAGAAGAAATGTCTTTGTTTCCCTCCAAATATATAGAAGCGGAAAAGGTCCGTCGAATATCTGCGTCTGAATCGATAGAAATAGAACCGTCAACAGTTAAACCTTCAAGTGAATTTAGAAGATTCATATCAGTGTCGAGTAATTCTATCTTACAATAGAGATGTTTAACACGTGTTTTAAGCAATGTAAGCTCTGCTTGTGAAGGAGCATAGTTTTTCATGGCACACCTCCATCTATCGTTATGATGTCGTAACAACTACAGAACATGTGGCAATCAGATTGTCCATAGTCGCAGTAATTGTTGTAGACCCAGGAGAAATTCCTTCAACCACGCCTTTATCAGTGACAGTCGCAATTTTCGTATCCGCGCTCTTCCATATGACAACATTCTGAGAAGCACCTGATGGATAAGTTGTATACTCTAACTTGTGATTGTTGCCAACACTGAGCGTAAATTTGCTCTCAGTTAGACTAAAGCTTTGAGCAATAATGCGAACTCGGGTTGCAGATGCGATAATTGTGACATTGCCATAAACAGAAGGAATATTGATTTCGTGACTTACTTTACCGGTGGATTCATCAATACGCTTAATATAAGTCGTGTTTGTGACGTTTAAGCCGCCCATAAAAACGACAACGCCACTGATTTCGTAATCTTCAACAGAAGAAAGAGTGGCGGTATATGGTTTGCCTTCGGAGATGGTAGTATCCGTGTTGTCTGAATCGACATAGTAGAAATTGTTCGTGATATTGTAGGTTTCTTCTCCGGTTCTACCTGTCCTCACGTTCACAAAACCATTATTCAGCATATCGTTGTCGTCATTAACGCTTCCAACCTCCGTAAAATCAAAGCTTAAAGTAACTTTGTCAGGATGTTCAGAATTCGAAGATTTGACGTTGCCATCAATAGCAACCATCCAGATGCGGCCATCTTCAATTTTCAAAATTTTAGCACCGCCATTCGTGAGCCAATCAATCATATCTTCACGATACCAATGACTATGCGCCACATCGAAAGTATCATTTTTTAGATACCGAATAGCTGTACCAGAAAAAGAGCCTGAAGTGTAGTTTGATTTGCCTCCGAAAAATACGAATGGATATTTACGATTTAAGGTTGTCACAACAGATGATTGACGATTTCGATCGGTTTCAGTGATTGAAGGGTCGAGCAGAATATGATAACTTACAGTTCCATCTGTGATGATAGCTCCATAAAATTTACTTTGAACAGTTGTCTTGATATATGGAAGCTCTGTTCCGTCGCTAAGAACGGGGACCAAAGCGTACTCGTACTCCGTTTCCCGCCCGCGTGCAAAATAATCGTTGTAAACAAAATTGATGTTTCCATGTCCGGCAAGCTGCTCATAAAGCAAGACCCACGGTTTTTGATCTGCCCCGATTTCGCGGCGCTTCAACTTGATTTCGTGCAAATCCGAGCCATATTCAAAGTTGGAGCCACCAAGAGTTTTTTGATCAAAATCGGCAAAAAGCAAAGTGTCTTCTGTCCATTTCATACCTGAATCATAAAAGGTAGAGAACTCGTCAGGAGACCCTGAAAGATAGACACCGTCGTAAATACCATTTTGAATCACGAACCCCGCCAGAGAAGGATTTCCAGCACAAGGGGAGGCGTCAGAGCCAGTTCCGAACAAATCATACCCCAGAAAGTTCATTCTTCCACCTCCCTAATCATAATATCATAAGCATTATCTTTATGCTGCAGGCAAATCAGTACGTCCATACTGGTTTTCTTTATATAATTGCTGTCAATAAAATAAACGTCTGAATATGCAAAACCACCATCCTCACGAATGATTTTTAGCATAGCATAAAAATATTCGGACTGGTTGGCGGGAAGATAGTTTTCGTAAGCAAGTTTAGAAAAAGCTCGAATATTAGTGGAAATAACGCCTCTATATATCATTCCATCCTGATCGAACGAGAATTCCACGATATTTTTTCGAACAATAGGACGGACCTTGAATGCCATCGCATAGTCTTTGACATTATAGAACTCCATTTGATACGGAATATCGAACGTGACTTTTTCACCATGAGTCAAATCCACAGCATAACCACCAGATGATGTTACATAAGAAATCTGGTCTTTTGTTATTCCAGAAATATCAGCAAGATGGCTTGAAATAGCAACATATCCGTCACTTAATTTATTCTTACACTGTAAAAAAGTGCCTCCTTCTGCGCTCGCATAATATTTTGTTTCGAACTGAATAAAGCCAGTGTCCAAAGAATAACCATTACGAGTTGTGCCGGTTCCGCGAATATAAAACACAGTTCGATTATCCAAACCGTTCACTGTAAAAGACGTCCCTACAGCTCCATAGAACACCGCAGATTCTTTAATCAGATTCTTACTTTCATCGTATAAATGATACTGGTAGGTACTTAATGTTTCACCCTGTACAGTTACATACTGATACGCTAACAGGAACAAAATTGAGGAAGTAGGGATAATATTTTCCGCATTAGAAGAAAGCCCGTCGAAGCTCAATATTGGTTTTTCTTTGCACCAAAGAGGAATAGGGTCACTGAAATCACCATATTCGTCTTCGCCAGAAAGTCTGACCTTGACGCGGATAGTATAGTTACGAGACTGATTGTCGAGCCAATCTGACGAAGTAATTCTATAGCCATAACCAAGATTAGCTGTGAAACCGGTCACAGCGTTCGCAACACTTCCGAGCAACTTGTTGGTCATGCTGTCATATACTTCATAACAATACGTGGTCGTTGCCTTTTCCAGCGCGGCAGTCTTCTCTGCTACATTATCTTTGTCACTCCAAATCTTTCCCTGAACATCATGCATGGCCCAGCCGACAAATGTACTTGTTTTACCATAAGTTTTCTTTAGTTCGGCCTCGCTCCAACCAGCGATAGCGCTGACATCACAGGCGGACAGGGGGGCACCATCAAAAGTATCTCCTTCAACCGCAGCAATCATCTTTTTGACAGTGATTGCGCTTCCACCAACTGTCTCTGAAATTCCTTCCGCATCAACGGACAAGATATTTGCAGCCACAAGACCATTGGTCAGAGCAGTTGCTTTCGTTTTGACATCAGATAAATATTTTGAAATCTCAGATTGAGTGAGCGGAACGAGTTCACCATTGTCCGTCTGGAACAGAGGAGTGTACGCCACCTGTAGACTGCCCATTTTATCATCACACCCGAGAACGGTAGAATAGTCGCCCTCAGAAATGATGGTTTCGTTCGCATTCATCTCGTTCACGAAGGTCTGGTACTTCGCAATATTTTCAGACGTCCATACAATTCGAGCTCGATTGAGATTGTTAATATTCCCATAGGTCTCGACACCGCGGCTTTTAATAGCAGCGATAGTAGTCTTCTGCTTCTCAATGGCCTGGTCGTATGCTTTTTGAGCATTATTATATAATGTACCGTCATAGGTGGTTGCCACCTTAAAATATGCGGTAGTCCCTTCGTTTGCATCAAAAACAGAAATAGGGGACAGTATAGGTTTCGCCAAGGTAGAATCACCTCCTAAAATTAAAAGCCGCACTCGCAGGGTTATCCGTCATTGGCGGAACTACCTGCATTTTGTGCGGCTTAGAGTTTATGAAGAATCAACGTATTGTAGTTGCTTTGAGCAGCAGTCACCGCGACCCGCTCTCCGATATTGAAGAACTGACTGGATTTAATCGTGTATTCCTGTCCAGCAGAAGTTACGATGTATTTCCCGTTGCTGGTTCCTGTTACAACACCAAAGAAGGTCTTGTCAAACGAAGCATCCTCAACGACACGTCTGGCAGTATCGCAAATCATCTTCGCGAGTTCACTGACAGCTTTTCTTGAATCAGTCACTTAACACACCTCCTTATCGTTTACTATACTCCTGATAAATTGCATTGGGCAGATCCTGAACGATTTCACGAGCCAGTCCATCAACGTCGCCAATCGGCTTCTGAACATAAATGTCGCCAATGTTGATAGACGGAGCCTGGCTGCGATTCTGAACATTTGCGGTAAGACCACCATTCTTTGCGAGCTGCTTCTGGAACCATGCGTCAGGATTGCCGCCCAGATCAAAGAGCTTAGATGTAATGTCCGCAGGAACAACGCCGTCACCAGTCTCAAGATAGGTATAGCGCCCAGCTTCAGGCTGGCGGACGATAAGTTCCTGGCCCTTCTCATCAACATTATAAGTACCAGACTTGTTAATGCTGCGAGAACCGGTAGCTTTCTTGCCTGTGATTTTATCGACTTTGTCTTTGACCCAATTCTTTGCCGAATTAGTCTTCTCAGAGACGGCCTCTTTGATATTGTTGTAAGTCTCTTTCACTTTATCAACAACTTTTTCAGCAGTCTCTTTCGGGTGAGTGACTGCGTCCTTTACATTGGACGCGACCTCCTTGCCCTTGCTATAGGCATCCTTTGCGACAGAAGCAACCTCCTGAGCGGCCTCTTTCGGATGAGTGATCGCCCAAGTAACTTTTTTGCCTGTCTTGACTGCACTTTCAACTGCCGAAGCAATCAGTTCTGTCGGATGAGTGAGCAGGTGCAATGCCTTTTGAACCATGTTCGGATCATTGGATTCATTGTATTTTGTCAGCTTATCCACAGTAGAACCAAGAGAGTGCTTATTCAGCCATGTACCAAGCTTGCTGTTGGAGAACTTCTCGAAGAGCCCTTGGATAGTCTTCTTGACCTTGCTAAAGCTAAACGATGCAGAAGGTCCAATATTGGTATCCATCGAATTGCCATAATAGCCGCCACCGCCAGACAAACCAGAAGCCGGAGTGGTATTCATGGTGTTCTCGACTTTTGGTAGCCAGTTTGACAGGTTGTCGCTAATATTTGACGTATCTGCATTGTAATCAGCAAAAATGGTCTCAAACAGCTTATTGATTGCAGTAGAAGCGTCCGTAGACATGTCGGGAGACAGGGAATAGAGGTTGTCCCATCCATTCTTATACACGCTGCCCATGCGCTGGAACATCTCAGCACAAATAGTCTTGATTTGGTCGTCAGTTAGATTCTTATTGCCAAGGGCAGAATCCATCGAATTAGAAATCATGCTATTCATGCGGTCGAAGATGGTGTTACCGATGGTATCAATCTGCTCTTCAGACAGTCCGGCATTTTTGCCGAGCCGCTTCCACACTGTATCAAACTTATCACGCAGACGCTTCATCTGGTTGTTCGCCAGACTCTTCGTAATAGATATCAGGTCGCCCTTTGTTTTAGCATTCTTCAGGTCGTCAATGAACAGAGAACCGACCGAGTTGCCGGATTCTTTCATAGCCTCAGAGAGCCATTTCTTTGGATCTTTGCCGATTTCCATCAGGTTCTCTGTAGTGTCAGCCGGAATAACGCCATCGCCCTTTTCGAGATAAGTCATTCGTCCCTTTGCGGGATTACGAACAATTATCTCTTCGCCCTCTTCGTCAACATTGTACGGAGCTGCTTGGTCGATATGCTTGTCACCCTTAGCACGGCCCCAGTTCCAAGGCCAGATTTTCCAAGAACCGATGCCTTTCTTCTTGGAGCCGCTGTCGCTTGAACTCTTACCCCAGTTCCACGGCATAAGTTTGCTGATAAAGCTACCAACACCCTTTACCGCCTTGCTGATAGTAGAGCCGATGCCCTTTACTACATTAGTGATACCTGCGCCGATTCTCTTAATGCCAGTGGTGAGACTTCCTCCACCAATCGCGCCGACAGCGAGCGTACCACCAAGCAGGATCGTACCGATGACAGGAATATGACTGACCGCAGCCGCGATAGTTCCGGCAACACCCGTGCCGCCTGCAGTGCCAATAACAGTGCTGACAGTCGTACCAATTCCTTTGAAAATACCAGCAATGCCAGAGAATAGTTTGGTGCCACCCAATGTAGTGCCAATGTTACCGAAAATTGAGCCAAGCCCGCCAACCGCTTTTTGGGCAATAGATGCGACTCCACTAAACCCTTTTTGGAAGATAGACTTCAATCCGCCATTGCCGGAGAAAATCCCCTGCGCAGATTTAGCTATAGACGGTTTTGCGGCATCCAGTCCAGTAGTGATTCCATCACCGACGCCAGACTTTATGACTGGAGCAATATCAGCTGTAAGTTTACTACTAGCACTGCCATCGCCGATTCCAAGGATACTCTTTCCTGCATCCGAGAGGCGGCCCAAGAATCCCTTGCTGGAACTCTTATTGCCGAATGAGCTGAACATGTTCTTGATTCGATTGAATAGACCGGTAATGCCACCACTCTGAGTAGTCCCAGTACTTAAACTACTTAAAACGTCGTTCAGCTTGACCAGCGTACCCACCAGATTGGTCAGATTGGTGACGACATTGTTGACATTAGTTGCGCCCTGAATCGCCTTCATGTTGGCGATAACATTATCTTTGTAACCATCAAGACCAGCGGTCATCTGGTCGAATGTCATGCCTTGAATCTTCGCGGCATATTCCTGTTTCTTCTGATAGTCCTCATAGCTAGAACCAATCAAGTTAATCAGTTCAGTGTACTTATCCTTCAGCTTGTTCAGTTTATCAATCTCGTCATTCAAGGCGTTCTCACGCTGTTTAGAGTTGAGATTATCGCGGGCTTCCTTAATAGCAGACTCATCAGCCTGCCACTCATAACCATTAGAGGTGTAAACACGGACGGTTTTCTGAGTCTCGGCTTTTTCGAGCTCGGCTTGCAATTTTGCTAGTTCGATAGCTTTCTCTTGCTCGTCGTTTGCGTCCTGAAGAGCTTCGATTCGTTTGTCAATCTCCTCTGTCATGGCATCGCCGTAGATCTTAAGGTCGTTAGACTGATTGTCGTTGAACTTATTGAAAACATCGAGTAAGGAAGAGAAGAGGTCTTTTAGATTAGAGAAGATGGTTTGAAGGTTTTGAGCCTCAGTACCCATACCTTTCATGTGGTCAGTGACATCCCAAGTGCCATCGGCAACCTTTTGAAGGATTTCAGCATAACGCTTCCCGATTTCTGTACCTTCATAATCGGCGGCGAGTTTTTGTAGCTGTGCAACATAAAGAGCGCGGAATGCCTCTTTATTGAACACAAGCTTATCGCCCTGAAGCTCAAGGCAAGCTGTGTACTTTACGTCAAGCCCCATTAACTTCTGGATTGAATCTTGACTTAAATCACCATAGGCGTTATATTCGTCCACAATATCGGACAGGTCATTAAATGCACTTTGGAAATTATCCATCCGATTATTGATGTTTTCCAAAGTAGAACCTATGCCGTTGATATACTCCTCGATGCTGATAACATTGTTCTTAATCTTATCCTCGGCGTCTCTAAAGCCTTGAGCAAGATATTTTCCAGCTTTACCTCCGGTCTTTTCGCAAGCAGTAGCCATACCATCAAGCTTTTCGAGGAACATCTGCTTGAAGGCATCACTGTTGTAATCTACTAATCCTGTTTCTGGATTCAAAGCTCCGGCAAACCTATCGTCTGTGAATAAATCTGTGTTATCATACAGATCACGAATTGCCTGATACTGCTTTTCAACGTCATCAGAATCAAGAGCACTAAACGGACTATCAATCTTATTCTTACTGACTTCAGAGAGGCTAGAAAATGCGGATTTTATAGCGTCCGTCTTTTCCTTGGCTTCATCCATCGCGGTGCCGTAGCCCTTGATTGCGTCAGTCAACTGTTCAAAAGAGATGGTTGTTGTATCTACATTCTGATCAAGATAATTCAGAATTTTATTCATCTCATCAGCTGATTTTCCGCCATCTTTTGCGGCATTCGCTTCCTTGAGTTGTTCTTTCACAAACTTACGGAACTGCTCTACATTGATTTGGAGCTTATCGCCTTGCTTTGTTAGGCAAGCCGTGAACTTATCATCCAGACCAATCAAAGACTTTGCTGTGTCAGCACACAGATAACCATACTGGTTATACTCCTTCATTGCCTTATTTAAGGTATCGAAGGCAGAAGCCACATCAGTTACAGATTTGGCAGTATTCTTATTCCGATTCTTGGTTTCCTTATCAAAACCATTCATGTGCTGACGGAACTTATCCGAATTGCCCATGATTTGGTCAACAGTTGCGTCCAAAGCATCTAAACCAGAAGCAAGGCCAGCATAGACTTCCTTAGTCTTTTCTGGGTCAACAGACCATGCTGCATCTCCATTTGCCAAGAACTCCTGTGCTGCAGCGGCTGTCATAGATGCTTTTGCAAACTCGCCAAGGGCAGGACAGACCCGTTCGGTCAAAGCTGTTGCTTGGTCTTCTGTTGCCTTGGTTGCATCCTCGACAGCATCCTTCTTTTCGCCCTGAGCAATCTTTGCAAGCTCCGCATTTGCCTTCTCAACAAGAGCCATGGCCGCAGACTGATACTGAGCGGCAATCATACCCTGATACTTCTCGGTATTCACCTGAAGCTGACCATCAACGAGTTCGAGACAACTCAGATACTCGAAGTCTTCATTAAGAAGGGTTTGGAGTGTGTCTGCACTCAGATAGCCATATTTATTGTACTCATCAATAGCGGTGGTCGCATTCTTATAAGCAGTCTGAATCTCATCAATCTCAGAGGAGATATCCTCCATCTTCTGAGAAGCTTGTGCTACTGCGTCAACACCATTTGCAGAAGACTGAGCTACAATACCAACTTGAACAAGTGCTTGGATAAACGCATTCACACCGTTTGTGTCAGCAGAGAAGTCCATGTCAGTCAGAGCTTTACGAAGATTTGCGAGAGCTTGCGCTTGCTCGTCGGACAATCCTTCGTTTGTACCCCACAAGAGATCGTTTAACTTGCTTGCATCAAACCCATCAATTGTATCTTCCAGAGTTTGAACAGCAGAATTTACTTTATCAAAAGTAAAACTGACGTCCATGCTGTTATTATTATCGTTTTGCCAAAAATCTACAGCTTGAAGCTCTCTACGAGCATTCGTATTGTTATTGATGGCGTCCGTAGAATCATTATAAGAATCTACATCGTCACGTAAAGCGGTTTGTTCATCAAGCAAGAATTGGTACAGACTATGATACGTTCCACCGGCAGCTCGCTCCGCCTCAGTGGTATTATCAATGACATATTTTAATGCTTTACCGACCTCATTATAATAGTCAACAATAGAATCTGCATCTTTTAAATCGTCAGGTCCATAACCACCGAACTTATTAAAAATATCAATGCCAGCATTTTTAATCTGGTCACCCATATCCATTTCAGGAGCCGACCAAACGGTAAGGTAATGCGTCCGATTATTCTTCTTAGCTGTATCAACAAGCTTGTCGCCTTGGGCATCTTTGTTCTGTGTCAACTCATAACGAGATGCCTCCAACTGCTCCGCTGTAATATCTTGAAGTAAACCAAGCTGCTCTTCATACTTGCCGTTTTGAAGGTCAAGTTTACCAAGTTTGTCCTCATCCAGAGTTCCTTGCTCCTTGGCAAGGTCAAGAATCTCTGCCTGAATATCTTTTGCTTGGTCAAAGTCCTCGGTGTCCCAACCAGACTTGTCGCCAAGTTCTTCATAAGCACTGACCAAATCCTTTAAAGAGGAAGTGGTGCTCTGCGCAGCGTCAGCCGCTTCCTTAGATTTCGTTGCGACATTTTGCACTCGTTGTGCCGCTTCCGTAATCTTCTTAGTGCCCCAAGAGACAAGCAGGCCAATTCCAACACCCAACGCGGCATTGAGCAGTAGAGCTTCAGCTCTTAACGCAATCATTTTCAACCGCGTTCCTTCAATTTTAGCTTGACCTGATAACATCCATTTGATAAAATCAGAAATAGAAAGATTAGTTTCGCCAAGAATACTCTTGTAAGCTTTATATTTTTCAATTAAAGCAACTAACGAAGTACCTACTTGGTTAAAAGCACTTATCTGTAATTCTTTTCCTTTGGAGTCAACCGTAAAGAAAGTTAATATCGATTTCGAGGAGATGTGAAATCTATGGAAAAATATGTACGGTATTGTCCATTTTGCGATAAATACTATTCAAGATGGGACTTGTTATGCGCTTTTTGTATTCGAGACAATATTTTGCTTATAGAATGGAACGAAATGACAAAAAAACAAAAAGAAGAATGGAAAAACAAAACCAAGCCGAGGAGAAGTATTTCTGAAATAAACCCAGATACTCTCAAAAAACTTCAAAAGGATGCCAATGCTTTCGATTCCCAATATAGAGCAGAACTAGAAGAAAAGGAACATCCTAAATATGTTCCCAAGTGTCCTGTCTGTGGCTCGCCAGACTTACGCAAGATCAGTGCAACCTCAAAGGTTCTGGATGTTGCTTTTTGGGGATTTGCCGCTGGCAAGCCAAAGAAAACATATCACTGCAACAACTGTGACTATGAATTTTAATCCTCCAACAAATACAAACTCTCAAAAAAGAAAGATAATATCTAATTTGAGGAGAGAGTTATGAAAAAGATAGGATACTGTCATTGGTGTAACAAATATGCCGATTTAAATTATGGCTTTTGCCCGTTTTGCTCAAGTCAACTGATATCAATCAGTACATGGAATAAAATGACCAACAAAGAAAGAGAAGATTGGTTAAATAGAAATCCTAGACACAACCCTCCTAAAAAAATGTGGGGTGTTAATCTTGACTCCGCAGAAAAGGAAAACAAGCAAGCCCGTGCTCAACTTGAAGAGGAAGCTCGTCTCGCTCAGTACAAGCCCACTTGCCCAGTGTGTCATTGCCCTGACTTAGAGAAAATCTCCGGCTTTGACAAGACTGTGGATATAGCGGTTTGGGGCGTATGGTCGAGAAAGGCACATAAGCAGTTTAAATGCAAAGCGTGTGGATATGAGTTTTGAGGATGTGATGCACTATGTCTTTAGTAATGGCTATCGCGAATCAGAATGGAATTGTTGTTTCAGCAGACCGCAGACTTACCGAGACTCACTTTTATAAAGATCACGAGAGTATTGTTACCCACAAGACCCATTACAGGAAACTATTTGTAACAAATCGTGGTCATGCTATTGCATCTACTGGAACAGCAATCTTTCAGGATGGCACGTCAGTAAAAGATATTATTTGCAAAGCGATTGATGTTTTTAATTCAAAGCCACTGTCTATCGACAAAGAATTTCGACACCTTAAAAGAGAACTCATAAAACATTCTGAATCAAATGATAATGTTGTACTCGTAATTGCTGGAATCGAAAACAACCAGAATGTCGTAATGGTTGAAAATATCAAGAACCCCAAATTTCGGAATAGAGTTCAAGATCAAGACGCCTTTATATCAGCAGGAAACAATAATCTCGTCTCACCAATGTACAACTCCTTCGGCATTGATCTAAACACGTACAATATAGAACGAATGGTTCAATACTTGGAATTTATCAACGAGACAACGGCCAGACTTCAGAAGTTCAGCCCAAATCATCAAACTGTGAGTGAACAGTGTGATATTCTTGTGATTCAAAAGAACTGCTTTTATTGGAAGAACGAACCTTTCGCTCTTGAAGATGATCTGTGATGTTGCAATCTGAATAATAGTATTTTACCTTTTGAGGTCTCGGATATAAAACAAGGATATCATTCATATAAGACCTCCAATGTGGCATTCTGGGGCTTTGCCTCCGGTAAAGTGAGAAAGACGTTCCACTGTAAGAATTGTGGTTACGAGTGGTGATGTATTATGAGTCTCGTGATGGCTATCGCAAACAAAGAAGGAATCGTTGTGTCTGCGGACTGGCGACTCATACGTCATAGAATAGACAATCCGTTTATCGCTATGCCGTCCGACCATAGCCAGAAAGCGTATATTACAAATACAAACCATGTCATTGCGTTCACCGGCGATGCTAGACTTGACACAGGCGAATTTCTAAACGACGTTATCCTTCATACACTTAAAATTACGTCAGCTCAAAAGATGCCTATCCAAGAAGAGCTTGGATTCTTGCTGAATGTGCTGGTGCAGAAAACAGGGAATAGTACTATTTATTTAATCGAATGTGGCATCGAGAATGGCAAAAATGTGATACTTAGAGCAGATACAGGCCATAACAAAATTCAACCGAATACATTGGACGACATTGGTTATGCAGCTAGTGGTGAGCATAAACTTTATCAATCAAAACTCATCAAGCTTGGAGATAATATCCATACACTTAAACTACAAGAAATGGTTGAGTTCCTTCAGGGTATAAACTACGAAATAGCCGAAATTGACAGTTTAGTAAGCCCAAAATGCGATATTATTACAGTTACTTCCGAAGGCGCACAACGTTTATATACACCTGAACGCTACGGGTGGATTGTCGATCCATGAAAAAAATTCACTGACAGAAGTGAATTGGATCAGTTCTTCTTTTTGAGATTCGTAATTCCATACCTCGGCATAAGCAATCGTATCTGCGTTTAATGGAATGTTGGTTCTTGCCCATTCAGGATTAACTGTCCCAAACATAGACAAGTTCTCCTGGTAAGGTTTTCTTTTTCCACATTGATAAGAAAGCAAGTGACTCACCTCCAACAAAAGAAACACATGATTAGAAAGCCCGGCAAACAGTTTAAGTGTAAGAATTGTGGGTATGAGTGGTAAGCTACGCCTAACTAGAGCGGAACAAATAAAACACCCGGAAACATGTAGCTTTCGAGTGTTTTTGCATTTGGATATAATAAAAGCTCCCTGTCACACGGACAAGGAGCAAAATTTCTTAAAAACGGGTTCGACTGATTGTTTACTCATCCAATAACTGTTTACACAGTCAATTGTCTGAAATGGCATACTAGAGTTCACTAGCGCCTCGCAACCACAATCCCGTCCTATTCTGGATTTAATGTATCATACAAAAGATTATAGTCCTTTTGTAAGTCGGCATACTTTTTCTTTATACTATCAAGCTCTAATTGCCTTATTTCAGCTTCGGAAACCGGTCGTTTAAACCAAACTTTTCCGCCATATCCTTCACTGTCAGTAAGATTGTGATGTGGATCAAGCCAAACAACATAGAATACAGAATGTTCTACTCCATTAACGATAAATCCAATTACTCGACCCTTTGACTTATTGATTCTAAATTGCCAATACTCATGCTGTTCATCACCATCTGGAGCAGAAGTATTTGTTTTACTCCAATCAATCGGATGTAAATCATGTAATGAAGTTCTAATTTCTGGAATCTTTCTATTGCTGACACTTTTTAAACAATCAAGTAAATCAAGGAACCATGCGCCGCCAACTGTTTTATCTTCTGCATCTCCACCAAGATTAAACAAATCATGACTTCTATCAAAGCAAGCAAAAGAAAAAGTTAAACTATTTTGTTCAGCTTTTGCTCCATTATGTGGAAATACTTCCGTTTTTACTTCCGTGCATTTTGGTACGGGAAGTTTGAATTTAGTCTGCCTGTCCTTGCTCATAGAGTGCTTTGTAAAAATCCCTCATTGCTTTATAAGTGATTACTTCCGTACCGGGTTCCCAAGGCTCAAGACCTTTGCGAGCATTCTGCCACGGAGTTTCAGAATGAGTTGAAGCTTCAAGCTGATCGCCATCGTATGGTCCATAAGTGCTATATACGGAATCAAGAATGTTCAGAACACGTTCATTTAGAATACCCTCGTTAAAATCAACTTTAGGAATAGGCTCCCACCCATAACAAGAATATCGATGGTAAAGATCAGGAATTACAGGACCGTGAACCCATGCCTGAATTTCATTTTCAAACAAAGGACCATCGTCGTAAAGAGCACAGTACCATGCCTGTGCATAATAGCAAAGCTTCTGAAGCTTCTTGTGCGTCATTGATTCTTTACTAAGAAACCAGTCAGATACTTGATTTAGCAGTACCATGCTTACACCTTCCTTCTTTCACTCATAGTATACGCTAAAACACAATCAATAGCAATGGACTTTTCGTGAACATTTAAAACACCCGGCCTCCTAGTAGTAGGGAAGTCGGGCTTAATTCATTATGATGACTGCACAGCAGTTATTTTAGAAGTTCGGCAATCTCTTCGGCAGTCATACCGCTGGCCAGTGCATTGGCAACGAGTTCTTCGGCCTTCTTCTTGTTAGCTTCGACAGCGGCTTTTTTGTCAGCTTCGTCTTTCTTTTCAGCAAGTTTAGCTAACTCTTTATCCAACTTTTTGATTTCAGCTTTCTTGGATTTCAGATCAGCCTTCAAAGAATCGATATTAGCCGCGATAGAAGTAACCTCTGCATTCAACGAATCTTTTGCGGACTGCTTTTCATCGATCAGTGCGGCATAATCGACAGGAGCCGCTGCAATCATGGTAACCTTGTTTTTGCTTCCTTTAGGTCTCGGCATGATAAATACCTCCGTAAAATGAGTTTATACGATTGTATTTTCATTATAGCTTGCGGCGCACTAGCTGTCAATATGAATCATGTCGAATTATAATTTTGAATATTTTCTCCTATTTATATCGCGCCAGAGAATAGCGCGTCTCCTCGTTTCCACCTACTTCTTTAAGTCGTCTGGTTACGTCTGAGGTGGACTTCTGAACTTTCGTCCAGAACTGACTATCCTTCCAGTGGTTGCTCACTGACCCTTTTTAGTCGATGAACCTTCTACTCTCCTACATTATATAATAGGGGAGTGAATCGGCTGCTGACCGCCCATTATAAACGCTACTTAGCACTCAACTATTACCATGTTTTGACAATACGATAAAACCGAGCTTTTATCTCAGCATATAGCATCCATATCCTTGTTTCTATCTTTCGATTCCTACATTATATAAATATAACAATAGGCGATATGGCTCTTAGGGTTTCCCAGCACTCTAGGGGCTATTTTATTTTTACATGGTGCCGCATCCTATATTTTTATACACAACAAATATAAGAGGGCATATTAACTTTACCCGCACCATTCTTGAGCTTTCCGCTCATCTGCATTACGGACAACACGCCAGAGATGGCAGCTGTAATGGCCGGAATAGAACCTGCAAGGTTGACCATTCCGTCTGCTGCATCAACAATCTTTGTTGCAAGAGTAACAAAGAATTTGATGAGGTCACTGCTCATAACGTCGTTTGAGAATTTCTCAAAGCTGGCGTTAAGCTGCTTTAAGCGACCCTCAATTGAATCCATCATGCGCTCTTGTTCAGTCATTGCTGAATTAGAGCTGTTAGCGGCATCTTCCATTGATTTTTCAGCAATGGAGAATTGCTCGATCACGGAAAGTACCGCATTCGAGTTCCTTTTGCCGCCAAGCATCTCTGTGACGTTAGCTTTACTAACATCAGTAAGTTTATCCCATACGGCAGAAATCTCTTTCAGGATCTGATATGTACTCTTAAATTCTGTACCGGAGGCATCCTTCATAATGTCTACGCCAGTTAAAGATTTCAATTCACTTCGCAGTTCAGAAACAGAACTTGCCATATCATCAACTGAAACGCCAAATGCCTCTGCGTCAGTCTTACTGGCTCGCAGATACATTGAAATTGTTTTTAAAGTTGTGCCTACGGTATCCGGGTCCTGAAGTACAGAGTTGGCCGCACTAATCAACGAAACGGACTCTTCAAACGAGTTCCCGGCTGCCGATAATGCGCTTGCCGATCTGACGAGTGCCTCCGCAATACCACTTTCGGAAATGGGTTCGTTGTTGCCCACTGAGTTAAGAACATTGACGACGTGTTCTACTTCGTCAGCTTCCATTCTAAATCCCTTTAGAATAGAGACTAGATAAGAAGCTGCGTCAGATGCACTATCAATTCCATCACCAATGTTACTTAGGACAGTGGACCACTTTGCAAGCTCTTGTGATTCGTCCAGTGTATAGCCTAGACGAGACCATTCTGCTGTACTGTCAATAACATCAGAGATAGAAGCACCAAGCTCACGCGCTTGACTTGAAGCAGACGACAAAAAGCTTGAGTATGCCGATTCAGTCTCATTCGTGACTTTTTTCAAGTTAGTCATAGATGTATCTATATCTACGACGTTATTATAAACTTCTCGTAGACCCTGTTTAATCATAGCCACGCCAGCCATAGCGATAGCAGTCTGGAAGTGCTCCTTAAACAGACGAGACAGTTTTTGACCAAGAGTTTCTGTAGTGGCCCCACATCTGCTGGCCTCAACCTCAAGGTTTGATAGTCTTGCACTAAGATCAGTAACATCGCCTTCACAGCCAGCAGCAGAAGCTTTTATTCCGTTTAAACTATCAATTAGCCAAGAATATTTACTTTTATTTGCAATAGAGTCTTCTAACTTCGTTGCACGTTCATAAACACTCTTAAACTTCGTCATGTCAACATTGGCTTGATTTAAATCTCTAAAATCAAATCCAAGTTCTTTTAAATGTTGACTTGTAGAATCAATAGTTGTATCAAGAATCTTGCATTTTTTATCAAAGTCTTGAATTGCTTTCCCTGGTGTAGTGTTCTCAATAGAAGCAAGCTGATCTCGCAATTCTTTTAACTTTCCAGATGTTTTTCCAGTGCCATCTTCTCCATATAAATATTTTTTGATATTATCATTTTTATAGTTGGAGTTATTCTTGGAATAGTTTTCAAGAGACTGAATCTTTTTTTGATACTTTTCATACTCGGATTCTTGAGATGTGAGAGTCTTTTTTAAATCATCTGCAATTTCTTGATTTTGTTTTTTTAGTTCTTTTGCAACCGAATCAGCACCTTTTGCAGTATTTCTGTCAGCATTGAATTTTCCGGCTTTTTCGATATCCTCAAGCTTTAACTTCTGAGATTCCGTAATTACACCTTTTGTTTTTGTCTTGAGTTTATCCATCTCATTGTTGATTGCGCTCAATCTGGTCTGTACCGTTTTCAACTCAGATGATTTGTTTCCATTAGCAATTAACGATGCTTCATCCGCTTTTAGCTTTGCTTGACGATTTGCAAGGCTGAAAAGGCGAGAAATATCACTTTTTGAAGTATCCTGTGTTTTTGTGGAACCAGACTTTCCGGTATCGACCTTAACTGTCTGCTTTGCCGCAGATTGCATAGCTTTTTTAAGCTGTGCGGTTACTTTACTCTGGTCTATCTTAACATCAAGTGTAACCTTTGGAGTTTTTAACTTTCCGCTCTTGACTACCTTATCAAGCGCATCATTTATATTACGGATAGTGTCGTTTTGATTTACTCCAAAAGCAATTTTTACTGGTTTTTCTTTATAATGCTCCTTGACAGAATTAAATTGCTGGTCTAATTCTTTTTTATTTGTGTCAATAACAACCTTGACCTTAATAGCTGTTACGGCAGAAGACTCTGCGCCAGTATTTTCTTTTTCATCCATACTGTTGGTCACCTCTCTTTTCCATTTTCAACAATTCCTTTCAAAATAAAAAAGAGAAGCGGCCAGCTTCTTCAAGCCAGCCTCCTCTCATTCAAATTTTCCAAATAAATTGTGGGATTACAATTCATGTAATGCGGTTCTTACGAGCATAGCTGCTTCAACTTGGACTTTTGAAATAAATGGACGCGCAGGACGCTTTGGTTTATTTTCCTTTGGTCGCCCCATTCGATTCCACTCTGCAATATCCATCCATAAACCATGCTCAATCCAATTAGCAAACATTGTTCCTTCTAAGGCTGCATTGTCTCCTTCTCGGAATGGCGTTTTGCACCATGATGCTTGCGGTCTTGCAATATCCTTTACCGTCATGGTTACAACATTATCGTCAGTAGTAACGCTACTTACGATATTTTTTTTACTTTCAATTCCGTCAGATCGTCCACTCTTCGAGTGTACGTTTTCTACAATGCTCGCTTGTAGTCTCGTTTCAATTTCCGGCGCAACACCTTCAAGGATGTCTTGAACGCTGCTAACCACACCGGCCAGTAAATCATCAAAGTTTGTATACGAAGAAGCAAGACTTCCCATTCACTCCACCTCAAATCTCAAACCGATCCTTTGCAGACTGAATCTTTGTCGTATCCTTTTTGATGTAATACTTGTTGGTCACATCCGTGCCAGCATGGTTGAGCAGGGAAGAGACATCTTCCAGACTCATGCCCGCATTCTTCAGCAGGGTAGCACCACTATGCCGGAAGTCATGCGGGTGCAGCGTGGGCTCATCAATCATCTCACCAATTTTCTTACACCAATCACCAGCGGTGCTTGAAGTAATCGGCATCCATGCACCATTTGTTTTCGTACCAACAAACACATAGCCGCCATCCCCGATACCATGTTCAGTGCGGTATTCCTTCAGCTCTTTCAAAAGCTCAGAAACCTCCTTGCTGAACATCAAATCAACAATTTTACCTTCCTTTTCCAGAACATCATGCACCATACGGTTCTCATAGTCGATAGACTTCCAGAGCGTATTCCGCACTGCGTTGACACGAGCCATCGTGGATAGCGAGAATAGTGCGTACAAACGCAACGTCATCGCATTATCCTTCATGTGAACTGTGGTCGCAGATTCAACCAGAGCGTTCAGCTTCTCTCGCATCAACTTAACCTCATCCGGCGTAAGGTATGTCTGCTTCACGACAGACACGTCCTTGGTCGGTCGGTCAATGAACTCCATCGGATTTTCTTTGATAATTTTCTTCTTACGAAGATACCGATATAGCGCAGAAATTGTACTCATACGCCGTTTCATACGAGCAGAGTTGTTTCCATGCTTCTTACAATAGAAAAGAAATTCCTCAATATCCTCTTCTTCAAGTTCCGTCACAGGAGCATTACCCTGATTGTCCAGAACATAAATCATCCACTGCTTAAAATCCGATTCATAATTGTAAACAGTAGACGGGCTGAGGTCACGGATGCCCATATCAGTCTCGTATCTATCCCAGTATTTCAAAGATACTGGGTTTACGTTCTTGAACTTCTCAGCGTCCCATAACTTCAGCGGTTTACTTCTTGTAGCCATATTAAAATTCCCTCCAACCCACCTCTAAAAGTGTTTATTCCTTTTTATCTTTTGCCAGCACAGCAGAGATCTCCTGCTTATTATCCAGCAGGGCAGAAGTTACTTCAGAAAACTTTTCAACATCAAAGTCTTTCAAGTTGCCCTTCACATCATTCAAATAGTTCTCCATAAAGTCAACGAAATCAGAAATAGGGTCAGGCTTCTTAATAATCTCGTTGAGCTTGCCACAGAGACCAAGAACCAACCATTCCTTATGAGAACGGTCAATCTGCTCGTGAACGGCCTTCTCCAGAGAATCATACTGATTCCAGAACGCAAAAGTATCACAACCAGCCTTGTTAATCTTGAAATTGAAAGATTCGTAAGCAATACGAGGCCACTCACTCTGCGGCTCGCTACGATAGTCATAATCTGCAAAATACTTCAGGATAGTCAACCGGAACACAACATCGAGCAGTGCAGGCTGATAATCACCATCGATAGTACATGTCTTGACTACCTCATCAAGAAACTCATTTCGCTCCTGAAAATTTAAAACCTTCATTTTATCTCCCTTTCGTCTGTGCTTGCTTTAATTTCTTTCGCTCTTTTCGAGCTTTTTTTAGGTCGTCGTAATCGACCCAGCCTCCATCAATTTTGGAGTACGTGATCCAGCGGTAGTCTACGTCAGGATAATGGAACCAGAACATCTTGCGCTTCATCAGCGCAACACTGTCAGCAAAACCCTTCGTATCAATTACCTGTTTACTGCCATCACTGTATGTAAGCTCATAGTCTGCCACATAATCAATTTTTCTTACAGCTACATCCTTGCCGTCCTTATCGACCCGGCGGAACGCTTCCTGTAATACAAAAGGAACCTGTTTACGGCACTCTACGATTTCACCATTTTCCAGCCCAGGTAATACAATATCCCGATAGAACATCATCTCGGCACGGCTATCATAAACCACACCATCATAGGTTCTATCTGCTGGATTTTTGCTCACATTAAATTTTGTTCTGTTCTTTTTCTCCATAAAACCACCACGAAAAACGAAGGGGCGGTTATGCCCGCCCCTTACGATTTGATGTTTTCTTAACTACCGGCTTCACGGGCGTTTCATCTTTTACATCACTAGATGATTTGACTTCAGCCTCTACAGGCATATCCATAATCTTATGGAATATATCACGAACTGCTGGAATGAAAGTTTCCACCTCATCCAGCGTGATACGCTTATACTTTAGGAGGTTGTTCAGGCAAGCCTTAGCTTCCTCCTTGGGACGAACTCCAATCTGGAACTCGTATGTATTCACCCACACCTGAAAGTGAGGCTCAGTATCACAGATAACACGCCATGACTTAGATGGATCACAATGCGGGCAAGCATTGTACATCTTGCCACATACACGACACCATGATTCAGCCATAGCTATTACTCCTCCACAACCTCGATGCGAACCAGCTTCTTATCCTCAGAGCAATACTCCTGAGTTGCATTGATAGTCACAGGATGAGTAGTCTCATTGTTGAAGTCAATCTCAACAGCTGCGTCCTCCTTGGCAGAAGGGAAGATGATGTTGGTCAGGATCTTAGTTGCCTTATCACAGGGATTGTAGCACAGAGCCTCAATGACAAATACACCCTCCTCAGAGAACTTATTTGCGCTGTTGTCAATAGCCATACCAGACTCAGACTCGTAAGTCATCTTAACAGCAAACTTATCACCAGCCTTGCACTTATCAGTAGGCAGAGTGACCTCAGTACCAGTCACAGAGAAATTAGTAGTGGTCTCTGCACCCAGCTCATAAGTTTCCAGGGTAACATTGCGGTTATCAACCTTATCAATGTACTTGAAGGGAACACCAGTAGTGATGTCCACAGGAGCATGAGGCAGAGTCAGCTTCTTGCCATCAGCTGTAGTCAGGAAGAACACGCGGGTAAACTTCTGCTTTGCAGTACCAGAAGCAATCTGCTTCTCAGTACCCATCTGGTCAGCCATAGTACCCAGATGCACCAGAGCATTAGACCACTCGGCGGATGCAGTCTTAGAACGGTCAAAGCCCATAATGTTGGTGCCCAGCTCGTCCTGAGCATAAACAGTCTCACCACCCAGAGTCAGTTTCAGATCCTTCAGGTTGCTCATTGTCCAAATGCGCTTACCATCAAAATTATACTTATGAGCTCGGAGAGGCCGATCAATAATCAGTTCATCAAAATTCATAATCATATTTCCTTTCAATTTATTTGGATAAAATAAAAGAGCAGGGCGACTTACTTCGCCTTGCTCGTCCAATCCAGTTGTGATTTTGGAATCTTTCCAAATTCCACGGTGCCAGCATAAACGCCATGCATCGTATTGTCGTAATTTTTAATTTGCTGAACCTTTCTTACATGGTTCATAAAGACACTCACTGGATACTTCATGGCTTGAAAATAATCAGCCTTGAAGCCCTGCACACAAGCCATCGAAAGTACAAGTTCGGCCAAGTGCGATTCGTATGGTTTGTTTTTTTGAAGCTCCATTTTATCTTTCGCTTCTTCAATAAGTGCTTGCCTCGTTGCTTTGTTTGCAGCTCTTTCTGAATGCTTCTCAACGCCATTTGCGGCGCATAGATACTCAGACATTAAATCATAAGCGAGTCGGTCAATCACAACACCAGTCTTTTTGTTCACAAGAACAATTTCTTCAGTCTTGTTGTCTTTTGCCATCACAAAATTTTTAGTATCTAAGTCTCCGAGAAGAATCGACATATCTTGGTCTTTATTGCCAATAAAAAGCTGACGGAACATATCGAAGTCCGATAAGTCCTGCCAGTCCACACCAATAGAATCAAGCTGCACTTTATAATCACTCGAAGTAGAACAAAACAAATACACCAACGAGAAATATTTCTTTTCGCCAAAGCGGATAATTTCGCCAACAGTCGGCATCCGAACCATAATCTTGTCATTGATAGGGAAGTCTTCACCCATCATCAAACTCGGCTCGTACATCTCTCGAAGTTCCATTAGTTGCACCCCACTAGGTCATCTAAGTCCTGAGTCTTGAATGTCATAATGCGAACCCGATGATGTAAATCCATGTTATCTTCGACGTTTGAAGTGATTTTGAGCTGTTTAATACCAAAAATTGTACTACCGTGCAGTTGCTTCTCAACAATGCCACTCAGATAATCAACTCGTGTTGCACCACCATAACCAGAAGGCATCTTCATCAATGCCTGATTTACAATAACCTATACGGTCAGGGTGAAATTCTCGTACCAATCATTGATGTTACTACGGTCGGTCATATTTACCTTGAAACAAATATAGCTATGTGCTGCTTCAATCGTGTCAGGGATATGAAAATAGGGGAAAATATAAGTATAAATTGCCTCATCGGGCTCTTCGATATCATCATTACCCATCGCCTCAACAAGCCCTTCCGTATTGACCAACTTCAAAGCTAATTTGTTTTTGTAGTCCGTAATCAACTCACTCGTTGTCACAGTAGATTCACCACCTTACACTCAATGGATGTACTTACCGTACCATCAGCATTTGTCAGAGAAATTTTTACAGTCGCGCCATCCATAATACTATTATTCAAAATACGAATTTTAAAAGTACCATCGTCGGCAGCCTGCACCTCAACAAATTCATTGAATTCACCAAGACATTTTGTATTCCACACAGGAATCTCCGCAACCTCTTCGCCAGTGATGCTTGTAAATACAGGAGTGAATTTCTTCCAAGAACCACCGACACGAACTTCCGGCTTGCCTGCGTACTTAATAGCAGCAGTCACCTGAGAGTCAGTATCAGGCTCATCACGTTTGTTTGGTTCAAAATAATCACAAATCATCTTCTCGGCATTGTCCGTCTTACTGTTGTACTGATCCTGCCGGATATTCAATACAAGGAATCCCTGCGTCTTACCATGTAACTCATAGCGCTCTGTGCTCTGGTCAACAGAAGTCGTAACATATGTTTTCGGTTCTCCATTGATAATTTCCAACATAAAGCGCTTATCAAGGTCAATCAACGCAGTCTCATCATCAAAAGGCATCTGCACCTTATACTCACGCTGACTTAGTGAAGTCACCACAAGCTCCTTGTTGTTCGCGTAGTATGGCTTACTCAGCGTTGCCCAGCGAGAGACTATTTCACCAGTAATCGGATTCTGCCACTGAATCTGGCGGTTACATAACTCCATCTTGCCACGAAGAAAAATTTCATCGTTTGGTTCAATCTCAGTTACCAGCCATTTACAATTGTAGCAGTCAACAATGTCGCCAAGATTCAAAGAATCACCAGGATAAGCCTAGATTTTCTTTTCCTTAGCAATACTATTACTGCGGCTAACAACCAGCTTTTGAGATAAACCATTTACAAGAGTATCATCCTCGTAGTCAACACTATCCTTAAAATGTGCAGCGAAATCTCGCTTTGCGAAAGCAATTTTTACATCCTTTTTGTTAGACATTTTTGCGGCACCGCCAACAGCTCGTGCCCTTGTATAAAAGTCCATCGGTACACCTCCTTACTCAGAGTAGGAAGCGTATGTATCATAGTTGATGGTCTTACGCTTACGGGTCGAGCGATCTTTTGCCATATAGTTGTCTAGCATTGTCATATTCTCCTCATGGATGTCTTTCACAAGAGCACGAATACTCGTGCGCTCATTAGCAGGGGAGAATACCTGTAAACTCGTAGGAAGGTCTTGCGCACTAAACGCTTTTAATTTTCCAAATTCACGCTTAAAATGTTGCTCTAACATCAAATGCGCTAACATATCAATCTCATCGAATGTGAGATCTGAATTAAACTCTTCTAGTTCTGAATCGTAATCATCGAAACTAAAATCCTCTTCCGGCTCAATGTTTCTTGTAATCACAGAAAGTGATTCCATCAAATAACTTTTTGCACGGTCATGTACGAGATCTCGCACTTCATTCTCGGTTAGGTCAAAATACTGAAAGAAATTACTGTCAGTTTCGGCCAACTCGTAAAATTTGTCGTATACATCCGAAAACGCGGTCATTTAATCCCTCCAATCTTACTCGGCGGGAACGACCTCCGCCTTTTCTGCCTCTACCTTCTTACGGCCACGCTTAACAACAGCCTTTTCTACAGAGTTGTCCTGTGTAACGGGCTGTGCGCCAGCCATCATAGCCTGCATCTGTACCATCATGGCCTGCATCTGCTTCTGCATTTCAGCCATCTGACTCTTTGCAGTCTCAAGCTCCTCATGAACCTTATCAGTGGACTTAGTTGCAGGAACAACAGACAGCTCGCTATTACGCTTGCCAGCACGCAGCTCCTTGTAACGCTCGTCAATCAGACGCTTGACCTTAGTAGACAGATCCTCACCGGCATTAGTCATACGATAAAAGCGACCACGGATACGCTCAAACTGAGCACCATCCTTGATGTCAATCATTCGCTGAAGATTCTCAACAGTAGGATTCAGAATCGCATCGTCAATATCCTCAACGAACAGAACGTCGTCACCCTTAATGCCAATAGCCTCGAAGATTTCATTCTGCTCTTCAGGGCGGAAACGCAGAACACCATTCTTGAACGCAGAACAAGTGCTGTTCATATACATGATCTCCTCCGGCGGAATAGGAATCACACAAGGCTCTTCCACACTACCGGGCTCGAAAGTATAGCCCTTACCGTTCAGTGACGAAATGGTAACTACGTTATCGTCGCAGTTCAGAACGTCAATAAACCTCTTTTCCATCACGGAACTCATATTTTGTCTCCTTTTCTATAAAAGCGGAGTCCGCAAAGTCCCCGCCCAGATTTGCCTTTGGTAAAAATTACTGCAGAACAATCTTAGCAACGCGCTCGATATGATCAATGCTATAGCCGAAGGTAAAGTCCTTGACCATCAGATGGATCTTTTCGTTGTTGTTGTCGTGATCCTCGTAAGTATGAGTCTCACCCTTCATGTCAAGGCGACCAATCTTGCCTGCGATGCCATAGATACGCTTATCCGGGATCAGCAGGGAACCATCACCCAACTTCTTAGCAGAGCTAATACCAGTGATAGCAACACCATCATAAGTCTTAACCAGACCATAACGGTTGAACTCGTCCTTAGCTGCGTCAGACAGATACTCAGCGTAACCGGTCATACGACGCATCTTAGCGCAATACTTCATCAGGCTGACAGTGAAGGGATTGCCACCATCGGCATACTCATTCAGATACAGAGCCAGAGCGTCCATATCCTGCATAGTGGGCTCCTTACCCTGTGCATCGATCTTCTGCTCGCCACCAGTGATAGCGTCATCAACCATGCTGAAGATGTCGTAGAACATCTGGTTCTTCAGAGCCTCAGTCATAAAGGTGGTCAGAGTTGCCACACTCTTCCAAGAATTTCGTCTTACTTCCACAAAGCTAAGGTCAGCCTCGATCTGCTTATTGCGCCAGACGGGCTTAATGGTCTCATAGTGCAGGTAAGACTTCGGCACATTGCCGCCCTTAGCTGCGTCATAAACCTTCAGTGTATTCTTAATCGTCCGACCAGCCTCATAGTCGTCAAACTCACCAACGTTTCCACGCTCAAACATGGAATCCAGCAACTCATCAGGCGCACCATACAGCTCATCAGTCACGGTGCGGTTAACAAACTGAGCAATCTCCTTGTTGGGGTCACCCTTGTCAATCAGCTCCTCAACATGAGCGCCAACAACCTCAGCAATTTCCTTGTCCTCGGCATCCATAGCGCGATTGTACTGAGTCTTCTCAGCAACTTCATAAACACGACCAGGCTGCTTCATCAGCTCGGCCACTTCAATATTCAGTGCCATAATTCATTTCCTTTCTCTTCGCGCAAAATAAAAAGCTATCGTCAAAAACGATAGCCTTAAATTTCACGTATCATATTCAAGATTTTTCTCTCAATCAAACAACAGTCTTTGCTTCGGGCAGCACACTGATCATAATCAGCTTGTGGCCGTTGTCATCCATCACACCAGCAAACTCAAAACGAGAAGTACCAGTGGTAGCAACCTGCCACTTGCCGTCAGTGTTGACCTCCAGCAGCTTGCCAATATTGGCATCCTGTGCATCAGCAGCCTTGTACTGGTCGGTGCCGTACAGCTCGCCAGCATACAGAGGAACGCGCTTCACCAGCACACCTGCCTTAATCTCGGTGACCATCTTATCGTAGTCATCAAAATTAGTCTGGCTTGCATAAATGCCCTCCGGGATAAACTCATGGGCAACCATCTCGATGCCCTCGGCGGTAGCTGCGTCAGGGAACTTAACCTGACCAGCCTTGTGGTCAACCTGAACACCCATACCGGTGACCATAGCGACCTTTGCGGCATAGTTAGCGGGAATATTCTTCGCGCCGTTCACCATCAGTTCACGAATCATAATATTTTTCCTTTCTCTCAAATGTTATTACTTACCCAAATATTCCCGCCATGCGTCACGCTTGTTAGCGCTAGTGGTGTTATACTTGGTTTCATTCAAATTCAGCTTGATACTCTCAGGCTTATGTACATCAGAAGTTTCAATCTTCTTTTCAGCAGGAGCCTTCTTAGCGGCTTCAACGCAACGCTCGGCAATCACACTCTTGATGCCGGTCTCGTCCAGATTATCAATCAGACTTGCGTAGTTGCCACCATCGGAAACTTCAGCTTCAGTAATCATCTTGCTGGAGATTGCGTACTGACGCAGATCCTCCTTCTTCTGTGCAAGCTCTGCAGCCGCCTTTTCTGCCTCTGCTTTCTCGGCCTGATCCTTATACGGAGTCAGTGAAGCAACCTCTTCCTTTGCACTCTGCAACTCGGTATTCAGACTTGCAATAGTGTTATTCAGCTCCGCAATCTTGGTATTGACATCAGAAATAGAAACGGTCAGAGTGATATTCTGCGGCTCACCCAGAGAAACTTCGTCGCCCTCAACAGTGTAGGGGAACATAATGTAATCCAGCTCGTTCATGTAGCCCCACTTCTTGCACCAGATGGTGTGGTCTTCAGGGAATACGTCAGTCATGTAGTAATCAGAGCTAATCTTTGACACTGCATCTTCAAGCTTCATATAAAGGTCGCGACCAGTCAGACTGGAAGTCTCTGGAGTGGGCTCAGGCTTACCAGCAGGTTCAGTGCCGGTTTCAGGCTCGGTCGGGGGAGGGGTTTCACCGCCTTCCTCGGAAGTCTGAACATCAGGCTCTGCCGGAGTAGTAGGCTCAGTAGCAGGTGCGGTTTCAGGCTCGCCAGCTGGAGCCTGCTCTGCCTGCTCAGGCTCAGTGGGCTCGACCTGTGCGGTCTGAGTCTCCTTATCCTTATTCAGTTCCAAATTTTTTGCCTCCTTTTCATTAGATTCTATATTTGAAATCTCTTTTGTATCCTCGATATAGGCATTTGCCAATTCAAGACCAAAATCGGTTTCAGCGACTTCAAGCAGTTTAGAGCACTTATATGCCGGTTCAACATTTGCACCAAGCAAGCAATGTGCAGTAAACACGCCATCGTCAATAATTTTTGCCATGCGGCCACCCACAATGCCCTTATGAGCTTTTAGCACATCAATTTCCCAACTGGTGTTTAATGTGCCGCTCTCAATACGGCGCAGAATCGTCGCACAAGCCTTTGGATATCGTTTCCAGATCTTACAAGAGGCAACAATAAAGTCGGTATCGTCAATTTTCTCGATACCGACTGACTGAAAACTACCGAATGCATCAGTGTCAAATTCAGCAGTTTTGTATTCATTGCCATCATCGTCTTTTCTGGTGACGACTTTCATATTGTGACCGGAAAAATCCAGTTCACCCTTTGGAGCTACGACCAACTTACCAACAAGCGGGTTGCCAACCAGTGTGCTCATCCAACTTTCAATGGTGTCACGGTTCAAAGCAACCTGATTCCCATTTACTGAGAAATCGCAGATGACAAACTTGGCAAGATAGTGATCTGGATGCTCCGTAATCTCAGAGCAACAGATGTTTCTACTATAGAAATACTCCTTACTCATCGTTCATCACCTCACTTACTATCTTCATTTCTCTGCTGATCATAAATTTGTTTTTCAGTTTCCTCACCCTTTGGACGGCCTGTCTTTTTATCACTGTCACTACCACCGCCGGAACTACCGGTCGATGTATAAGAGGTCTGGCGAGCCACAAACACATCGTCATAGCCTTCCTCGGTTTCAGCCTGACGCTTGCGTAGTTCGTCCTCAGCGTGAAGTCCCATATACTCGTAAGCAGTCTTGTAAGAACAGTTCAAAGTTGTAAACAGGAACTGAGCAATCGCCTTCTTCATCTCCATACCCATCATTTCAGTAGTAGAGACCTTCACATCAGGGCAGTACATCGGGTCTACACCTGCATCTTCAAGGCGAATACGATACCATCGCTTTAATACATCTTCAATCTGTTCTGCAATCTTACCGATATTTTTCATCAGCTGGTCAAGAGACACCTTTGCAGTTGAAACAGTCTGTTGACCATCAGTATTCAAGAAACTGATCCCCAAAGCAGCCATCTCTCGGTTGCGATACTGTTTAACAGTCTCGATATTTGTCATCTCAACTTTTGGCTCAACATACTTGATATCCTTTACATAAGGAGCGGTCGTCACAAGCACGGTATTTTGTTTCCATGCACGCAGCAGGTTATCGTGCGCCGTCACTTGTTCAGAGAAGCCCTTTTTATCTTTGTTTGGTCCCATCAACTCAGGGTCAAGCTGTTGCCAGATGATTTTCTTTGCCTTTGCCTTAGCATTTACACGGTCTGAAGTATCAAAAGTTTCAAGCATCAATGCCGGACGTAATGCGCGGAACAGGGGAGAGACACCATATTTCTGCCCCATGTTGCCAATACGAATCACACCACAATGGTCAACATCCAATTTTGCATATGTATCACCATTCTTAAATGCCTGATACATCTCATCTGGATAGTTGTTCTGAATCTCGGTCTCCTGATTTTCAAAGAATAGTGCTTTATTCTTCTTATCCTTCAGCATGGATTTGCTCAAAGCGGACTTCAGCTTAGACATATTGATAAGCACAACAGGCTGTCCATTTGATAAGTAATCGCTTATCTCAGCAATACCAAGAGGGTAGTAGTCTACAATATAGTTTTCACCCTTCTGACGCAGATATGTAATGTAAGTGCCCTCTGCATAAGTCATCGGAATGGCAGCACGCAGCAGACTTCGCACGTTGATTTGTGCGTTGAAATCATCAATCACTTCACGGGCGTAATTTACCTGTTTTGTCTTATTACGCTGCTCAGGGAACTGCGCGAAACTGCATTTAAACTCCGTATTAACATTCGCCTCAATCGCATCATAAGTAATGCCAATCAGGTCATCTTTATTGATGTAATTACGAATGATTCCATTTACCGTCTGCACATTCGTCAGGCTTGACTGTAACCCTCGTGCAAGTTCATCAATTCGGTCAACCGTCAGCGTTTCAGAGGAGGCTGATATTTTCAAATATGTACTGTACTGCTTGTTCTCAGGGTCATAAGATGCAACTGCATTTCGGATGACGTTATTCATTCTCTCTTCTGAAAGCTCATTCAAAGAGGTAATAACAACAGTACCATCATCTGTTTGTGAAGCAGTCACAACATCAAAATCTTCCTTTTTCTTTCTTGCCACATTTTCACCTCCTCTGCTTAGAAGTCAATGTTAGAAATACAAATCGGCGGAGTAGTCATTGTCTCCACCGCAGACTGGCGCACTTTATCCTTACGACGTAATTCATATAGACGATGAGCAAGCAAAATTGCAACATAAAACCTATCATCGTGAATTTTATTGGCGATGTCGGGTGCCAAAGCATATGTTACGGTCGTATTTTCAGAGTTTGTCGTTTTCTGAATACTCGTAATCTCGTTCTTCATCAAGTCGATGTTAACCCACGCAGTCTGTTCCTCTAAGGAGAGTTCATGCGTCTTCAAAATTTCTTGACCAGTTGATTTATCCACACCGTCTACTACCTGAACGTAATCTCCACCGTTATATTCAAGAGGGAAGTGAATGACACCAAGATTCATCAGCTCAATAAATTCCTCAACCATTGCAGTACGGAATTTACGAGGACTAATTAGACGTAGCTTATCAACAGCATCTGGGTAACGGGCATCATACCCTTCATATAGTTCATGATTTGCGTCGATAAAACCACGATGTTCTGTGCCTGTTTTATCAGTCCAATTGTTAAGCAAACCGTCCGCATATGTGGAAGTACCACCGCCGCCTGCGCCTTGGTCAATCATCAATCTATCAATGTACTCGTAATCAGGATTTTGACCATTATAATGTAGAATCAACTCATGCAACTGCTCAAGCTGACGATTAGAATCGAGCTTGAATTTTTTCTCATTCGCAAGGTCAACCATGTTCACGCAATTTATAATGTCGCCACACATGCCGTTTTCTGGATCGTTATAAATACGCATAACGCCAACAATAGAGTTATCCATTGTGCGTGCAGGATCAAACGCAAGAATATACTGGTAGTTCTTATCCCAATAAAGCTGTGGTATATACTTCCGCTCATTGCGACGAACTGTACCCCATTTGATAATCTGGTTTACGCCACCATCACGGCTTGGACGATTATAATATTCACGCAACGCCTTCATTTTATTTGACTTTAGAGCTGCTTCAACTTTATCTCTCGTCAGCAGAGCCTTGTACGGTTTTCCATTCATATAGACCTGAATTGCAACATCGCAAATCATGTCGCAAACAAAATAATCACGGTCACCGGCAATCATACGTTTTGCAAAATTCTTGTAATAACGATAAAATAGTTTGTCCATCGTATCCTGACTCGAAGCATACACAAGCTGAGTAGGAACCTTGCGAGGCTGAGTTTCAGGATTATAAGAATCATCCGTATCAGTCACGAAGTCAGTATTCTGAGTGGCAAAAGCTTCACAGACAACAATCAGTTCGTCAGAGCAAAACGCAGCCTCGTCAAAAAACACAAGAGTTGCACGACGAGATCGGTTGGAATCCGGGTTGGAGTTTAGCGTGTTAATGGAACTACCGTTGTAAAACTCAACAACATACCCGGCGGGATTATGACTAAAGCCACTCTTATTGGTTGCAGACTTTTTCGTTTCTTTCTCTGCAATATCTTGCAGACTACGGATAGACGCAGCTGTTTTACCAACACGAGTGACAATTTCTTCGATTTTATTAAAAGTCTCCTTACTCTGATCACCAACGCTACTTACAATATAAATAGCTTGGTTTTCATACAACATAGCCTTCAGTAGAATAAAAACAGAACCTACAAAAGACTTGCCAAAGTTTCGACTACACGCCTAAAGAACATGACTTGCATTCCAGCTCTGTTCTAGCATATATGCCTGAGCGTCAAATAGTTGAATACCCAATAAATCTCTGGCCGCAATAACAGGATTGCGCCGATAGAATGCAATCGTTGCCGCATCACACTCATAAATCTTACGTTTTACGGCTGTAATAATAGGCGCTCTTTGTTTCATTCTCATACGGCATCACCATCCGTATCTTTTACGCTTGCATCAATACCGGCATCTTCCAACAGCTCCTTGAGCCGCTGGTTCTCAATAAGAGACAACCTGTATTTTTCCTTAGCGTCATCACTTTCTTTCTGGAACTTATCAATCAATTCTCTCTGTGTATCGAAAATTTCCTGCTGGTCATTCTCGTCAAAGAAAGCGTTTTCTTTAATTGCCTTAAAACTCATATCTGCCGCCCATTGAGTGCCCGGAGACCGTAACTGGTCGTAGAAGTTTGCTTCTGCGCCAACAATATCCTTTTCACGCATATCCTTCATCAAGAAGGTAAGTGTGTTACGTCCGGCATCCTTATTGGAACGGTTCTTGACAGAAATCTCGTTTTCCTTGGCAATTTTATCGTTGTTAGAAACCAACTTGACCTTAATATCATTAAGGCTCTTGATTGCCTCAGCCGAGTTCATCGGATTTAAGCGGGCGATCTGCAAGTCGATCTGTCGAATCTGGTTATTGTTGTTCACAACCTGAACAATCTGGGATAGCTTAAACGGGTCATCCTCAATACCATCCTCAAAATACTTGATAAGTTCACTAAACAAATAACGTCGGTCTCCCTCGTTATAACCATCAAACGGGTCATAACCGATAACAGAAATACAATCATCCTTTGCTTGAATCTCAATCTTAGACCACTTCTGCTCTTTCTCTTCCTGAATATCAACAGCTGTTTTGTTCAGCTCTCCACTGGTAATCGTAGTACAGAAGTTTTGAAACTGAAACTGTTTGTTATTTAATTGGCGAAGGTATAAACCTACGGAAAAATTATTATTGTGAGACACAACCGAATCAAAAAGAGAATTGTAAAACGGGGCATCAAGAAGATGACACATTAAGATACAAGCAGTACGTTCACTTCCATATCTTGTCTTAAATTCATCAAAAAGACTATTCACGCACTTCTTACAAAGGGGCGCATAGCAGTCATTTGCTTTATAAAGTAAGCTATGTGGTAGTCTATAAAAAGTTCCTACCGGATCCTCTTTTTCATCACCGCAACGACAACAATGGTAAGTTGGCTTGTTTGTCAGAACGATATCTTCTTCAACAACCTTTTTCTTCCTAGGCAAACAAACACCTCCATTCAAAATCAAAATAAAAGCCGTAGAACGTGCGCACATCCTACGGCAACAAAAGATCCACCCTCATGGGCACCAATAATCTGGGAGGCCGGGTAGAAAATTCTATAAAAGACCTATCATGATACGCATCGTTGAGAGGCTTAATAGGTTCTGTTCAAAATTCGACCTCGGAATTTTAAGTCGAGGTCTTTATCATCTATTTGAGCTTGCGCCCTGCCGACGAATCGGCCAAGTTTCAAAATATACCTGCCGCCAGAGGGAGTTTAACTAACGGCAGGCTTGCAAAAGGGGAGATGCTGGGTGCGGGAGTTGGATTTGAACCAACGACTTTCGACTTATGAGGACGATTAGCTACCAGACTGCTATATCCCGCGTTATATGATGCCTAAGTGTCATCTACTTCGCAATCGTATGCGCATTACAGGTTGATCATAGATTGACTTCGGACTTGCCTCCAACCGCGAATTGGAGACCGTTTTTGGCACGCCCAGCTGCTTTTGGGACAGCACATACGAGTTTTAGAGACTCGCTTTCTACCTTTGAATTATGGGCGCATAACTGGTGTATCCGGCGAGATTTGAACTCTGCGATACCTCGATTAAAAGTCGAGTGCCTTACCAACTTGGCTACGAATACACAATAGATCCTACCTTTTAGCCGGTGGTAGGAAACCGGTTTTAATTAAAAGCCCTCCGAGAGAAGGACTGGCGTGGCTAGAGGTATTTGAAACCTCGCGCCGGATACTATCCGACCTGACGGTTTTCAGGACCGTTCTCTTCAACCAGACTTGAGTATAGCCACATATAAACCCTACTTTCCTGTACGGCTACCTTTATATAAAGGTGTAGGGAATAGCCGTACAATCTTTGGCGTACCTATTCCGGCTTGAACGGAAGACCCAGAGGTTAACAGTCTCTTGCTCTACCAACTGAGCTATAGATACACAAAACAAGCATCCATCAATCCATCCGAGCTAAGTTGAATTGTTCTCGTGTTGACTGAATACTTGGGCTGATTTTAGGTCGATTTCACGACCGCTCGGGCAGGTTTTACATCTCTGACCTGATGGAATGAACCTACGACACTGCATATATCGTAAATCATTCTGGAAACAAGCGTTCACCTTATCTCCTAGGTGCGGGCGCAGTACCCGGCAGAGTACCAGTTAGTGAGCGAGGTGCAGACGTTCACTCCATAAAACGCTTGTTTTAGACTTTTAAGGCTTCGCATTAACGTAGCGAAATACGAATAGCTTATCATTTCGTTCTACAGAACTACTTTGCATCCAACCATCCGTAGATTGAGTTGGTCTAGGCGGTAGCAACTATTGACCGCACAGCTTGGAGCCACCTGTAGGAATCAAACCTACGACATATGTGGTACGAACACATTATTCTATCTACTGAATTAAAGTGGCATGGAGCCAGTGACATGACTTGAACATGCGAAATCCATAAAGGCATCGGGATTACAAAACCCGCGTTCTACCAACTGAACTACACTGGCACAATAAGCTGGAGCAATCGCCCCAGCCCATAGAAAAGGAGACAACAAATGATGTCCCAAGCAGACCTTGCGGTCGTACTTCTTTTTTAATTCCCCATTTAAATCGGTAGGGGCTCACCGCTTTTAATTTAGACGTACAATGTGCGTCTTATCTTCAGTATATCTGAAAGTGTATCCACCAACAGATTTTCGTTTCCCATTACATACATCATAAATGTGGCTACAACAAATACTTAAAGCGTTTCCTGCTTCTTTTGCACATTGATAAACGTTCTGTGTTTCGTTACATATGATCTCTTTTCGCATTTGTGGAATTATTTTTTTACGAACTTTTTTGCGAATTTCGTATGTATCAATCTCATCTGCAAAGCACCAATGTAACGGTACATTTGTTTTTGGGTGCCTACCAGAAGAACTTCGTTCTTTTTTACAACAACACCCAATATGCGAAGCTCCTGTTTCCATTTCAGCTTCAGTTTCACTCTCGAATTTTTTATCAAGCTCAAAACAATATACTTCTTTTTTACATTGATTTTTGTAACTCAATGCATATTTTATATTCTCTTTTGTTTTATCAGACAAATAAAGCCAATGGTAACCACAACTGGTTCCACATTTTTCATCACAACATCTTCTTATTGCTGGTGCTGCAACATTATATTCTTTTTCTATTTCAACGAATCCATCGTAAATTTTATCAAGCTCAATGCAATAAATCTGTACTCTTTCGGATTTATGTATCTTTATCAATTTTTCAATAGTCTTTGGTGAATGTTTCTTTCCGATATTTCCACCAGACTCTAAATTGTATCCAAAATTGTCATTGGTAGTATTATATAAAGATATATAGAACCTTTCGAAGTTATCAATAACTGATTCACTACAAGAACAAATAATATAGAACTGAAAACAGTTTTCACCATATTTGTTCCACGCTCGTTGTAAATACTCATTATGATGTTCGTTTTTGCGTAAAAGATTTTTATGGTTGTTTATTCGTCTTTCAATGTTTTTACTTTGTCCAATATATCTCTTTCCGTTTGCAAGATTTTCAATACAATAAATTCCACATAACTTTTTTCTTGACGGTTTAGACATAAAATATACCTCCAGTATTTCAACATAAATAAAAGTGGGTATCACTTTCGTGACGCCCACTCGTTCAACAAAGTATTTAATTTTTCATCCTTTACGTATACCCAGAACAACTTCTTGCTATTTGGGTTTAACGCGGCGAGCTTATATCTAAGTCCACCATTATATAGAAAATTTCTAAGAGGAAGAGAATAACAACAATAAAGTTCCGTATTCATTTTTACCTCAATTCAAATAGACAAGCTTGGATTTACCATCCAAGAAATGTCCATCTCTGTCCAGATAGAGAAGCATAAAGCCTTCCTTCTGGGAATTAGTTAGATTTCCATCCGTGTACCGCATTTGCTTAGTATCACAACAACAGCCCTGCTCATAAATCATGGTGTTACCAATCTTATATGAACCAATACGGTGGGTGTGAGCCATAGCGATACACTTGAACGTGTAACCCTCATTCCTAAACCAGTACATGGCCTTCTCAGCAGTCTTTAAAGGACTACTGGAGAATGTTCTTGGATGGCAAAAGATAATATCTTTGTACTGTGAAAACCAAGTTCCAGAATATTCGATATCAATATCCTCGAACACGTCGCATAGCGGCTGATATTTTACCTTCGCACGAGACTTTCTATCATAATGAGTGAACCCGTCAGTGAACAGAAGGTCAAATACTGTCTCTGGCATAAGCTCCTGAAGCTCGTTATCGAGATTCTTGGCAAGATACCGCTCCATGCGAAGCTCGTGGTTGCCGTAGTTCACAAGAACTTTCTTGGGCTTAATCAACTCAATCAAATCCATCATGTATTGTCTTGCTTCAATCAACTCATCCATAGGAGAAACCTTGTATGTACATACAAACTTCGACAGACTGGTTTCATCTACCAGATCTCCGTTTACCTGAAGGATATCAATCTTGCCAGCGTACTCACCAAAAGTCTCAATTGGTTTCTGAAATGGAATATGTAGGTCGGAAATAGGCAGAATACAGGTTCCAACATCTCTATTAGATAAGGATTCCTGATACTGCATACCCGCACGGAATGCCTTAAAACGCTTGCGATATGCGCACTCACCAAAATTCTTGCCCAATTCATCATTAAGCACCTTGGACGCGCCATCCCAAGTCAATTCTCTAGCCAGAACAGCATTCCCGATTCTTACAAAGAAGTCATCACTCGTTTCTTCTGGCCGTTTATTATAGCAACCCATTGGCATCAAGCCGGATCACCCAGCAGCTCATCAGAAGTAGAAATATTGATGGTGACACCCTCAATACCATCCCACTTTGCCAGAGCTTCCTTCAGATTGAAGACATTCTCACCGTCTTTGGTAATCTCTGTGATAGTGCCCTCTGCAGTATCAATAATAGCGTTCTTAAAAACAACACTCTTCTTAGCAACCATAATTTTATTCTCCCTTATATTTTATTTCAAAATTGAAGTATTTTAGCATTCAAGAGCATCAGCCCAAGTGCTAATCCAACCACGATGATTTGTATTCAACTCACAAATTGCGGTACGGTCATGCCCCCTGAAATGCTCCATGTACGGAATCAGCGCCGACCGTTCCGGGTGCTTATACAAGTCACATTGACCAGAATGTCCGATCGCAATGAGGAGGCACGAGTCTTTTACTCGCGTAATGACTTTCTTCGCATCGGCTAGAGTGAAATTTTGTATTTCGTCGAGGATAATAACCTTGTTTTCAAAGTTGACACCTCGCATATAAGTATGTGCTGCACACTGGATGTACGCACCATACTTCTGACTTTCAGGATTTTCATCAGCAATTACCGCCGTATTTGGATTAACGCCAATGGTTTCAAGAGCCTCGAAAAGTGGCTCCATGTACGGAGCACTCTTTTGTTCCTGAGTTCCTGGAAGGTAACCCTGTTTCTCTTCCTGAGTAGGAGATACAATATACACAATGCCATTGTAACGACCATACTTAACAAGCAGGTCAGCAACACCAACAGCAATGGTTGTCTTACCGGTTCCGGCACGGGCATTCGCAAAGACGACATCAATATTAGGGTCCCAGATAGCGTCCCTAAAAATTTTCTGTTCTGGATCAAGCGTCATACCATAAAAGGTAGAATACTCATCCAGACTCTGAGGAATATCCTTCTTCTTACGCATTTCAGTCTTATCAGAAGCCATATATTTACTCTCCCTTAATTGAACTCATCCACATTATCGCAAATCTTATCTACGATACCAAAGTTGACCTGTTCAGTAGCATCCAGATACCAATCCTTAGCCTTATTCTTAGTCATGGTCTTCTTGTCGATAGTAGAGTGAGCCATAATATACTCACGCATCTTCACAACCTGCTTCTCGTAATAGTCCATAGCCATCTTAGACTGCTCGAAAGTACCCTGAGTACCGCCAGAGCCACTGTGAATCAGCGCGGTAGAGTGAGGCAGAGCAAAGCGCTTCTGACCAGACAATAGCATCACAAGAGCGGCGCTCATTGCAATACCTGCGTTAATCGTCCAAACAGGAGTCTTACTCAGCGCAACAACATCAATAAAGCTAAACATAGCATCCAGCTCGCCGCCGTAGCTATAAATAAACAGCTTAATAGGCTTGCGCTGCTCAACAGGAGTATCCTTATCAATACGGTTGTACTGCAGAATCTTGCGCTCAATTTCAATCAGAGACTGGTCAATCTCAAAATCAATAAAGAAGATGCGATCCTTCTCATCGACATAGAAGTTCATCATCTCAGGAGAGGGGAGACCGCCACCATTCATCAGGTTGGTGATCCCTTCTGGCAGTTGAATTTCAAAGTCCAATAGTCTATACCTCGTTCTTTCAAAGATTAGTAACGTGCGTTACGCTGCATCTGCTTCAGCATCTCAACAGCGGCAATATTAAAAGGAAGCAGCTCAAGATATCGAGCAGACTCTTCCAGATACCGTTTGTGACGAGTCTTTGCAATGCAAGCATGAGGGAAGACCTTTCGCACAGCCTTCGCTTCGGACTTAGTAATTTCAATCATTAGGTAAAACACCCTTTCAAAATAAAATAGGTAGGAAGAAAACAAGCGTCCTCGCTCTCTCCCTACCATAACTTTCCGCACTGTGTTTTACTCTATATATGTAAAATTATAACGTATCTGCGTTAAAATACTGCACTTTTTCACATTTCATAAATCAAACATTTTTCTATTTTGCGCGGTTTTCTCAATATTTACGTTTTTAGCGCACTTACGACAGTATTTTTGTCTGCGTCCAGTGCGAGCAACCATCTTTCCACAACAATCACACTTGACGTATTCTTTCCCACAATACTGACTCCATAGAATGCCAGCATTCTCAAAATCGTCCACGAAAATCTCATGAGGAGAATCCGGCTCCGCAATCAAAACATGGATATTTAAGTTGTCAATCTTTTTCAGGCTGGCAAACCCAATAAAGCCAAGATTATGTAACTCGCAAATCATCTCGTTCTGTTTTTTCTCATTCACGGATATGTTTGCCATCCTAAAAATATCAGCCGTATCTTCCGTAATCCAGTAGTTGCATTTTTCATTAACGGCAATATGGTATTTTGCCAAACACAGCATCGTGAACATCAGGCGCTGCATCTGCTTGCTTTCGAGTGCTTGAATCTTCTCAACCTCTGCTTTTGTAATGCACACACCATCAAGCTCCACCATGGGACGACCCTTGGCAGAAGCAATCGCCTTATCAATCAGTTCTCTATCCAGAACCTTGTTGTACCCTTCAAAATGACGTAACATATACTCGTTGATCTTTTCTCTTACGTCATCCTTTGAGTATCCCTTATAGAAATAATACTTCGCAACATAATGCAAAACATGCCCCGCTTTCTTCCAAGGCACATCCTTCTCTAGCCACTCTTCAGCATAAAGAACTTCATTCAATACAATCATCCGCATCCTCCTTGCTATTCATGTCAACCAAAACATCCTTGAAACGCTTGCCGTCATATTCAATATCGCCATTCTCATCCTGCACAAGAGAATGCACCATACCATTATGTCGTTCCAATAAGCGTTTAATCAAAGTATCGTGAAATAACTCCCAAACAATTGCAATACTTGATGCATTCTTCTTACAAAGATCAAGCATAATATCGCAAAGCGCATCGTCGTTAGAACACTTATCATGAAGATTGCGGAACATACTTTCCTGATACAGCGCAATGCGCTCCTTGCGGTCTGCGCCGGTTTCTTTATTATTGTTTCCGTTGCCAGAATGGATTGCGTTGCCACGGGCAAATCTCAAGTAGTCCTTAAAGATAGAGCGGATGCCATAATACTGAGAGTTGGTATACTCCACACCAGACTTGAGCGAGTCGTAATCAAACTTGCGCCTTATCTTGAGTTCTTCTTCAAAATCTTCCAACTCGTCCTCTACAGTCCAGCACAGGCGGTTCATGGTACAAGAATTGATTCCGACCGGCATCCGATAGAGGTAATACTGGATAACCATTTCATCCACATCGTCCTTGACGGTCTTTTGCATAATCTCATCCAGACCAGCAAACCCATCCCACTTGATGCGCTTGCGAGCTGCGGCTACATACTGCTTGTAATCACGCATCTGAGCAGGGTAGATGTAGCTCATAAAGTATGGCTTACGCCATGCGCAAATACTACTCCAAAGCTTCTTATCCTCAATGGTGTCAGGATTATCATCGTCTTTAACAGTACAAGCTTTTAAATCGTACCAATACCGTGGCATTGGCTTGCATTTGACCCCTTTCACAGCGTCCAAAACATTCTGCTGATATAGCTGACCACACATGATACGATAATCCAGTTCTTCATACTCTCGGCTTCCCGGCTCAAACTGGCTTTGAACATCACCCATTGAGGTAATGTGGTTCGTTGTCGAACCAACGTCATTGCCAAATCCAGCAGCATTCGATTCTGCTAAATCATCCTCAGTAGGAATCTTCTTTTCTCCTTTTTTCTGAACACACAAAAGAGTCGGTGTCTCTCTTTTATTCTTGATAAGCACATCATTATCTGTGCTAAAAATAAGATCGCCATCAAAATCTGCGCCATTCAAAGCAGCACAGGTATTGTCCCATGCACTAAGAATTGTTACCGTCTTCATATAACGATACCAGTTTTTACAATCATCATTAGAGTTTAGATTCCGAAGAACAATATTGTTATGACATGACATCGGTGCTCTGAAACAAGCAACTCTCTTAACATCTCTATCATTCCAGAACCGGCTGTAAATCTCACCAGCTTTTAACAATCCAGTGATTTCCATTCCAAAGATGGATTGGCAAAGCGCATAAGGGTCTCCACTTGCAACTTGGAAATTCCCTCGTACCTTTACAACACCCGTTTTTGCTTGGGAAATCCGTTTCTTAATGAAATACCGAATCCGATTTTGAACATAAGGGTCATCAATCATTTCCGGCTCAATCATAAGAGCCTTAATATAGTCGTTTTCCAGACTGTTTATGTAATTCGGGTCATCGCGCATTCCACTGCCACGCAAATACAGCAACGCATCACGCCAGTCACCGCCCATGACACCCTTGATTTCATCCAAAGTTGGCTTCACGAGTTCCCGAATCTCATCATTCGTAAGCTGATAGCTTTGGATAAACTGATAATTCAGGTTACGCTCTTCATCAAGCTCTAACTCACAAGTCTTTGTTACAGAGAAGTGATAATGATTCTCTCGGCAATTCTCGAAGTAGTCCTCACAGCTGTGGTAACTATCCCAGAGCTTCAACATGGATGTCGTAAGAATTACCTGAACACGATTGATGTCCTTGTAGTTTCCCCAAGAATCCTTAATCATGTTCTTTTTGGCAACCTTCTTGGCAAACTCACGGAAAGGGAAAGGGAACAGCATACCTTTACAAAAAGCATTCCGTACACAGAAGCCAGATGCGGTAGCAGGGAGTTTCAAATCTTCACTCCACTGTTGAGCAAGGTCATAGCTAATAAGACCAAAGCCATCGCTGGCGCACAGTTCACAATCATGCTCCATGTCCTCTACCATCGTAGGCTCGCCGGAGGCTCCGTCGTCCAGAACGATTACATGATCTTTAAAGTGCGTGAAGCAATCATTTATAACAAGCACACCATCAGGGTCAGTGACTGGAATGGAAGCGGAACAGGCAAGTGCTCTATAAGCTTCTAGCTTTGCCGGAATAAACTCAATTCCCTCGTTACGGCCATTATCGATTCGCTTGCGGATCTCGTCAACAAGACGGTCGCTCACAAACACAATCGTACTATTCTTAACGCCACCAGTGGTTCCAACCAGACGGCGATACGTGATTCCATTGATTTTAAACCCATTTGGAGAACACGCCCGGCGGTAGTCGTTCTTCTTATCAACCACCAGACACATATAATCCGGCTTGAACTGAACTGCATCCAATTCGGTATACAGCCTCCGAATCTCCCGGCGATTCTCTAAGCAAGAAGGTTCATTCCGCAGCATCTTGATTCTACGCTTGATACTCCGTGCCTTAGCCTCTGCATCCGTAACACCATTCAACTCATCAATCCATCGTAGAATAGTGCTATTAGCCAGCGAGATGATCTCGTGGTTTCGTCTGGCTTCATCCAATGGTAGTGTTAAATCCCATTTTGCTTCAACTAGACGCTTCGTATGGATCTTAAAAACAAACTTCTGGCAAGTTTGCTGCTTTGCCATTCGGCAGTCACCTCCGTGTTCTTCTTAAATGTATCCTGTAATGTATAGCTAAAAGGGAAATACAAAAGCAGACTTTTATAGATAGCAGCTCTCTCCATCTTCCATGGCCTTGAGCCAAAGTCGTTCACGCTCCTGATAGAGTTCATCCAGCATATCGTCAGCAGCCTCATACTCCCGGCGTGTCAGTCCTGCGTAGTTCATATCACGAATTAAATACTTAATTTCTGCATCAACATCCTCGTAAGTACGCATCATTCATCCCTCAACTTCCATTGTAACCATGCTGATTTTACGATATGGACACAAGACTTGCATGCACCGGTCAATATCATCAAATACGACATCTTTTCTTCGACCACGTTCTGTCTTTTCGTGTTCAAAATATTGACAGATATCGTACAGACGAATTTCAATCGCTTCTACCGCACCATTGAACTTGTGGTGGTTTATGATTACAGAATCAATATAATCAGAGAAAGTAATCCTGTCTATTTCCAATGAATCGAAATCTTTACAGATATCTTTGATAATATACTCCAAAGCTATTACACCAGATCTATCTGGTGCTACAATATCACAGTCGTGCTCAATTGCGTATTTGCAAGCATCATATGAACGTCCACACCCACGAGGTAAAAGAACTTTCTCCATCAATTAACCTCCTCGTCCATAACAGCTCCACAGTCAGGACAAAACTTTGATTCATCAGCATTTTTGCTAGAATGACAAGCCGAGCATTCAACAAAGAAGCTTTCTCCAAAATCTTCAAAATGCTCAATCCAGTGAGCATGAACTACAGGGCGAAACTCACGATGCTGAATCTCATCTTGCTCATAGCAGGATACACCATACAAACTTACGATTTCAAAATTCTGACTCATCAAATCTACTCCCTTTAATATGTATTTTATATTTCAAACAAGAGTCGCACAAACTCTTATTTAATTCTAATTTGCACGGCCAGCATCAAATGCAGCCACATCGTTCATGAAATCATTGATATGTAAATACTTATCAGCCTTCCGTACAGTCTTAGGCTTAAACTCTTGACATTTGCATCGCACATCATCACAAGTAGTGAAGCACGGAATCTCATACTGACATTTTGTGCAGACATGCTTCTTGTAAAATTCTGGTAAGCGGCCAGCAGTTTGGTAATACTCATATGTTACCTTTAAATCAATCCAGTATGGGTTATCGAAATTCATTGTACTCAACCTTCTTTCAAATCTCACCAATTACATCATCAATACTAAGACCACAATCCAGCACATTGCGGCCAGACTTCTTGTTACTCTTTTCAGCCATCTTCTCCGCCAATACCTTATCGACGATATCCGCTTCAAAATTCATAACGCATTCTACATTTACGTTATCACGAGCTGCCATTCTCGCATTCGCCTCAGCCACAAGTCGGGCCATAAGTTCTGCATCTGCCGATTCTTTATCCGCATCCTGCATAATTTGCTCATATTGTTCTTCAGTCAAACCGCTGCCAGCCAAGAAATTGTCAATATACAGTTTTTCGATAATCTTGCACCCATGGTCTTTTTGGTTCAAGGTAACCAGTAGCTGGTCGGTAGACTGACGAATTGTGTTATCAACCATATCCGCTACCTGCTGGTTTGTTAATTTGACTTTTTTATATTCAAATTCCTTTCGGATTTTTCTTTCGATCTTGTTATTGCCGCCCCATTCTTTTTGTTCTTCCAATCGTCGCTCAACATCTTCATGCTCCTGAACTCTTGTTGCTACAATAACTTCCTTATTAAAAATCATTGAGAACAACAAACCATCACAGACAATCGCATTTAATTTTGCCATCATTTTAACGGCAAGCTCAACGTCTGCAGGGTCAATCTTTCCAAATCTACGAGCAAATAGATTCATTGTTTTCGGTTCAATAACAATTCTATAAACCTTTTGGATGGTACTATATGTTTGCTTTTTCTCAAATTCTTCTCTGAGCTTTGGATTTAGCTTGCGATAAAAATCCCTCATCCGACCAGTTTGCCAAAGATCACGCTCTGTTGCCGGAGTTCTACCATCAGATAATGTATAATCTTTTAGCACCTCTGCCTTCAATCGCATGTAGGTTAAATTCTGCTTGTCTGTCAAAGGAGTTATGACAGCACGACCATCGACGTAATTAACAAATGCCCTTGTTTCCTCATAATCCAACGCATCGTTTACCTTTAAACCATGCAGGGCACTATCTAGCCATGTTTTTAGTTTGACGCTTCCGACCATTTTTCGAAACGCCTCAGCAACAGCCTCGTCATCCTCTGTCTCAGCATTCCGTCCCCACCATCTGTAATCATGACCAACCATTCCACATGTCTCCCAGATGTCTTTCTTCTCCCATAGTAGCTTAATGCCGTCACATGGCTGCGACTGACAAAGGGCGTTAAAGTGGTAGACGAGCAATTTCTGAATAAGGTCAATAAACTTTCTATTACCGCCAACTGGTTTTGCCGGAAGTATCTCATCCTCTGGTCGTATACTTTTTATAATGATTTGCCGACCAGCCTTCTTTAGAACCACGAATCTGTCCAGCTCTTCTAAAAATGCTGGGCGACTATTTCCTGTAATTGGTTTACCTTTATCGTCAAGAACTTCGAGACATCTTGCAAGCTCAGAAAAGTTCTTGAAAATCTGACCAGCAGATAATTTTGAAATCATATCAGGTGTTACTTCGTATGCTTTAGCCATACATTACCTCCTGTTTTTGTACATCAAACCTGCATATATAGAATATGTAATATCAGTTTTGATGTACAAAATTCATAATTTGTTAATATTTAATTGTACTTTGAATTCTGTAAGGTTCTATCAACCCCAATTCTTCTCGCAAAATATCTTTTAATGGTTTACTCGACTTGAAGCTATGGAGCATAAGCGACATAGATTCAATTTGAGTAAACCTACGAGCGTCCGCAGACGCGAGATCCATCTTCACGCCCTGTCTGGAAGACTACTATAAACATCCACCACAGTCATTCCATCACTAACTCCTTTACAGTATCCTGTATTGTATAGCTATCTACACTCATTATACCATGAGAATGCCAAAAATTCAATAGCTACATAATACAGGATACGAATATTTCTAGTGCCTATTATAATAAGATATGTTTCTTGGGGTATCATCTACCATGGTCTTTCCAGACAGGGCTCGCAAGCTCGCTTCCGCTCTATGAGCGGGCGACCATCGCTAAGTAAGCTGACGGTCACTACGTTCCCTCTGCATACTTAGCTCAAGTCGCTATTACACATTAACCTCTATGAAGAACATCCAGATGCTCTATATATTCTATGTAAGCTGCCAGAGGCTACAATCATGCTCCTTGTGGGTCTCTGGAGTCTCTGAGAGTACTGCTCAGATGCCAGATCAGTCCATTTATGGAGAGAAGGGAGTACAGATGGGTACAAATAGGCATTTTATGCTCCGAAGAATAGTCATTTTCGGTACATTTATGGTACACATCGGAAAAACCCGCATGAAACCTAGCTTTTTCAGGTTTTATTGGCTCAAAAAGGAACAAAACAAGGGGTAAAAAGGTACAAATAAAAAGAAAAACTAGCCAAAATATAACGAAAATACGTTAAATTCTAGCTAGTTACCGAATGAGCTACCGATTGAAAAATAGCGATTTTAAGCCATTTTTAGACATTTTGGATGGGAAAGTGAGTGATTTGAGGGTGTATATAGAAGAGGGTATAGGGGTGTATTTTGGGATATTTTTATCAGGGAAAATGTACCCGGGGAGGGAAGTAGAAGTGTCAAGAAATTATTTATTAACAGATTAGAAATGATAAAAAGTAGTAGTGTTGGCTGCCAATAGGAGAGATATTGGTGGAATTATTGGGAATTGAAGATAAAATAACTCGTAAAATATTACGATAAAGCGTTATTTCTTGAGGGTGAATAAGAAAGATGTACTGGGGGCTTGGCTTGCTGCCTGGAACGTCCAAAAAATGGAAAGTATGCCCCACGGCTTGAGTGCTGGAAATGCTCATTTTCCGGCACTCAACAGGCAAGGGCAAGGGAACGGACAAGGCAAGTTTTGGCGGTATCTGAAGATGTAGATAATAGTTAAAGAATTTTAAGCACTTTTAATTATCTAAAAACATTTAACTAAAACTCTTGAAATGTTCGATTTACCGAATGGTTGATTTTTAATCAACTTTTAATTATTTCTTGTTTCTTTTCAATCAACAAGTCCGTTTCCCTTATAAGGTAATTATAATATAAAGCAAAAATCCATGTGTTGCACACGCAACATTCACGGTGAAACCGCTTGACTTTCTACGGTGAAACCGTTATACTAATGCCAAGCTCAAGGGCAACACCGGAAAGCGGAAAACATGATGGTTCTGAAACACCGGAAAAGTTCAGTTTCTACTTTTTGACGTTTCACCGTTTGAGCGGTTCAAAAATAGGGCTTGACAAAACGGTTAAACCGTGATACAATACAGTCAAGCTCAAGGGCGAAAGCCCAAAAGCAAAACCCAAAACCCAATAGCACATTGACAAGTCAAGACTTCTGATTTTAGCCTGTTTGGTTTAACTCTTGTTTAATTACAAGAAAAATCATGCAACAAAAGTCAAGATTAGAAGTCTACCATATCGGCAAAACTTTCGGGTTTTGTTGGTACGGTGTGACAAGTCACAATTTGCACCTTGAAAAATACGTTAAAGTAGAGCGTTGTGAAACGCCGAAATTTCGTCAAATTGGCAAACAAGATGTTTTAGACGCAAGTCTTTCACTGGTCCCTAGGTAGACTATACCTAAGAGGATCAGCAAGGATGGTCAACAGTATGCACCTTGTATCAAAAGCGTACTGTACCAGAACACTAAACAGAAAAGAGGTGTATTCAAGTGTTCAAAGAAAAGCTCAAAGCCGTTCTTTTTGTAGCTCTTTTTACTATCGGTTTCATTCTCATTACCGCTGGTATGCTGGTTAGCTTTTGCGGATTGGCATATATGGGATATGCGGTTGTCTTAACCGTCTACGGCGGTTGTTCACTTCTTGCAACAGCTCTTGTTGAGGACATTCTCAAATAAGTCTATCCGGCAAAAGCCGTCACGTCAATACACAATAAGTATAACACAAGTAAAGGAGAAATACTATGTCTAACCTGTCTAACGTCTGTCTGTCCATTCGTAAATCTTGCCGTGCAAGCTCTGAGAAAAAAGGCTATGCAAGCAATGGCAAGATGCTCATTTCCTACACCGTCAAGAACGGTCTGAACACGCTCAAGGCATACCCTAAAAAAGTGCCTGAGTACCTTCTCATGGACGAAAAAGAGTACAACGCATATGGCAAGGCTGTCCAGTACGTCTACAACACGGCTTGCAATCTTAACAAGAGCAAGAGCAAGGGAGAAAATGCGGCTATTGTTAAGGTCTACACCGATAACTTCTATGAGTGCCTGAATGAGCTTGCAATCATCGTCTTTGGCGATACGTTCAAGATGGCGGAAGCGTCCGATCTGGGTGGAAAGATTTTGTCTATGGCGGAAGCATACCTTCCCAACATGGACGGCGATTATAACCCTAGCAACCTTCCTATCAACAAGTTCGTCAAGGCTCTTGAGCCTATGCTTGAAGCGGTAGCAGCTCAGACCGTCTACCTTGAGGACTATCAGCGGGATTATAACCTTGCTGAGAAGCGTTGCAAGGCACGTTTGGCAAAGGCAAATTCTCAGTTCTCCAACGCTCAGAATGCCCTTGATGATGCTCAGAAAGAGCTTGATAAGTGCAAGGCTCAGTGTGAGAAAGACGCAAGCGATAACACTATTAAGGATGCCACCAAAGAGAAGCATAATAAAGCTATGCTGTCCGCTCAGACCGTCTACGACGAAAAGAAAGCCGTTGTTGATACCATCAAGAACACTATCAGCTCTTGGAATATCAAACTTGAGGAAGCACGCAAGACTTTTGAGGAAGCAGACAAGGCTTTTAAGGCAAGTTCTAATAAAGTTGCCGCTTGAGTTAGTTGCCGCTGACAGACCGGGTAAAAGTCTGTCCCTGTCGGGCGGTAGAAGTCCGTCCCCTGATGATGGCATGAGCCGAAACAGGATTCTAAGAAAGAGGTGAAATATCTTGAAATCCTATCAGAATACGATGGGAGAAGTGCGTCAGAACACTTCTGGGCACTCTATCATCTACAACGGCGCAGAAGTCAAAGAGCTTGATCTTTACGGCACATTTGACGGCGTTGTGTTCGTCAGTCGTCCGTTTATCGCAATGAAAACAGGCTTTATGCCTATGTACGTCAAAACGTCTATGGGATGGGCTTCTATCCATCCTTGCAAGATTGTTAACTTCCTTAAAGAAGCATACCGCGCAAGAAGTGTTTCCCTTTATGACTGGAATGCCTATCAGCAGAGCAAGAAAGAAAAGCGTCTTGCAATGGAAAAGGCCAAACAGCAGCAGAGTGAAATAGCTTTTCTTAGAGCGTCACAAGCTAATGCAGATGGTTCTTTGCGCTACCATAAGAGCAAGAAACGTCTTGACGATCGCTATAATGAAGTGGGTAAATCAGTTCAGAAAAAGCGTTCTCAGCGTGTCGTGTTTGGCTCTTATGAATACGTCACAGTTTCCGGTTGGATCTACGGCAGAGAAGTTTTGATGAATAATCATAGCTTCCGCATGGATGAAAGAATATCGTACTACATGGACGGCACTGGATGCTGTGCCCGTGATTTCGATAACAGAGATATGCGCCCTTTGAATGACGTATTTCCTGTAAAATCTGGCAAGAAAGCAAGGTGACAACTTTGAGTTTGACAGCAATTCGTCAGAATGATATAATTGTACCATTAAGAAAAGGCGGTGCAATTATGGCAAATCGTGATTATAAAAAAGAGTACGCCAGAGAAAAGGATCAATCGAAGCATATCGGCCTGAAGGTTGAGCCCACTCTCTTTGAAGCGTTTACGGCAAAAACAGAGTTAAATGGAACGACGAAAAATGCCGTTTTGAAAGCCTGTGCAGAAGCGTACACTTATGGAAACCTTATCATTGACGAAAACGGCAAACCTAAAATTGTAGGCTAAACAATTAGTCCTGATCTTCTTCGTAGGGAAATTCTTTACTCAAATCAGAATAAAAGCGTGAAATATCTCCAATAAGATACGAAAGGGTCTGAACAATAGTATCTTTATCAGTGTTCCAAAGAGAAAGCTCATCGGCACAAGACCATTCTTCAAAAATTTCTGTATAAGCACTGATGCGCTCGTAATCAGCCTTGATTAAGGCAGGAGTATTTTCTGCTAAAGATTCATTTTCTTCGTCGTACCATGAATCAAAATATAATTCTCTAGCTAAACGATTCATGTTGCAGAACAGATTTGACATAGTGGAAGCGATAAAGGGTGGAACCGCATCCATTCCGTTATTGAAAAAGCCTATGATTGCAACAGCATTTGCAGACAAATCTCCATGAAGCTGAACGATTTCGGGTAGGTTTTCAATATATTCCATAGCAAGGACTTCCTTTCAAATTATGATGTCTCTATTCTAGCAGAACCGAATACTCCCGTCAACAAACACTTTATGACCTCAAAAATCATAGGGTGTTTTCTTTATGCCTTGTTTTGCATAAATATGCAAATAATATGCAAAATATGCAAAATGAAAACACATCAGAAACAACAAATGCCGTATGAATCAGATTCACACGGCAGAAGGGAAGTGATCTATTTACTTGTGATTCTCTATCCACTCATCATGTTTTGTTTTCAGTAGTTTGAAATCGCAGCAGTTCTTGTATAAGAAGTGCTTAGGATTACAACCGATACTGTAAATGCTTTTAGCTTTTTCAGTGATTTCATGCTCGAAAGAACGGCAGAAACGAAGTTCTTTTTCAAGAAGATCAGCATAAGCCGAATCTGTTTCACGAATCTTGTTGAAATCCTTTTCGGTAAGTACAGAATCTGGAACAGGGAACATAAAACCAAACTTGATAGAGGATAGCACATGACCTGTTGTGTCAGAAATGAGAAGGCAAGTCTTTTGAGGTTTTGTGTTGGATGATATTGGTGCAAAGAAATTACAGTTATCGACAGTCAAAGTGATACCACAAACGAATTTACGATTATTGTCGTAAACGATATTCGGGATTTTGTTATCAAACTTCCGAAGGTATTCTGCGTACTCTGGATCAACGTCATAGAAATACAGCATAAGACTTCCTTGCATTAAAAAAGAGGTGGATTCGAGCCACCTCTTGAATTAAAGTTCCTCGCTTTCGGTGGAGGTATACCACGAATTAAAGACTGTCTTTGTATATCGGCGACAGAACCACGAATTAAAGACCATCTTTACGGCGATGGAACCGCGAATTATGAAGATTGAACCTTTATCAGATTCTTTCTTCACTATTATTATACGCCTGTTAGTCGATTTTGTCAAGAGAAAATTCTTGTCAGAATGAAATTTTTGTTTATAAAAGAGGAGTTCTACCATGGCAATTTTGGCTATTGAATCGGCTCTTGATGTTGCCATAACGTTTGGTGACACAGAGCTTGTGAAAATCTATCAGGAAGCCCTGGCAGACGCTGGTGTTGATTATGTCAGTACGGCGAAAAGCTGGATGGAATAAGAAAGGAAGATTGAAATGAAAACTTTGTTGATGTTCTTTGGTTATTCGGCATATCAGGCTGGGTGTATTGCTCCCATGATGTGGGTTTTCGTTGTTGGTGCTGTCGCTATGGGTGTGGCAGAATGGAAAGGGTGGTTGAACTAATGAAAAAGATCGTTGTTTTTAACCACTTTGGTGGGTGGAAGATGACCACTTACGAGAACTACAGCGCATATATCATGGATGCGAATAAGTGTTGTACCCTCATTGTGGCAGATGCGGGAGAGGCCGTGGAGTGTGCAAAAATGTACTATCCTGATGCGGAAATTATCGTAAAGTAAACCCGTTTTGTGACCGTCAATTCAAAAATATTTACATAATCAAAGGAGAATCAACCATGAAAAAGAATACTACTGCTTCCGTTGCTACCACCGCAGCCGCAATTTCTGCTCGTCAGATTGCTTGTCAGAAGGTTATAAGCAATGGTGTAACCCTGAACGATTGCTTGTACGCAGAGATTCCTCTTGACCTCATCCGTGCTGATGTGGCTTATCAGCGTGAAATCGGTGGCGCACGGTGGCCGCGTATCAATGCGATGGCCGCAGGTTGGGACGCAAGCAAGGCAAATTCTGTGTTGGTCAGTTACCGTACTGATACGCAGTTCTTCTTTGTCCTCGATGGTCAGGGACGTTTTGTGGCCGCTCAGAAAGCAGGGCTGAAAACTATCACTTGTCAGATTCTTCAAAACCTCGAACTGAAGGATGAAGCAGAAGCATTCTTAACCCAGGATGATAATATGACCAAAATTTCTATGCACGACAAGTGCAAGGCCGGTGTTATCGCAGAGCACAAGGATTGCATTACCCTTGTGAATACGCTTGCTAAGTACGGTATCGACATGAAAGAGGTGAACGGTATCGGAACGGCTATGGAGATTTCTGCTAAGAATCCCACGGAAATTGATTGGCTTATCGGTCTGATCGTCCGCACTGAGTGGTATGGTCAGCACAACTGCTTCAGCCGTACCACGCTCAAGAGCTTGCATGAGCTGTATAATAAGGACTTCAACAAAATGGATAGAATCGAGAATGTTCTGGTTCCTATCATGTCGGCAAACCGTCCTGATACGCTCCGTAACGTGTCGGAACTGGTGTTTGCTAAGAGCAACAAGCAGGGTTTTCTTGCTATGTATCAGCTTTACACCAACATGATTGCAAGCAATCGTGATACCAGAATGAAATTCCTCGAAAAGATTGCAGGCATGGGTATCAAAGTCCCGGCTATCGCTAAGAACGTAGAGTGATTTATTACATAAAAGATATGTTTTAAGGAGAGTTTGATATGACCGCAAGAGAATATTGCAAGAGCCATCCTGTAACCGCTTATGATAGCAGCTATGGCCGTTGTGGTGGTTTTCAGATTCATGGCGATATCGAATACGGCATTAACGATTACCTTTATGGTATGTCTGGTGCGCTGTGTGAAGATGAGAAATATCATAGTTATCATCATCTGAAAATCATCTATGCACCGTCTGGCAGAGCATACGTCAAGTGTTTCGGTAAACGAATCTATCTTGATGAGTGCATGAGAGTGTAAAGGAGAACACAAGATGAAAAAAGGTCAATGGTTTATGAACGATGAAACAGGTGTTATCACTAACATTCATCGTGAAGCTGTCGAGTGGTATCGGCAGGGTGCAAACATTTCCATCTGGATCAACGGCGTTGTCGTTTGCCGTTGGGGTCACTGATAAGAAAAGGAGAATAAAAAATGCGTGCTACTGTTGAAGTGTATGAGAACAATGCAGGCGGTATCTGTGTTGCAGTCTTTGGTCAGAATGGTTTAACGAATCTGTTTGTCGTTACTCCTGATGGTAATGAAACAAGAATGACGAGGGCATTCTATCAGGAAGCATTATACGGGTTCCCTGGCAATGATGAATACAACGCAGAAGATTTTTCTGGTCTGTCCATGGATGATGCTTATACAGACATCTGCAATAGCAACTTGATTGCAGAGTTTTATGATAATCGTGTTGTAAACCTGTATCCGGCAGACATGGGTATTGCCGGAATGGAGCTATTTGGTATGGCTTGACCGTACATTCACAAAATTGTCATGAATAAGAAACGTATCAACGCGCTAAAATACGACGTTAATAAAATCTACATTTTAGTGCTTGACAAAATCAGTAGTATCCTGTATTCTATAGCTAGAAAGGGCAGTCCGTCATAGGACTTTTATTTTTACCATATAGCTATACAATACAGGATACAAAAAAGGAGAGTCAACTGCTATGGCTATGTACAAAACTAAGAAAGATGCAGCTTATGCATGGATTCAGGAGTTTAATGCGATTCCTCAGAGCGTTATTGAAAAGCTCGCCAAGGTCGATTTGGAAGAGAATGGTGAAGGCATTACCGAAATCACGCCGCCGTCTTGCTGTGATCATGTCTATATCTTTAGCGGTGACCACTATGGCAAAAATGGTGAGATTCGGAGCTACAACAAAGATGACAACACTTACAAAATTTGTCTCGACGGCACTGGCGAGGAAGTTGATGTCAGAGAAGATGATTTTGAAGTCGAGCGTGACGACTTCTTTCCGATGTGGGGAACGATGTGGCAGTTTGGCAATTCGTGTGATAACTGGTGGCTTGAAAATCATCTTCAGGAAATGGCAGATTGCGGATTCCGTATCTATAAGCAAGAGGATTTTGAGTACGTTTTCGGCATTGATGGTTGTGGCTACGACTTTTACGAATCTCATTGGATTCCGCTTTATGAAAAGCGTGGATTCCATTGGGATGATGAGACTGTAAAGGAGCTGGAAGAAAATGCGTAAGACGTTGCTTGAACGACTTTTGGATGCCGGATATCCGAAAGCAGAAATTTATCATCATATGTCCGACCTTTATGTTTTTGTAACACCGTTGACTACAAAAATTATTTCTGAATGGTGTGATGAAAATGGGTATACGATGAACTTTCATTGTGCAAAATTCGTGGATCAGATTACGGGGAACATGATGTACGACTGTGTTTTTCAGTATTATGAGGTGGAAGAAAATGACTGATATTCAGGAAAAGATGTGGGACGTGCTGGTTGAGATGTCCGGTGAGGATGTTGCAAGAGCGTTTGCAAATTTCTTTGGTAATCAGCTTTTGAACGAGGATTTCCATCAGTTTTTGGTTGATGAAGGTTATATGGAAAGCGAGGATGAAGAATGATCATTGATTCTATTCTTGACCGTAAGGACGGCAGACACTACAGTGCTCATGATTTCTATCTTGAGGTCAGGAAATATGAGCGTTTGGGTGTTGGGACAAACGGCGAGGATATTTCTATTGCAATGGATTACGGTGATAACAAAGATGTGCAGCGTGTTCTGTGTCAGTATATCCAGCGCAATGGATACCCGGCAGATATTGAGGACTACATAAGAAGTCAAGTCTGGGTGGTATAAGCAGCAGATGCTAGGTGATTAGCGGTACTAGGGCAGACATAACCGCTACCAATGCGAAAGCATGAACGAATACACACATGAAAATAAAGGAGATGGTGCTATGAAAGTGGGGACATTGCTTAATCTGTTTGATGATTGGAACAAATATATCATCATCAACGACAATAGTTTGAATCGTCTGTATAATGCACGAACCAAAATCTTTGAATTTATGGACGAAAAAGAAAAGCATAAAGATTTACTCGGCAAAGAAATCGTATCGTTTGGACTTTACGACGATGATTTCTGCGTAAGAGTGAAATAAAGGAGATAGCATTATGGATAAAGAATATAACATTCCCGAATTATACGACAAGTACGGTCTCAAATATGAGATGAATTATGATGAGATTTGCTCTTTACTTCTCAAGAGAATTAAGGAAGACCCTAATTTTAACAACTATGTAAGGGCCGACTTGATTGATAAGCTGGGCTGGATTCACGACACGTTAATTGATGAAACGTGGTAAATAAAAGGAGTGTTAGGTATGAAGAAGTTTAATTCGACCTCAAATAAAGGATTCAATATGACTTTTGCAAATGGTATTACTGCAAGCGTCCAGTGGGGAACTGGGAATTACTGCGATAACTATTTTAGTAAAGACTTCTCTTTCTCAAAAGAAGCAAGTTCTAATACAGCAGAAGTGGCCGCATGGAATGAAAACGACGAATGGGTTACAAATAAGTTCTGCGACACCTGTGATGATGTTGCTGGGTATCTCTCCCCAGATGAAGTGTTGCAGTTTTTGAATAGCTGTGCAAATTACAAAACGGCTTAAAATCATGCTTTTATGAGGTTTGTTTATGACTGTTTCTGAATTTATTAAGAAGTTGAAAGAGTTTGGCTATGACGAAAATACCGAATTGGTTTTTGGAATGTATACCAATACTGAATTCGGAGACTGGAAAGAACTTCAGGTCAGGGGGTGTCAAAGGGTGTGTGTTTTTCTGACGAAGAAGCATATCCTGATGAGCCTTTGATTTGCGTAACGATGGAGCAGGAGTAACAAAAAAATGAACATTCGGAGAGATTTTATTGAAGCGTTTTGCTGGGAGTTTGGATGCACCAAAAAGAAAGCAAACGAAGTATTTTCGTTGCGAATTCATGACGATCCTGAGTATGTTCACGAGGTAATTGCATTCTACAAATGTCAGAATAAGAAAGCATTTTACGAAGATTGAGGTGATAATATGACTGAGAAAGATAAACGGATTCTAAAATACGCAATCGATAATCTTGTTCTTAGAGAAATCGAATTATGCAAAGGAAGTTGTAAAAGCAACCTTGAAAACAAAGCGAACCGTGAACGAGATCGTGAATTGATTATTTATGGTATTCACAGCGTTTTATATGAGGTTGAGCGTCTTGAAGAACAAGAGAAAGAGATGCTGGAGAAAGTCAAACATGAAGTGGTTCAGTTTTGATTGAGGTGATAAAAATGGACGAAAGCAAAGTTGTGAAGCAGATTGCCGAATGGATGGTCAAAGAAGGTACAAAAAATACTACAGAAGGCAATTGGATTTTTCATATTGACGAAATCACAAAAGAATTTAACGTAAGCAAAATGTTTGTTGCGGCCTATTGTGGAGAGATTTTTGATTCACTTTATGAACACGAATCGGTTGCTGATGTGGAATGTACTCTACAAGAAGGCTCTAATTTTTATGTGAAAACTTTTGACGTTGATTTTTATACAAAATTTTGTCCCAATGTAGAGGATAAAAATTGGAGTGAGATTGTATGACCAACACTGAAAAGAATATCGTTCTCGCAGCTCTTTCTTCATATCGGCGTAAGCTGATGGATCAGAGTGTTTCGTTCCTCAGAGCTGGCAATCACGAGGATGCAAGAGCAAGCACGATTGAAGCAGCCAACGTGAATGCGTTGGTGATTAAGTTTACAAGAGAAAAGGAGTTTGCAATATGAGAAACCTGTCTAAACAGAACCGCAAGAAAATTTTTGATTTGATCAAACGTGATTGCACATTTGTTGGCTCTTACGATTTGGAACATTCTGAAGAAAGTGTTTTGACTTATCTCCCGAAGCCAGGCACACAGATTCACAAAGATGTTGAAGAGGTTCGTGTCATAAAGAACCGCAAGACTGGAAACTGGGTTGAATCCGTTGTTGATGTGCGTTGGTATTACGGTATGACTTGCGCTGATGCAGAGATGATTGAACGCAAATATCAGTGCAAGTCTAATAAATGAGATAGGTGGAATATGAAATACAAAAGAATGAAGATTGTTTATATTGATGGCTGGTATCATGTTGAACAAACATGGATGAGCGGCAAGGTTATTATTACTCCGTATAGATGGAAGGATAAAAGAATAGCTCAATCCTACGTTGTTGCTTTTTATGAAGCTGGGGAGGTGGCAGAAATTGACTGATCCATGCCATTATTGCGTGGCACCGGAGCGTTATCCTGGTTGCCACGACCATTGCAAAAAGCTGAAAGCCCATCGTGAAAGTGATGAGTATAAGAAGCTGTGTGAATATAAGAATACATACCTAAAAAGCCATTCGACAGCAAGCTCTTCTCAGATTAACAAAGCGATGCGGTATTTCAAATGTAAAGGTTATAGCCTTTATGGATTCAAGAATGTTGGGAGTGTGTAAAATGAACGGCTATTACGTTACTATTGAAACAAGAGTTACTTACACAACGTTTGTAGAAGCAGACAACAAAGATGATGCTTATGAAATTGCGAAAGATAGATTTGTTGCCGGTGAGATTGAACCAGATAATCCGAATCCGACGGACATTGATAGTGTTACGGTAAAAGACGCAGAGGAGTGATAAAATGAGAGAATTTGAAGGTTTTATTTTTCCTAACGGAAGAATTGTAGCGATTCCTGAAGAGGAATATATGGCAGCTATCGAAGCGGGAAAAGAAATTCTTGTGTTTTGTGGTGGATGGGCTGGTGGATACGCTAGAGCGTTTGGTGCAGATAAGGAACAGGATATTTATGAGCCTGATAAAACTTGTTACATGGTCTATTCGTATGATGTTATGGATAAGACCTTTACGCCAGAAGATATGAAGCGGTTCGCTAAAGTGATTGTCACAGATGGTATCCGTGTGTATATGAAAACAGGTGAGTCGGCCAGTGATTATTATTCTGGAACCTTCTGTGACTGTGGTACGAAAGACCGGCTCGAAGAACATTACCCTGACACTTGTAGTAATGATATTGAACAATACGATTTCAGTGATTGTCAGACAGTTGATTTTGATATGACGGTTCGTATGCTGGGTGCCGATGATAAAGATTACGAAGGTATGGTAAAGATGCTCAAGGAGATTTTGAGGTGATAAAATGTGGGATCTAGTTGAAAATGAATATTCTAAAAAATATGGAATTGGGTGTGCAACCTTTTTTCGTGACAAACAATTAAAAACAGCAATGGTTATGTATAAATATAATGGCCGTAGCGTTATGTTTTGCTATTCCGAGTACGATAATAAGATTCTATCTGACGGTGATAAAGACGAAATTGAGATGACAATCAAAAAGAAACTCAACTTTTGGAAGGATTAACTATGTGGGATTTAATTAAAGATGAATACTCTGAAGAATATAAAATCGGAAGAGCAAAGTTCAAGAACAAACAAACAGGTCATTACTTCACAATCATGTATATGATACTTAGTTTTTGTATTTCTTTTTATTTTCCAGAGTATTCTTCCTTTTTTGTTCTTCCTACCGCAAGAGATAAAGAAGAAATGAAAGAAATTATTATTTTAAGACATTCTAAAACTTTGGAGGATTAACTATGTGGGATCTGAGAGAAGTCCACGCTTGTTTTGATGGTGAAAGTTGGGTTTGGAACGGATCTTTCCATCACAAGGATGTATTTGTAGATGAGAACGAAAACCCGAGAGAAATCTTCTGGCAAGAATGTCAGATGTTCTTCCTTCAAGATTATCTTAATAAGTGCGAAATCGTTGATGATGGTGATATTCTAGAACTTCAATTGAAGGATTCTGGCGAGCCGGTTCTTGCTATGATGATTGCAGAGTAAAGGAGAATGAATTATGACACGTTTTTATTTGGATGCGGGTACTCTTGGCCGTTGGATGCACCAGAATAAAGCACAATACACTGGTGCTTATGTTGAAGGTGTTCTGGTTGATAGTTTTGTCGTTGAAACAAAGCGTGGAGTCGCAGCCATCTATGAACACTATCTGAATGAGTGGACAAGCAACTATTATGTTGAGTTCACTGATTACAAGAACGGTTTTAAGAATGGCGAGGTCGATAAGATTTGGTCTGATTGGTACGCTTTTGAAGAAAAGGCTAGTGCATAAGAGGTGATGGAATATGGAACTGCTTACTTTACTTTCAATTATTCCGGATGACATTAGCTTTACGCTTTGTGATTGTAATTCAGGCGAAGAAATTGAATGTTACAATAATAATTCTCTTCTTGAAATTTCAGAAGCAAGACGCTACACGGTTGACTTCATCACACCAGAGTTCAATATGCTGATGATTTTTGTGAAAGAAAAAGATTGATAAAAGGGAGATTTTAAATATGGAAGAGGCAATGGAATATATTGAAGATAAATTTACATTAAGTAGTGGACTTTGTAGTCATATCATATCAGATATTTTATGTTTTTTGAAAAAATCTTCTGGTTCTCGAATGGATAAAATCACTCTCCTTAATAATTTACTTAATTCACTTGGTCTTACGATAGAAGAAGAGAAACAGATTATTGATTGGCTCTTATAATGTAAGGAGATTTTAGATATGGAAAACTTATATTGCTACGATAATGAAATCATAAAATGGACTTACGGCGATAACCTATGTTGCTTACATATTCAGCACGACGACGTTGCAGACAATAACCCTCGTTGGTGGGATGACCATGATTCCGTGATGGCTTGTTTCCATTCTCGTTATCGTCTTGGTGATAAGATTGATGCGAGTACGGCAGAAGAGTTTTGGAACAATCTGGTTTATAAGTATTGTTCTGATGAAGAGATTGTGGATGCTTTAACGTGTATAAAACTGGAAGAGGTATGTGTGGTTATTGACAACGATAATAGTAGTATTGAAGAAACTCGTTATGCGATTTGTTGTCGTGAAGATCAAGACAATCCTTGGTACACCAATTTGAAATACAATGAAATTGCGGTGTATGCTCGTGGCAATTTTTCTATTCGTGATTGTCAGATTCTTCTGGATAAGCATATTGCATGGCTTCCTCTTTGGTTGCGTGACCATTCTGGTTTGTCTATGGATTGTGATACACGATTCAAAAGTTCGTGGGACGATAGCAATGTTGGTTGGATTGTGACCGCTGTTACGGATAGTTCGGATAATACCAAAAATGAAGCAGAACGAATCATGCGTGATGAGGTAAAGACTTATAGCGATTATATTTCCGGTGAGAACTACGGCTATACGGTTTATCGAGAAGAACACGGAGAATGGAAGGAAATTGACAGAGCATTCGGATTTATCGGTTCTGACGTGTTTGAAAACGGTATTGTGTACAGTGTTGGTTACGGTCTCGAAATAGCATTAAAGGAAGATCGGTGCCGTATTGGTGATGCAGAGAAGATTGTGACCGTTACTTACAGTTTTGATAAATGTTGAATTTTAGGAGGGAAATACCATGGATGATAATATGATGGAACGTCAGATTGCTGATTATATGGTGAATTATGGCACTGAAAACACGAATTATGGCACATGGGTGTTTGAGGTCGATGAACTGGCGAAAAAGTTCAATATTACAGAGAAATGGATTCAGGAACATGAAGACGGTATTATGTCTGAGCTGTATCTCAGAGAAGAAGTAGCTGACGTTGAACGTGAATTAAGCGGCAATGATATGACTATCACACTTTTTGATGTGGATTTCTACACCAACTATTGCCATAACTATATTGAAGACGAACAGGAAAAGGATGATGACGTAAATCAGTATTAGTTTGCTGAAACTCGTTGGTGTATCGATGACGTTATTGATGCAGCGAAGAAAAAAGGAATTGTATTGACTTCGCAACAAGCTGAGTCGTGGTGGAAAAAGAACGAAAAGTGGTTTAAGGATACTCTTACTGAATATGGTAATGAGATTCTTTTTAATGCAAATTTTAGTAAGGTATAAGTTATGTGGTGTGTTATCAAATGTGGTTCTAAAGGTGAAATTTTTGAGCCTGAGTTTTTTCAAAACGAAAAAGAAGTTATGAAATATATCGTGGATGATTCGAAAGAATGCCATGCAATGTATTCTGACCTTCCTAATGTTCTGGCTTATTATGATAGTGACGAACTCGAGGCACAGGTTTGGACGGATGAATTTGGTTTCAGATGGAAAGCATTTGATATTTCTAACAAATTGATGTAAAAGGAGAGTTTTATTATGAGAATTACTATAAAATATGACATTAAACAAATGACGGAGACGCTTTGCGATGTAGCAGGTGTTGAGTATAACCTTGATTTAGAAAATTTGTTGCATTCGCTAGATATTATGGCACAAAATCCTTACAATGCTGATTTTCGTCGTAATGGTCTTGCTATCATTGCTAAAGTGTGCGAGGAGCTGAGAGAAAAATAATGTATTACCATCTTGAATACTCTGTCAGACACTTTATGTACGGCGATACATATAGAGGGCATGAAGTCTATCCTACAAAAGAGCTGCGTAACGCAGAACTTAACTGGATGAAAATGTGTTACAGCAAGCCGACAGAGCTTGTCTATGCAACGTATGAAACCGAAACGCTTGGTGAGGATAAGATAATAATATAATGAGGAATTAAGGGAGTGAGAGTTATGATTATCCAAAATTGCGGATGGGATCATTCAGTGGACGAAGTTAAGGAAGCTCTTGATACACTTTCATATTGGTTAAGAGAAGGTGTGACAGTTGGTATTTTTAATGAAGAAACCAACAAATGTGAGTTACTAAAACCTTTTGATTCAGAAAAAGCTTTTATTTTGGGGGCATTAACTTATGACGGCACGTGAGATTGCAAGAGATTTTCTTTCTAAAATGAATCCTTCTGGATGGAATGGACGTGGATACAAACCGGATACATTTAATGATAAAGATCAGATTAAATATCATGTAGATGGTCACCCTGAAATTGATGTGGATGTTTATTATGAATATGATGCTGGCGATAATAGCTGGTGGCATTTTTGTGATGCACGTTACAATGCTTCTGGCGATAAAATTCTTGGTGTGTGTAATCCTAATGTTTGGTCTATTGATGCGATTGAAGAATCTGCTAAATATTTATTTAGCAAAATGAATATTGAAATTAAATAAAATCGAGGTTTTAGAAAATGGAACGAACTATGAATGATAAACTCATGGAAGCAGCACAGGTTCTTATTGAAAATGGAATGAGTGCGGATGATGCGTATGTTGCTTTGCAGGCGCAGTGTTATATCCTTTTGGATATTGAGATCGACGATTATCTCACAGATGAAGATTATGAAGAACTCGAAGATTTTGAAAAGAAACTGAGTGAGACAGAGGAGAAATGATTATGAATATCAACGAAATTCGTTACTTTGAACGTAAGATGACCGACAGTGCATTTGATGATGCTGTGAAGTACGATCCAGCGATTGCAGTTCGTGCAAAGCGAGCATGGGTTATAAAAATACAAGGGCTGATTTCGTTCCGGGAGTACATTTCTTGCTTGCAAGATATTACCGGCAACGCACGAATCTTTTGGAAGTATCAGTTTTAAGAGGAGGAAACAAAATGTTTTTGCTTATCAATATTTATATTGCAAAAGGTGAGAATTCATTTCTCCCAGAAGTTGTTTATAAAAAGGGTTTTAATACGATTCTTGAGGCGGAAAATGAAATGAACAAACAAGTGGACGATATTCTTGTAAATCATTATTGTAAATATTATAAAGATGAAAACGGTGAACAGAATTTTAGTGTTTTGCGATTAAAAGGTGATATTCGTATTGATGCTTGTGACGTATACGACTGGTGGAAAATCGTAGAGATTTGATAAAACAGTTCTTCTAAGGAGATAGTAATATGAATGAAAAGAGATTTGAAATTGACACGCCCATCGGAAAACTGGTTGCTGAAGCTGGTGGAGATTATAAGGATTATCCAGGAATTTATATTTATCTTCAGAGAGAAGATGGCGTTCAAATTGATTTATCTTGTACGGAAATTGATAAAGAAACTGGCGAAGGCAGGGTCTTTATCTGGGAAAATACGTCTACGGATGAATACACTAGGATGATGCGCTGGACTAAAGAACAACTTATGATTAAAGAGTGAGCGGAGGGAGTAAAACAAAATGACTACTAACAATTCTATGACTGTAATAACCTCTAAGCCATTCGGCGCACTGAATGTGGACGTGTACCAGAATGATAAACACCAGTATTATATGACCCGTGAACAGATTGGGCGAGCACTGGAATGTAAAGAACCTCGGAAGTACATTGCGAAGATTCATGAGCGTAATGCAGACCGTCTTGACCCGTTGAGCTCGGTCGTCAATTTGACGACTGAGGTCGGAAATTATACGCAAGAACGTCAAACATATATGTACAGTTTGCGTGGTGTTATGGAAATCTGTCGTTTGTCTCGTCAGCCGAAGGCGGATGCGTTTATGGATTTCTGCTGGGACATTATGGAATCTCTGATGCGTGGCGATTCCGTTCTGGCTACTCCTCAGATGGATGCTGCACTGAGTAAGGAGTTCATTGATGTAAGACTTCACGCTCTGTTTGATAGCATGAAGAACCTTCAGAGTGAACTTGATTCCACTCGCAAGGAGCTCGGTGACCAGATTGAGGAAGCTCGTGCTACTAGCAACGAAGCACTGAATATAATCAGCAGCGTGTCTCAGTGTGTCCATCAGATTAAGGATAAGCAGATGGATAATTCGATTCGTGCTAAGAGCTATACTCCTCGCAATGTGTTTCAGGATGAAATGAGTGACTGGCGTAAAGATTTGTATAGCAAGATTGGTGTGATTGCAAATACCAAAGGCTATACGAATAAGGAAACGCTTCACAAGATATATGAATATCTGAATCGTAATTATGGTTTCGTTTTGGAAGACGCTCGTGCGAAGTATGTTAAAAGAACGAATCGTAGTGGGAAAATCTCTACGATTGATATTATCGAAGAGGACTCCACTTGGAAATCCGTTATGGGTGCTGTTGTCGCAGATATGTACGCGGCATCTATTGAACGTCTGCATCAGAATCAGAATGAACTTCGTCTGACTCCAAAGGCTGTCGAAGCTGTTTCTGAAGTAAACGTGAGCGACGCTCCCGTGGTTGAGGTGGAAGCCAAGGAAGTTGTTAATGAGAAGCCTAAGAAGCAGAGTGAGACGGCAAAGATTCTTTTCCCAATTATGATGCCTCTGGCGGAAAACCTTGGTGATAGGCCGCAATACAAGCACACTTATACCCTAATCTATGAGTGTATTGGTTATAAGAAAATGAATAATTTGTTTATTGCTTACGAGAAGGCTCATGGTAAAGCACCAAGTCCGAAAACAAAGGTGTTTATCGAAAACGAAAAGAATCTCGCACTGTTTAAAAAGGCTGTAAAGCAGCTGATGAAAGAACGGGAGAACAAGTAAATGTACGTAATATCGAACGGTCATAATTATATTATGAAACGGAAAGGGGGTCGGATTTGTGCCACCTGTGATATTAACCTAGCATTACAGTTTGAATCTAAGGGTCTGGCGATTTGTGAAATCAACAAGCTTCCCGCCGGGTATAAGAATGGACACTATGTACCGAAATCAATGGATGAAATCGAAGCTGCAAATAAGAGTCCGAATATAACAAATCAGGTTGCAAAGCCGAATACATACGCATTTCATATGAAAGATTCTGAATGGCTGATAGAGTTGAAGAAAAATCTTGAGGTCACAGACAAAACCATGGCCAGCCTCGATGATTTATATGCCAAAGTCTACAGTGATTTAACTGCGGCTAGTGATGAGATTGCTGATATTGAACACGCAATTGAGTTCAAAACAGTGAACGCAGCGCAAGGTTATCAACTTATGGCGGAATTAAAGAAGGCTCGTCGTAAGAGGAGAGAAGCCAAGGATGCAAAGTTTCTAATTGAAATTGCGATGAGTCATCGAAACAACAATGATTGGGGTCATAGTCGGCTTGAGACTGCCATTGAGCAACTTGACACTCGTCAGTTTACTCCGAAAGTTCGCAACGATCTGTTTGAAAAGAATTGAGGTACATAAAAATGACGATTCATATTTTACATGAATGTATTGATTCTAGCGATTTCTACGCGGAAGGTAATATTATTACCATTAACAAAGATAAAGAGAAGTTGTCTGAAAAGATGTTCTCGCTTTATAAGGATTGCCGGGACTCGGAAGGAAATAGTGTGAACCAGGACGAAACGTGGTGTGATTCATGTGAGGCGTCCGTTGTTAGTGGGAGCTCTGGAAATTACTATCGACATCATTGGAAAATTGACAAGTTTGAGGTGTGAATTATGATGGTATATGGAAACATAACGTGTAATCGCTGTGGCATTACATGGTATGGCCCTAAATGTGGAAAGCTCTATTGTGATAAATGTCGTAAGATAATAAGAAATGAGGCATCCATTCGATGTAAGAACAAAAAGAAACATAAACCAACATTTGTTGAGATTGTAAGAATGGCAGATGCTGAAGGATTATCTTACGGTAAGTATTGTTTGAAGTATGGAGTTTGAGGTGAATGTGATGAGTGCGCTTGAAAACGAAAAGAAAATCGAAAATACTGTTGCTCTTGATTTTTCTGACTACGATTCTTCTAACAAAGAAAAACGTCAGAACGTAGTTAAAAAGAATTATAGCCTAACTCGTATGGAAGCAAATCATGGGTCAGTTCAGCCAATTAAAGACAAAGAGGATATCAAACGTATTTCAGAATATTTTTGGATTAAACGTCAGTACCGCAACTGGTGTTTGTTTAATGTAGGATGTTGCACAGGATTCAGAGCAAGTGATTTGCTTCGTTTGAAGGTTTCTGATGTAGCAGCTACAGATATGAATGGAAAGGTTGTGGTGAATTTCAACGCAAAACTTCGTGTTAAGGAAAAGAAAACAAATAAGTATCGCATTCTTAAAGTTCCGGTCCCGGCACTAAAGTGTATTCAAACTTATATCAATATTGATGGATTGTCTTATGACGATTGGCTCTTCCCGTCTCGGCAAGGCAGTTGGAAGAACTCCATGAGAACAAACGGTGGAACAAGCGTGAGTAAATCTGGTGTGTTCCGTAAGTATGATGCGAATCCAAAAGAAATGGGCGATCCGCTTGATGTAGATTCTTTTGGTAGAATCATGCGTCAAGTTGGTAAGGAGTTAAATCTTTCTGTACAGCTTGGTTCTCATAGTTGCCGCAAAACTTTCGGATATCAGTTTATTGAATCTCATCCAAATGACGTAAAAGCTCTTGCGTGGTTGCAGCATAGTCTGAATCACAGTAGTCAGGCAATTACGCTTCGCTATATTGGTCTGGATGAAGAAGTGGATGATGAATACTACTCTGGGATTGATTATGGCGTGGACTGTCATGAAGACTCTTGAGGTGTGTTATGTCTGATACTTATATTAAAATCTGGGATACTTATGAGAGCTACTTTGAGCCCCTTAGTGCTGCTGAGGTGGGGCGTCTAGTACTGGCGATGATGAAATATAAATCGTCTGGAATGGAGCCTGAACTCAACGGAAATGAGCGGTATGTGTGGCCTGCTGTAAAGAGAGATTTAATTAAAGATGCCGAATACATCGAAGGTAAGAGGATTTCTGGTAAAGCTGGTGGCTCATCAAGCAAGCGTAAGCAAAACGAAGCAAACGCAAGCAAAACAAAGCTAGAAAAAGAAAAAGAGAAAGAAAAAGATAAGATATCGTCTTCGTCTTGTGATGAGACGACAACGACGAAATCTATCGAGAATGTATTTCGAGAGAATATCGGGAAACTTGGTGCCACAGGAAAGAAGGCTTTGAATGGGTATGTTGAGCGCATGGGCGATGAACTTGTGCTTGCCGTGATTGGAAAGTGCTCTGATCTAGGCGGTAGCACATGGGCTTATGTGCGAAAAGCACTGGATGAAGCCGAATCTCTTGGCTGCAAGACTGTTGATGATTACCGTCGAGTGTGTCCGATAGGTGGCGGTCGTAATCTTAGAGTGAGTAGGGAGATGCCCAGCGATGGTGATTGGCTGAAAAATGCGACGCATAGACGTCCGCTAATAAAGAAAGATGCTTAAAAGTAATATTTTAGGAGGTCGTTATGGGTAATTGGTATAAAGTGTTTGTTAAAGTACAGGACAATCAACTTGAAGGATTCTCTGTTTTATATGAGACGGCAGTGACTTTGTTTTCGAAAAATAAATCTGAAGCAAAATCTTTGGCTGTTAAAAGCTTCAGTGAATACGATAATTTTGTTGTAAAAAACGTTATGGGTGTTGAGGTTGTAGGATAAATGACACAGATTGAACGAGTTTTAAGAGGTATTATACCTGAAAGTATTGAAGTTGTATCGCTATTTTTAGGATATACACCAACAGACGAAGAGTTCACAAATATTCAATTACTTGAAGAATCTTTAGAAATGAGGTTGAAGAGTATGACAGATGATGAACTTTCGAGATGGGAAAAGTTTCTTGATTGGTATAATGATTGATAAAAGAGTGATTTTAGGAGCGTGATTATGTGAATGAAGATATCGTTTTGCGAGGCGATGAAGCAAAGCGGTTTGTGTATAATCTGCATCATCCCAATGTTGCTAAAATAGTGGAAGAGAATAGACGACGGGATAAGGCACTTGATGAAGTGAACTATCAGGAAACAGATGATGGTTTTACGTTTGACATTGATAAAAGTAAATTGGAGGTATAAATTATGGGACTGTTACTTGGTTTGGGTCTGCTTGGTGCGGCATTTGCGATTGATGGTGCGAAGCAAGCGCCGTTTGATAGAGCATATCGCCGTCTTGAGAATGAATGGGGAACTTGCACATCGGAAGAAAACAAGCGGTGTAATGCTCTTGAATACGCAGTCAAGAATGGTTTGTGTTTCGAGGATGAGAAGGAACCGGTTATTACATGGCAGAAGCTGAGGGATCTTCAGTGGAAGTATCAGCTGGCTGGCATCTCTTGGCCGAGAGAATCTGCGATTCGAGATGTGTGCCGTCTGGCGGCTCGTGACCGTGGATTTGAGTACAAAGGGTATCTGCGAAACACATTGACGTTTGGTTATATCACTGATCCGAAAAATATTTGCAAGCTTGGTATTGTAGATTGAGAGGAAATTTGAAAATGAATAACACTCGTAGAAAAGCTATTAAGCAGACTATTGATCGTTTTGATTCCATCCGTAAGAAACTGGATGAGCTTGTTGCGGAGGTCGAAAGTGTAAAGTCCGATGTTGAGGACATCCAGTGGGAAGAAGAAGAGTATCGTGACAATATGCCGGAGAACCTACAGGGAAGTGAGCGGTATGACAAGGCAGACGAGGCATGTACAAATCTATCCGATGCGGTGGATGCTCTGGATGATATGATTGGTGTACTGGACTTCGATTTTGGTGATGTGACTACTTCTCTGGAGGAAGCGATGGAATGATTAAGAATACAAACCCATTAAAGAGAAGTGCATGGGCTGTGTTCTTATACAGGGGCAAGCAAGTTTGTTCGTATCTTTTGCGTAATAGCAATCTTGGGGACAAGGAACGCATGGTAGAGCTGCTGGCACGAAGGTACATGACAGAGCCTGAGAATATTGTTGTAGATATTGAATTTAGAGATTGAGGTGATAGAGAATGACCGCGTTTGCAATGTTTGCTTTTAATGTGGCACTGATAATAACAGTGAATAGTAATCCATTTGCGTTTTGATTGAGAGGTGTGGATATGAGTATGTTGCAAGAAGAGTATAATTTGACGGATGAAGGACTTAAACAGTTGCTTTATGATATTCGACATCCGAGTATGGAAGCTATTATATGTCGTGAAAAGATGTACAAAACATATTTATCGAATGTAGATGTTGAATATGATGGTGAATCAGAAGTGGTTGATTTTAAAGATTTAAATATTTGACTGGAGGGGTAAATATGAATATTCTGAGTTTTAATGGAAATGAAAATCCAAAAGGGAGAGATGGTGATGCCGTTATTAAGTTAAGCTACCAGGAATTGTTTAAGTTAAATAATATTTTATATCACGCTCAAAAAGGTGGTGAGATAAAGGACGTAGTGGACTTTAATATTCGAAGAAATTTTTACATGGCGCTTAATTTGGTTCAACATGGTAGTCTGGATTCTATTTCGTTAGAAATTATGTTAAAACTTTATGAAAACAATAAAACCTAAATTCTTTGGAGGGAAAATGAAATGATTATTACTATGTATCGAAGAAAATGGAAGTTCTCAGTGATGAGTGCAGAAGATGCGGAAAACTTTATCCGACAGCCGCATTTCGAACGAATTCGGTTTATTTCAATTACTGAAGCTAATGGCTATCACATTGATTTTCATAAGTGTGAAGGTAACATCACATTCCTTCCATTGAAGTTTGATGATTGCACTACTGATCTGGAAGGTACATGTATTACGGATATTCAAGCTAGGAATATTGTGAAATTTGTCTTGGATAACCACGAAGCAGATAAGACCGATTGGTTCTGCGTAAATTGTGCTGCTGGCGTATCGAGATCTGCAGCCGTGTGTGCTGCTATTATGAGAATTCTGTGTAATGACGATATGCCGGTATTCACCAACAGTCATTTTTGTCCAAATATGACAGTGTACCGTGAAGTGCTCAATGCTTGGATCAATCGCCTATCCGATAAGAACGACATGATTTCGACTGAGGTATGGAATGCTGTGAACCAGGATATGTAAAACAAAGAAGTGAAAAAATGACAAACACGAAAGAAAAAGAACTGCGGGCTGGTGTTATGAAAGTTGTCAGCTGGTTGGATAATAATTGGCGTTGGATTCATACCAATGATTTTGGAGATGAAGAAAAGGCAATGGATTCCGTTGAGATTTACCATACAGTCTTGAATACGATTGAGATGCTTGGTGGTGATTGGCAGCGTGACGAGAATGGAAAGCATCGGGTGTTTATCGCCGGAGTTGGTGGAAAGGCAGAAGAATAAAGGTGGTGAACAACAATGAAGATTGATTTGACTCTCAATGAAGCACGAGTTATACAAGATGCGCTTGATGCGACGAGCTTGTGTCGGTCTGGATGCTATATTGGTTACAAGAGTGACGATGAGGATTTGTGTTTCAGACTTGATAAGAACGGAAACTATCGCTGTAGGCTGATGCGTGAAATCGATTCTATCAATGGCAAGATCGAAAATGCAATACACAATGGTCGATAAAATCCGGGTTCTTATGAAATTGCTGTAAAAAGCTTAACGACAACTGGTTATGCTGTTAAACTTTGCATAATCACAGAATGCGCAAGCATGGAATGAGGTGGACTTATGAATTTACAAGGACTTGAAAATAAAAAATGGGACTTTAATAAACAAGAGGAACTAGCTATCTCTTGGCTATTAAAACATGGCTTTGAGGTGAAATTGAAAAAACAGTATACATCAAAGGATATTTATACGGTAACAAAAGATGGTATTTTAGATGAATTTATCTTTCCGAATAACCAGAAGAACATGAACGTTCGGGCTTTTATGGAAAGATATGAGAAAAATTTTGAAACAAAGAAAGAACTCATAAAATTAAGAGCAGAGGCATCGGATAATGGTTTGATTAAAGAACGTAGTTGATGTGATAAAAGTTAAGTTCTAGGAGGATTCTATGAAATTCTATGTAATTAAAACCACAAAAAATGGTATTGAGTACAAAAAATATAAATGTATAGATGGATGGACAAAAGAGAAAACGGCAAGTTGGCAATTTTCAAAACAAGGAGCGGAAAGGATCGCTAAAAGATTAAATGATTCTGTAAAAGGACACGAGCATGAAATTCATTACAATGTGTTAGCTGCTAAAAATGATTTGGATAACTTTTGAGTGAAAAGGTATGTCTAATAAAAGCTGAGATTTAGGGAGACATAGTTATGAGTGAATATAAATTAAAGCCGTGTCCTTTTTGTGGTGGAGAAGTTACCGTTGCAGAGGGCAGTTATCGCCAAACACGATGGATGTATGTTACGAGAGGAAACAAAGAAAATAGGTGCAACTGCCATGTTTTCATGGAAAGCAAAACTTACTACTTTGATTCCTCTGAAAAAGACAAGGAAAGAATCAAAGCCGACCTTATCGAAGCGTGGAATAAGCGAGTCGAATAAAAACTAAGATTTAATGGAGGAAAATATTATGAGCGAAACAAATCATGAAAAGAACAAACATGAAGTGACTCGACTTGACGCAATTAGAAAGATAGACATTATGGGGCTTGAAAAGTTTCTTGAGAACATTCAGAAGTATCCAGACCGTTATCCCAAGAATAAATTTGAATGGATTGTATGGTTACAGGAACCAGTTGAAGATAGAGTACATTTTGATAATAAGGTGTTTTAAAATGATTTATACCGTAACAATGATTGACTCGTTTAAGAACGAGCAGAATGCGAAATTTAGTTCGCCAGTGTCAAATACCAAAGGCATCTACTGGATGCCGGACGACAGTTGGATTGCTGGATTCTTTACAGATTTAGCAGAGGCTATTCGAGTTGTTAAGGAAAACGTGACTGACATCTTTGAACATTGTTACAACTACGCAGTCGTTGAAGGATACGAGGAAGGTCTGTATCCAAGACCAGAATTGACGAGGTGGTTTAAATATGATGCTGAGAGTGACACAGCATTCGAGATTGAACCGCCGCTGCATAATAATGTGTGTGGATATGCGTTTTGAAGAAGGAGAATAAGACTATGAGTAGTGTACTTATTGATCGGAACGCAGCTAAGAAGGTAGAATCTATCTTCGAGCATCCTGATAAGATCTATTCGGTGTATTTGAAGGCTGGCGGAGATGTCGTTTGGCTGCAAGGTGAAATTGAGCTGTATGAATTTTTGCGCAGCTTATAAAACCAATATTTTTGAAGGGAAGTGATTTTCATTAACTCTAATTTGTTAATAAATTGTGAGCAAAGTGTTGCTATTGTGTGTATAATGTGCTTGCTGGCAGGGAATCTGGTATCGAAGATCAGCCCGGTAATTCAAAATCAGAGCAATTCGTACCTTTATAATAGTAGTCCTCCGGCAGTAAGTGTTGTGCAGCAAGAGGAAAAGGAACCAGAAGTCATCGTAAAAACTGTTATCGAAACGCGTGTGGTAAACTTCAGTCAGGGAAAGCGCGAACTCACTAATGATGAGCGTGCTCTTGCGGAGCAGATCGTTGCTTGTGAAGCAGGTGCTGATAGCCTAGAAGGTCAGATGGCTGTGGCTCAATGTCTTTATGATTCTGCCGTACTTGATGGTCTAACCATCCAGCAGGTCTTTAAGAAGTATGGTTATAGTTCCTTATATAATAGGAAGGTGACGGCAGAGAACGAATTGGCTGTGTCTATGGTGTTTGATTACGGCGCTAAAATTTCAGACAAACCAATTCAATGGTTTGTGACCCCGGCGGCAGCTTCCGGCAGTTGGCACGAGCGCGGAGCAACGTTCGCTGGACAATTTGGCGCACATAGGTTCTATTACAACGCGGAACTGGTTGTGGATGATGCCGAGTGAATGGCATCATCTAAAATTTTAAACTTTTACAACAACAAAAAGATGTATAATATATTGGCTAAAACAAAAAGATGTGTATAATATATCTTGAAAGTTGTCTAAATGAGTGGAGGGCGGTGTTTTAATGCGTGAGAAAAAGGTTTTGGAAATTATACAGGTTGAAAACTTTTTGAAGTACATAAGAAAAAAGCGAGTGTGGGTCTGCTTTATTTGTAATGGTGTGGATGTTCACATGATCTGCAAGAAGATGAACGATATTGGTGTAGAGACACATGGGATTGTCAAAGGCATTGGATTTTTTGGAAACGAAAGTCATGTTGAGCTGCGGCAAGAATGCTACGAAGTAAGGAGGGTTGAGTTTAGGCCGGGCGATAAAGAGAAAGCGTATGAGATGATCTTCGATAACACCAGCGTGTTCGTATCAGAGAATCCAGAGTTGTACGGGCACTAAAAATATTTTCGAAAACCTATTGACTTCTGTAAAGGTATCCTGTATAATATAGCTATGGAACGGAGCTACACTATTATAGAGGAGAAAGACTATGGACAACAATATTGACCCAAAGGTCGGAGAGGTTTGGTTGGTTGATCTATCCAATGCGACAGGTCATCAGCAGCGCGGTATTCGACCGTTCGTTGTGACGAGTAACAATAAGCGCAACTTCTTCAGTCCCACAATCAAAGGGAATCCGTTGTCTTCCAGAACATACAAGCGTTCTCCGGTTCATGTCCTGCTCTCAAAGGAAGATTGCGATTTCCTAGAGGTTGACAGTATCGTTCTCTGTGAAGAGACTGACACACTTAACAAAGGGCAGTTTATCAAAAAGCTTGGTGTCTTGTCTGAGCGTCATATGAATATGATCGCAATGGCCAGATGCAAGGATGAACCGTTTTTGATCTCGGCGTTCGTGAGCGGCGTACAACATACTATGGAATTTCAGAATTTTGCCGCATTTGCTTGATTTTTTATAAGGGTTAATGGTACACTACATATAATAAGAAGGAGTGTGCCATTATGCTTACTGAAGAAAAGATCAACGCTTTTGCTGAAAAGTATTCTGATAGAAGCGGCGAGTTTGTTATATCGACACTTAACCATGTTATGGACTACGAAGCGGAGTGCGGGTATGAGTTATTCGACTTCACAAAAGATGATTTTGTAAAGATGTTTGCCAAATACAATTGGGTAAACTCAAGTCGTTCATTCAGAAATGTGAAATCGATAATCACTGGTTATATCAAGAACGAAAATCGTACAAGCATGTATGATTTGGCTGAATTCTCAGAGAGCGATGTGAGTTCAGACAATATGTACGAGGACAAGTATTTTGCATCGGTTGATGAGTTTGTTGGTTTCTTAAACAAGTATGAAGAAGCGTATCAGATTCGTATGAATGTGATTGCTGTTTTGTACTGGATCGGTCTTACTTCTAGTGAGGTTTCTAATCTAACAATTAACGATGTAGACTTTGAATCTCGTACTGTCCTCGATAGGACTGATGTTGACGCAAGGTTGATGGATATCATCAAGCAGTGTTATGAAATGAAACAGTATGATGCGCCCAATATGGGAGGATACAGAACATTTTATGTCATAAATGGTGATTACATTCTTCGTAAAACAGAGGATAGAACTGGTGTAGACAGCGACCCGAAGATGTCTGTAAATACAATCCATAGTTATTTTGTGAGGCTGAATGACATTCTCGAAAAAAGACATCATACAAAGATTTTAGATCGAAGACATCTGACCAGAAATGGTGAGTATGTGAAGGTCTACGATTACTGTAAGAGTAATTCAGAGTTCAACCTTGCGGAGCTTAGTTTCGGAAATGGTAAAAAACCTCTTGCAGACATTATTGGAAGAAAGTGTAGCAAGGTAGCTTACATTAGTTTCCGGCAGGGATACAAGGGCTGGGTCGAATACTTCCACAAAAATTAAAAACAGGGGGCTTCGGCCCCTTGATTTTAACATCATAACTATATGACACAGGATACTAAACTAAAATAGACATTTTATGAAGAATTGGAAATAAATAAATAGCGATAATACGTTGATAAAAAGGAGAGAAAACGATGAGAACTTTGCTTCTTTTCCGTGGAGCACCAGGATGCGGGAAGTCCACCTATATTAAAGAGCATGATCTGGAAAAGTATACGCTTAGTGCCGATACGATTCGCCTTATGTGTCAGGGTGGTCAGGAAACCCCGGCTGGCACAATGGAAATCTCTCCCCAGAACGATGATGTTGTCTGGGATATGCTCTTTAAACTGTTGGAGGTTCGGATGTCTCACGGTGAATTTACCGTGATTGATGCAACGAACTCTAAAACTGTTGAAATCAATCGCTATAAGAATCTTGCAAAGCAGTACAGATACAGAATGTACATCATCGACATGACTGATTTGCCGATTGATGAGTGTAAACGGCGTAATGCGCTTCGTGCTCCTCTGAAGCGAGTTCCAGATGCTGCTATTGATAAGATGTATGCGCGATTTGCTACACAGAAGATTCCGTCTGGTGTGACTGTACTTTCGTCAGATATAAATGTCCTTGAGAAATTGAACTATGTTCCGCAGGACTTTAGCAACTGGAACAAAATTCATATCATCGGTGATGTACATGGATGTTACAGTTGCTTGAAAGAGTACCTTGGTGACCTGAAGGATGATGAACTGTACATTTTTGTTGGTGATTATCTGGATCGCGGTATTGAGAATGTAGAGATGTTCAAGTTCCTTTGTGATGTTGTAGACAATAATCGGAAGAATGTAATTCTCCTTGAAGGAAATCACGAACGGTGGCTGAACAAGTGGGGCCATGATGAACCGGTTCAGAGCGAGGAGTTCGCAAACTACACTCGTCCGCAGCTTTTCAAAGCAGGGATTGACCATAATACGGCTCGTAAGGTTTATTCGAGAGTAGGACAGTGCTCCTATTTTGATTACGACGAGAAAAGATACTTCGTTAGCCATGGTGGTTTGAGTTATTTGCCTGAATTTCTACCATTCGTGTCTACTGACCAGATGGTAAAGGGTGTTGGTCGCTATCCTGATATGCTAACCGTGGCTGAGTCTTGGGAAAAATCGATGCCGGATAGCTACATTCAGATATTCGGTCATCGAAATGTGCAGGATGTTCCTATTGATATGGGGCATCGGTGCTACAACCTCGAAGGAAAAATCGAGTTTGGTGGATATCTCCGTTGCGTGGAACTTGAACACGGTCAGTCAATCAAATGTGTAGAAACAAAGAATGATGTGTTCCGAAAAGAGGAGTCAAAGACTGAAACTACCGTTTAAATGAAAACTGAGTTCGATAACGCAGAACTTGTCAGTAAGATGCGTCAAAGCAAATATGTGTTTGAGAAGCGATTCGGAGATATTTCTTCTTTCAACTTCTCTCGTGAAGCATTTTATAAGAAGCACTGGGATGAGGTTTCTACCAAAGCAAGGGGATTGTTCATTAACACAAAGACGAATAAGATTGTAGCTCGAAGCTATGATAAGTTCTTTGCGGTCGATGAGCGGAATGAAACGAGAATTGGAAACCTACAGAACACTTTGAAGTTCCCGGTGACTGCATATCTGAAGGAAAACGGATTTCTTGGCATTGTCTCGTATGATGCAGAACAGGATGGTCTGTTCATTGCAAGTAAATCCACTCCTGAAGGGCCTTTTGCAGATATGTTCCGAAAGATTCTCATGGATACGACTTCTGATGAAGACCGTAAGAATCTGAAGGAAGTTGCAAAAGAGAATGGTTCCATCATTTTTGAGGTGATTGATCCTGTAAATGATGCTCATATCATCGAATACAAGAAACCGCACATTGTTTTGCTGGATATTGTTGCGAATGATATGAACTTCAGTGTGATGGATTACGATGATCTGAAGCGTGCTGCTGAAAAGTGTCATTTGCAGATTAAGGAGAAGGTTAAAATCTTTGAGAGCTGGAGTGAATTCTATCCTTGGTACGAGGGAGTCATGAACGAGAACTATCTGCATCATGGCTTTGAACATATTGAAGGGTTTGTCCTTCTGGATAGCACGAACTTTATGTTCAAGCTGAAGCTTCCTTACTACAAACACTGGAAGTTTTTGCGTAGTGTTATGCAGAGCGTTCAAAAGCGTGGCTATTATGAAAATACCGCAAAGTTGTTTACTGCTGAGGATAACCTGTTCTATGGTTGGATGCGTGAGCAACGAGAGAAAGACCAGGAATCTTTTTGCAAGAAGGGTATTATTCAGTTACGGAATGAATTCTATGAGAATCGGCACGAATAACTAAGATATTTTCTTCCTCCGAAAATGCCCTGCGCGGGGCTGACAGCCGGGAAAGACCGGCAATTATATGCCCAAGTGATGGAATGAGGTAGACATGAAGCTCCCAAACAGCTTTGCGTGAGATATCGCGTGCGGTTTCGAATACCGCCTTGGGCACCAGAGTCCGAATATTCACCTATTAAATACTGGAGGCAAGTTCATGAAAAGAATTGAAAAATTTTCAAAAGAAGAGATCGAGCAGATTTTTAAAGAGAGCAACAACTGGGCTACTGTGGCTGAGAAACTTGGTTACAGCAAATTCGGAGGAAGCTCTAGGGATGTAATCCAAACATATGCAGACGAAAATAATATTGACACTTCTCATTTTACGGGACAAGGTTAGAATAAAGGTAATATTGATTTGACAAGATTTAAACAGGGCGTTCCATTCAAAGGGTTAAGAGAATCGCTCTTACTCATAAGAGAACATAAATGTGAATGCTGTGGAAACAAGGAATAGATGGGAAAGGAAATTTCGTTAGAAGTTCATCATATTGATGGAGATAGGCTGAATAATGAGTTATCAAATCTCAAGCTACTGTGTCCTAATTGTCATTCACAAACAGAAAATTATTGCGGGAGAAATATTAAGAGACATAGAGCTGTATCCGATGAAGAGTTTGTAAAGGCGCTTAAAACATCGAAGTCTATTGGTGAGGCGTTAGGAAAAGTGGGAATAAATTACATAGCTAAAAGCTGGTATGAAAAAGCACGAGAACTTATGCTTGAAAATGAAATCAAGTTCCCGAAGAAAGAAACAATACAAAAAGGAAAGAACGAACGCAAAAAGCGCGAGACAAAATCTTGCGCAAAATGTGGGAAAGAATTGAGTCCAAGAACAAAAGGGACACTATGCAAAGAATGTCTTTATAGTCTTCCATACAGAAGATCTAAAGGGTTGCCAGAAAGAAGTCAGCTTGAAAAAGATATCCGTGTTATGTCATTTTCTAAAGTTGGAGAAAAGTATGGTGTAACAGGAACTTCTATTCGTAAGTGGTGTAAATACTATGGACTGCCTTATAGAAGATCCGATATAAACAATACTAGCAAAGAATAATTTCAAAAGAATGAAGCTGTATTTTATACAGCTTCTGTATATGCCGCAGTGATGGAGTGACATACATTTCCCGCTTAAACCGGGACGCCTGAAACACGGATCGTGGGTTTGAATCCCACCTGCGGCACCATATCCAGAATGTAGTGTAATGGCAGCACGCTGCGTTTGGGACGCAGAAGAGCGATTCGAATTCGACATTTTGGACCAGTGGAGTATTCCACTTGCTTTTCATGAATACCTTCCTATTATTCTTGGCTCTCCAAAAAAAACGGAGCAGTAGGACGCAGCAAGCCAAGTTACATAATGAGGGTTCGCCAAGTGGTAAATGGCATCTGGCTTTGACCCAGACAGCGTGCTTTATAGCCGATCGTCGGTTCGATCCCGACACCCTCAATTTATGGACACGTGATGGAATCGCAGACATGAAAGATTTAGGCTCTTTTGCCGTTAACAACGGTGTGCCCGTTCAAATCGGGTCGTGTCCACCATTATCAACTTATGGTTGCGTACCGTTTGTTGATCTCCTTTGACCACTATTATTCCCAGCTCGCCAGTGATGGTGCAGTAGTGTTTTGTAAGCTGGGTTTTCATGCGGCGGTCGTACAACGGCTAGTACATCAGCCTTCCAAGCTGAGGATGAGGTTTCGACTACCTTTCGCTGCTCCAATCTCGTATGGGTAGGATCTTTGGCGGTCAGATCTGGCCGCGCCTGTGCGAGATACCACCCCGAAAGGGGCGAGATATAGGAAATGTGCATCGCTGTTATTCCTTCCTCGTCTATATGATATAGATGCAATAGTGTTTTATAAGGAAGGTGCCCAGTTGAATAGTTGCAGCTATTTAACTGGTTTTTATGGGACATTATCTCAATTGGTTAGAGAACTCAGCTCATAACTGAGCATATGTATCACGGTTCAAGTCCGACATGTCCCACCAGCCCGAAAGGGCGTACATAAAACCCGCTAGAACTTTTGTTTTATAAGCGAATGAATAATATGACGTTGATACGTCTATTATTTTTCGCTCATTTTTAAAGTTTTAGCTATATAATACAGGATACTAAAAGGAGGAATGGGAACTGAAACATTACGGAGATATCACACAACTCCATGGTGACCAGATTGAACCTGTTGATTGTATCACTGGAGGTTCGCCCTGCCAAGACCTTTCAATTGCCGGTAAAAGAGCCGGTCTCGCAGGCGGTCGATCTGGTCTGTTTATGGAAATGATTCGTGTGATTCGAGAGATGAGGGAGGCAACGAATGGAGAATACCCAAAGTTCGTTATCTGGGAGAATGTTAGAGGAGCATTTAGCTCAAACAAAGGAGAAGACTTCCGATGTGTTTTGGAAGAATTTTCTCACCTTGCAGAGCCAGAAGTTTCAATTCCTCGACCTTCTGGAAAAGACGGAAAATGGTCAAAATCTGGCGCAATTTCCGGTAATGGATGGTCTATCGCATGGCGATTGTTCGATGCTCAATACTGGGGAGTGCCCCAGCGTCGCCAAAGAATCGCGCTTGTCATGGATCTTGGAGGACAACGTGCCGCAGAAATATTATTTGAGCGCACGGGCGTGTCAGGGAATCCTGAACAGAGCATCCCGGCGTGGAAAGCCATTGCCAGATCTCCTGAAAAATGCACTTCTGGAAATGATCGAATGGTGGGAGAAGATTCCTTCTGCATCGCAGGACACGTTGCAGACCGAGATGTGAGTCAAAATGGTTTAGGTGTCACAAAGGATAAATCATATACGCTCGATACCGTTGACAAACATTGTGTCGCCTACACTTTAAAGATTCGTTCCGGTTGCGAGGGTGGTGGAAAGGGTGCTCTGGTACAGACCGAAAAGAGCGCAACGCTATCCACACTACAGGATCAAACACTAATTTGTTTGGCAGAAAACACCTCTTTACATAATTTAAAACAAAAGATTTCCTCGGCGGTATTCGAGAGTCACAGTCAAGACGCTCGATATACCCAGCAAGGAAATACAAGCCCGTCTTGTACAGCCCAGTGGGGAACTGGTGGTAATAATATGCCACTGGTCGCTGAAAAGAAAGCTTTTGCGATGCAGCGTATTGGAGAGTATAAGGAAAGTGAACAAGCAAGTGCAATGAAATCTCGTGATTACAAAGATGCAACTGATCTTGTGATTGAGAAAAAAGACGTAAATTGTGCTGGGTTTCCTCTTGGTTTTAGACCGGAAAACACTCGTTGTTATGATGAATGTGCGACTACACTTTGTAATGGCACAAGACCAGGATGGACAACCGGGTGTGTTCTCAATTGGATTGTTCGTCGTTTGACTCCTGTTGAATGCGAACGGCTACAGGGTTTCCCTGACGGATGGACTGATATTGGGGAATGGACTGATGAGAATGGGAAGAAGCATAAACCCGCTGATTCTCCTCGGTATAAGGCTCTCGGTAATTCGATTGCACTTCCTCAGTGGTTCTGGATTGCACAGAAAATGAAACCCTATCTTGGCGACGGTGCTACGCTTGGCAGTTTGTTTGATGGAATCTCCGGGTTCCCTTTGGTATGGACTGAGAGTTATGGCGAAGATACAGCACGTTGGAGCTCTGAGGTTGAACCCTATTGCATTGCTGTGGCAAAATATCATTTCCCAGAAAAAGAAATCTCATAAAAGGCTAATTCAAGTAAGAGGTGACACAATGAACAGAAAAATTCCTATCAATGTAACCATTGCTTCCGGTTCCTTGAGCCTTCCGGCGAGTCCAATTTTCCAGAAGGAAAAGAACACATATCTCTGTCCGTTTTGTGTGACGAAGCTGGAAAAGCTTGAGCTGAAGTGCCCAGAGTGTCATCACAAGATGGATTGGAGTAGGTTTACTGAAAAGAAGGAGGAGATGTTTAGTTGAATATAGATTTCTTCCAACGGCGTAAGACTCAGCTTGAGGATACACTTCTTTTGAAAAATCAGGCAGTCGATATGCTTGATTATCTAAAGACGCACCGTATCAACAACGACCAGTATTGTGCCATTCGAGATTACATTGAAGAAGCTGCGAAGATTCTGGAGAGTGACCTCGAATATGTAAACAACAAATTGCAGTCCGCATTCAGACCTAAGTATGGTCGGAACAACAGACTGACTCGTGCTCAATCTAAAATGTTCCGTGATAGAGAATATTAAAAATGGGGTGATGCCGTATGAACACATGTAAAAAAATATGTAACTGGTGTGGTCGTGAAATCAAGCCGATAGGTAGCGAGCAGGGAATCAGTTTTGAGCATCAATACTCTTATGGTAGCCAACTTGATGGTTTGTTTTTGAGTTTTAATTTATGTCCTGAGTGTTCAGAACGGTTTCCAGTAGTGCTCGGCGCAATGTTTGTACATAATCCTTTAAAGGACGATTTTTAACGGCGAATGCCGTATAAAATATAAGCCATCAATAAGCCAAACGGAGGAGAATACATAAAATGAATAGTGCATGAATTGATTCAAGACAACAAAAAAGAAATATAAGTGATTATCAATGAAACAAAATTACATAAAGGAGACTTGATATGGCAGATAGAATTTTTAATCTTCCTCAGACCCGTGGTTCTTTTGAGATGGCTGGTAAGGTCACCGGCACCCAGCGTAGTAACTTCTATAACGAGAAGGAGACCAAGAGTGGCGCTATGCGCCGTGTCCTAAGCTTTGGCGTTCAGACTTCCAATGAAAACACTTTCTATATTGATCTGGCTGGTATGCCTCGTGATAAGGTTTACTTCTTCCGCCGTGCCGATAAGGACAAGGGCATCGAGAAGGATAAGAAGGAAGTCGCTTGGAAGGATCGTCTGACTTATGTTGCACCGGAAGGCTATGATATGATTGGCGTTAAGGTCGGTGTTACCAAGAAGACGAATGAGTCTGGTAAGGTCGTCAATGATAACAAGACTCTGACCGACTTCGATGCAGCCAAGGAGATTTCCGAGAATCTGCATGACGGTGACAACGTGTATATCCGTGGCAACATCGAGTACAGCACTTACAACGGCAAGCACCAGATCCGCTTCGTTCCTACTCAGGTGTCTCTGAGCTCCAAGGAAATTGACTTCGATGCAGAGGGTTTCGAGGAGCTGGCTCTGTTTACTCAGACCATTATTTACACTGGTTGCCGCAAGAGCGATGAGTGCGATGAGGTAGTTGTCGATGCAAAGATCGTGAATTACAACACTATCGAGGATGCAGAGTTTTTCATTGACTATAAGGCAAACACTCAGAATAAGGTTCTGGCAGACTCTATTCGTAAGCGTTTGAAGCCCTATACCAGTTTTGAGTGCTTTGGCCCTATCGTTAATCAGCAGAAGGTTGAGGAAGTTGAGACCGAGAATATCTGGGGTGGCCCCAACAAGATGAAGCGCCAGAGCACTCCGGCGGTTCGCAAGCTGTATATTGAGGGTGTTAACCCTGATTCCTTTGATCCGAACCCCGGCGAGAAGGATGCAGAGCCCACTTACACTGAGGACAATATCTCCGAGGCACGGGCAAAGATTGCTGCCAATGCTCAGGCAAAGAAGGACTTCGACGGTAAGGCCGCTGAGAACGACACTTCTTGGTGGGGTGATTCTAACAAGTCTACTGCAACTCCTGTAAACGAGGAAGAAGATGACTGGGGACTGTAATTTTTAGTCTTAGCTAAGTAATACAGGATACAGAGAGGGCTAGTTATGCAAAATACTCTTGAATATACTGCCTATAATGGCATGAAGTTTTACATTGTTTATATTGAGACGCTTGAAAAAGAGCCAGAAGAAGATTCTCCCATGATGTCTATTTTGTTTACTACGCATCCTGAGATTATTGAAGAAGCTATAGCTTATGCGGAATGTAATGATAATGCTATTCCGGTAGGGTGTAAGGATATTCTGGCTGATAGTGTGGATAGCATTACCCGCCAGTTGGATTATATTGCTCATGCAGTTGAGACTGGTGATCCATGGTATGAGTGTTTGAAAGTTTAATAAAAGAAAAGATTTAGAGAGGAATTTACATATATGGCTATTGTTTGTGATGCATCTGCTATTCGTAAGAAGCTTCGTATGCTTGTGTATGGCGAGCAGGGAACTGGTAAGTCTCGATTTGCTATGCAGTTCTGCTACATGAAGACTCCTGAAGGTCGTCCGTTCCGTGTTCTGTATCTGGATACTGAGTCTGGTTCTATCGACGATTATCGTGAGGAACTGATGGATAATGGGCTCGACCCGATGAATCTCCGTATTGTTTACACTCAGTCTCTCGCAGAGGTACAGGATTTCATCCATACCGTTGCTGACAATGAGGACTTCGAGGATGAGGATGGTAATGTTTGGCTGGATGCTGACGGTAAGCCTTTCCGTGCTGACGCTATTGTTGTTGATTCCGCAACCATCCTTAATCTGACTACGAAACAGGGCTTGACTAATTTCTCGCAGAAGCGTGCAAAAGTTAAGGCTGCAGCACAGGGTCTGACCGGTGATGAGAAGTCGGTGAAGATCGAGGGTGCTGGTATGGAGTTGAAGGATTATCAGCAGCTGAACTTTAAGGGTCAGTCCCTGATCCTGGATTTGAATGCAACTGGCGTGAGCTACATCGTCATTTGCCGTGAGAAGGATGAGACTGAAACCAAGCTGGTGAATGGTTCTTCTGTGAGCGTTTCTACTGGCCGCAAGATTCCTGATGGCTTCAAGGGTCAGGAGTACAATGTCGGTACTGAGTTCCGTATGTATCATCCCAGCGATGATAAGTCTATCAACTTTGCTTACTTTGATAAGGATCGTACCGGTGTTCATAATGGCGGTGAGGTTGTAGAAGATTTGACTCTGCTTGAGTATCAGGAATATCTCGACCGTTCCGCAAAGAATCGTGAGGTCATTATCAAGAATGGTCTGAACGATGCAGTTAAGACCGAGATGAAGCTTCGTGCTCGTGAACTTGGTCTTGATGACAATGATATCAGTGATGATGCTCCTGCAGAGAACACCTCCGAATCCAAGGAGCCTTCTCTGGATGACATTAAGGCAAAGCTGAATGATCTGATTGCTTCCGCTTCTCCTGTGAAGAAGAGTGCAGCGCAGAAGGCAGTTAAGGCGGCTGGCCTGTCTACCGCATTCCGTTCCATGACTGACATCGAGGAACTGAAGAAGGTTGCCGCAATCATGGAGAAGGAACTGGCTTAATGGAAACCCGTAAATGCAAGATTTGCGGGAAGAACATTTTCATCGAGCGAGACCGTAGCACGTTTTTCTACGACAAGACTGGTTTTTACCATAAGGATTGTTTTGTAGAAAAAAAGAAAAATCAAAAACGCCCTTGGACAGATGACCTGCTAAGGGCATTTTTTGACAAAGTGAAGCCCGCTACGGATAAAAAGGTCGATGATCTTCTTTCCAAAAAGAGAGAACAAGACCACAATCGTGAGCTTGCACAGATCAAACAGGAAGAAAAAAAGATTCTTTTCGACCATATTCGAGATACATACGCCCCGGCGGTTGTTCCGGGTAGCTTCTACTCGAAACTTACGCAGTTGATTTCCGGTAATTATTACAAATATAAAGGTTCGATTCCTCCGCTAGAACTTTACGATATGTGGGTTCTAGCGAAACCCCGACTAGATAAGATAATTGCCGAAAAAGAAGCAAAAGGTTTTGATATGAGTCAGCGATGGAATTATGACTTGGCTGTTTTGCTGGCACAATATCCGAGTTATCTCGAACAAAAAGAAAGGCAAGCTTCGATTCGTAGTGAATGCGAAGGTAAAACAAAGGAAAATCTGACGGAAACAGTACTGAAACGGATGAAAACAGTACCAAAACAGAGCAAAAACGAGAATGAAATAGATATAAATGCAATTCTCGATGAGATATAAAAGTATAGAGGGAGGTGGATGAGTGGAACTCATTTCAAATATCCCGAACGAAATTCTATTTGTCGGCGCAATTTACAAGCATCCTGACTATTTGGTCGAGTATGGGCATTATGTCAAGAGTAAGTACGATTTTGCTGATGAAGCAACAAAATTTTTCTACGATGCAGCGTTAATTATTTATGAAACGCGGACTCAAGAATTCAATAAAACGTCTGTTTTAACGTTTATGGCTGAAGACGAGTCCAGATTGTCACAATACAAGCGGCTGAAGGGCTGGTCAACCATTGAATACTACATGAGCCTTGCGAATGACGATGATATCAAGGGATACTTCAATATCCTGAAGAAATATTCGCTACTTCGTGAGTATCAGAGAAACGGTTTTAACATTGAAGGAATCTTGAAGCATCGACAGTTTGAAATGTTTGGCGCTCAGGACATTTACAAATTGATTCGTGGCAAGGCCGACAAGATCAATACGGTTATCATCACAAACGATGATGCTGAGATTTTGAATAATGGTCTGCTGCCAATGGTCAATGAACGTCTGAGTGTTCCTGATATGGGTTTGCCGTTCCAGTATCCTATCATGAATGATTTGTTTCGAGGATTGAAGCTGGGCACTGTGATGTTCAATGGTATGCCATCTAACGCTGGTAAGACTAGATACATGATGGCGATTGTTGCATACGTCACATTGGTTCAAAAGCAGAAAGCTCTTTTGCTGCTGAATGAGATGGATCTTGAGTCAGTCCGGTATTGCTTGCTAGTCACCGCCATCAATAATCCTGAGTTTCAAGAGTTGCATGGTCATCGTTTCCATAAGGACGAGCGAGAAATCACCCTTGGGATGTACCGGGATGCAAATGGAAACTTCATCTTCAGAAAACAAAACGAAGACGGAGAATACATAGAAAGCATTGATGAGTTTACCGCCCGTGTCTATGAGGAAAGCGAAGAGTACCGCAATGTACTTGATGTTTGCCAGTGGATTGAGAGCGAATCACAAGGCTTGATTATCGCAAAAGATGTTTCTGCTGATTATAGTGATAAGTCCCTGCGATTTGAAATCCAGAAGGCAGCTCTCACTCAGGGAGTTAAGTATGTGTTTTATGATACTCTAAAGAACGACATTGCATCTATTGGTGAATGGGCAGCGTTCAAGGTCACGGCCACCGAGCTTGAAGAGATTGCGAAGAATCTGAAGATTTTCATCTACGGTAGTATCCAGTTGGCTGAAAATGCTCATGAGTATCTCCCTGATGAGCTGAATTCAAACAATATTGCTGAGTCAAAAATGATTAAGCATGTTGCTTGGACGATGGTTCTATTCAAGGAGATTCCGAAAGATAAGTTCGCAAAGTATCAATACATCTTTCATGACCCTGAATGGGGCGGCGACTGTGCTCATCGGTTAAATCCAGACAAACGGTACTATGTTGGAAACATTGACAAGAACCGTTTTGGCGAGAAGAAGAAAATCATGTTTGAAGTGAATTTGAACCAGAATGTCTGGAAAGAGGTCGGTGTCTGCACCAGAAAGTAAGGAACTACAATGGTAAATATCGCAGATCTGAAAAATTATATTCTTGAAGAACAGCAGATTGAACCAATTTTGGAGGAGCTTGGTTGTCATCATATTAGTCATAAAGCTGGATATTATCAGTGTGCGAATCCAGATGGTGACAATAGGACGGCACTCTGTATCTACGAGAATGAAAATCTTACTGCGGTAGATTACACACGAGACATTGTCAATGGAAAGACCAGTTATGATTTGATTTCTGTCGTCCAGTTCTTTCTGGAACTGTCTTTCCCAAAAGCTATTAAGCAAATCTGCGAATGGGTTGGACTTGACTACTATCACAACTTCGAGGAAGACCTTCCTAAAAGTATGTTGATTCTAAAAGAACTCATCACCATGCAAAATGAAGGTGAAGAACACGAGGATGACCGTCCGATAGTCCCCATCTCCGAAGCCATCCTCGGTTATTACAAACCTTATGTTAACCAGATTTTTGCTGACGATGGGATATCTTACGAGACACAACGGGAGTTTGAGATTGGTTTTGATGAACTAACAAATAGAATCACGATTCCAATCAGAGATGAAATTGGTACTTTGGTTGGTGTAAAGGGAAGATATTTTGGTAAGCCGCCTGAAGGTGAATTAAAGTATCTATATCTTGAGCCGTGTGCCAGAAACCGTATTCTGTATGGCCTGTATAAGACAGAGCCGTACATTAAGAATGAAGGTCTGGTATATGTTGGTGAAGCTGAAAAGTCTGTCATGCAGATGTGGAACATGGATGTCTACAACTGTGTGGCGACTGGCGGTAAGAAGGTTTCACAGAATCAAATTGAAATTTTAACACGTCTTTGCGTTGATATTTGTTTTGTATTTGATAAAGACGTTCAGCTTAGTGAGCTTATGGTTCTCGCTAATCGATTTGTCGATGGCGTAAGTGTGTATGCTGTAGTAGATGATAAAGGGATTCTGGATGAAAAGGAAGCCCCGACTGATAATCCTGAAAAATTTAAGGCATTGATTGAAAACTGTGTTAGGAGAATTAAATGAATGTAAAACTCTGGAAGGGGAGTAGGAACGACCTATCAGACCCGATTGGAACGATTATGGAGAACAGAGGGGTCAAGGATTATAAGACCTACATGAATCTGGATGATTCTTGCTTGAATTCTCCGTGGGAATTGGACAATATCGAGTATGCTGTCATGATGTTGAATAAACACCTTTGGAAAAAATCTATCATCTCTATCCTTGTAGACTGTGATGTGGACGGTTTTACAAGTGCTTCGATGATGTTTCAGTATTTGAAAGCGATTGGTTATTTTGGAAAAATCAATGTTCTGCATCATAGTGGCAAGGAACATGGACTCTCTAAAGAAATTGAGGTTCCACCTGAAACTACCTTGCTGATTATCCCTGATGCTGGTAGTAACGATGTTGAGCAGTGCAAGGAACTTCGTGATAAGGGCATCGATATTCTGATTCTTGACCATCACATCTGCGACAGAGAGAATCCTTACGCAGTAATCGTTAATAACCAGAATGGTACATATCCTAACAAGGAACTGTCTGGTGCTGGCGTGGTATATAAGTTCCTTCAAGCCGTTGATGAAGATAATTGGACTGATGTTGCAGACAGGTATCTTGATTTAGTGGCAGTCGGAAATATCGGTGACGTTATGGATATGCACTCGCATGAGACAAAGCGCCTTTGCACAAAAGGTCTTGCACGAATTGTAAATCCGATGATTTGTGCTCTGGTTGAGGCGAATAGTTTCAACATCAAGGGTGACCCGACTATCAATGATATTCAGTTCTACATCGTTCCGATGATGAACGCACTGATTCGTGTTGGCTCATCCGAGCAAAAGAAGCGGATGTTCCGTGCGATGGTCGGTGAGGAACAGACGTTCCAGTACACTCCGACTCGTGGCAAGAATGCCGGTGTCACGATTGACGAGACTCTGGCACAGCATGTGGCTCGTGAGTGTTCGTCTTGTAAATATCAGCAAAACAAAACTAAGGATAAGGCTGTTGCAGAGTTGCAGGAACTGATTGAAAAGCATGGTGCAGACCAGAATAAGATTCTCTTCTGCAACTCCACTGGCATTCTTGATAACACTCTGACTGGTGTTGTGGCAATCAAGCTGGCCGAAATGTATGCAAAACCGTGCGTATTGCTTCGTACTTTTGCTGATGAACCGGACTATTACGGTGGTTCAATGAGAAATCCTGACGGCTCTCCGATTGAAAGTTTAAAGGAGTTCCTGATGAGTACCGGAGATTTTGAGTCAGTTCTTGGTCATGATAATGCTGCTGGTGTGAAAATCAAGAAAGAAAACGTGCCAAAGGCGATTGCGGATTGTAATGAGCTGCTTAAAGATGTCACGATGAGCAAAGCAATCGTGGTTGACTTTGATTTTGACTATAGTAGGCTGACTGTTGCATTGCCGAAGACCATGTATGAAATGCATAAAATCTGGGCACAGGGAATCTCAGAGCCATATTTCTACATTAAAAATATTCCGCTGATTCATAGTGGATGTGCTCCGATGGGCAAGAACGGCAATATGTGGAAGTATTCTGATGAAGAAAAAGGCATTGATTTTGTGTGCTTTGCAGATAATGGCCGGATGATTGGCTGGATCAATAATGACTTCTATGGTGATCAGGAAGAAAAATACATCAATGCTGTATGCCGGTTGTCTTTAAATCAGTACGGAAACAAAGTTACTCCGCAGGCGCAGATTGTTGATTTTGAGGTGATTTGATATGGGAAATTGGAAACGTGCTATCGCCATCGACTTTGATGGCACTCTCTGTGAGAATAATTATCCTGATATCGGTGAACCAAACTGGAATGTCATTTATCAAGCAATTCAGGAACAGAAGCACGGTGCTGGTCTGATTCTCTGGACTTGTCGGGAAGGAAAGCTTTTGTATGATGCAATGGAGGCTTGCTTTGATTGGGGTATTCAGTTTGATGCCATCAATGAGAGTCTTCCTGAGTGGAAAGAGCATTTTGGCACTGCTCCTAGAAAGGTTGGGGCTGATGAATATTGGGACGATAAGGCTGTAAAAATAAAGAATGGAGAGTTGGTTGACAATGAATAAAGTTGGTAATTACGATTTGCCATTAAATTTGCTTGACAAAGCACATCAATCACTTGCACATACTATTGCAGATTTAGAACCACTTCGGGAAGGTACAGCATTTAATCAGATTTTAAATGATGGTGCTCATATTATTGAACCGGATGAATTGACTCATATTCTTGATAAATTTGCAGAGCAGCATCCAGATTGGGAGATTTGTATCGAAACTGACCACGGATCGGTTAGTGAGAAATTTAAGATGGATCATGTTTTCTATGAAGGTATGGGAGATATGATTGTTCTTGATTTTGAATGAAAAATGGAAAAACGACGATATAGATATTACAAAATTGATTACCGTACATATAATTATACGCTCAAGAAATATCACAACTTACACAGAGAAATCTACGCTGAAAATGCAAGAGATGCAGTTAAAATGCTAAAAAGCAAAGAGTGTAATCGTAAGTTTGAGGTTGTTAAAGTCTACTTTGTTGATATTTTCGGTGATAGAAACGATAGGTTTTATCCACGAACTTATGTGATTGATAAAGAAGATTTTGAGTGAGGTGAGTATATGGTTTATATTACAGGCGATATTCACGGCGACTTTAATCGTCTCTTAAAGCTAAATAAGTTTTGCATTAGACACAATCTTGGAAAGAATGATTGGATTATCTGCCTTGGCGATGTTGGTTTGAATTACTACGGCAAGGATGATTCTCGTGAATGGAGCATTAAGACCATTGCTGCGGACATCCCTGCGAATTTATTCTGCATTCATGGAAATCACGAACGCCGCCCGTCTCGTAAGGATGGCTATAAGACAAAGGAAATCAGTGGAGATATTTGCGGAAAAGTGTGGCATGACCCACATTATCCCAATCAGTATTTTGCTATTGATGGCGAAGTTTACCAGATTCTTGCTGATAGGGAAATTCTGAACTGTCTTGTTTGCGGCGGAGCTTATTCCGTAGATAAATATTATCGGTTGGAACGTGGATGGAACTGGTGGCCGAATGAACAGCCGAGTGAAAAGACTAAGAAAAAGATCTGGAATATTACACATGACCCTCAAATCGATGATATTGATGTTATGCTCACGCATACCTGTCCATTCCGGTTCATTCCAACTGAATTGTTTATCGGTGGTATTGATCAAAGCACAGTAGACCAGTCAACTGAAATATTCTTTGATGATATATACGAATGTTATCCTAACGATTGTAAACCGTTCTGGTATTTTGGTCACTTCCATGGAAATAAATACACTGATGACTATGTGATGCTTTTTGATGACATTATTAAGTTTGGAGACAAGGTGAAGAGTGATGGTTAAAGATAGAAATAAAGGTCTGCGAGTCCTTGATTATATCGACGAGAATGAAATTTTAGCGCAGTTGTCAGAAGAGGCTTCTGAAGTTGCAAAGGCGGCATTAAAGCTTCGCCGGGCTCGTGATAGAAAAGAACCCTACACCAGTAAGTATTCGTGAAGCGTGGGCTGATTTGAATGAAGAATATGGCGATGTACTCAATTGCCTATATGCGTTGTTTGATGACGACGATGACCGTATTTATGATTTTTTTTGAACACGCAAATATTACTGCCGATGAAAAGCGCAAGCGTTGGATTAAGCGCCTGAAGGAACGTAATCAGTTTTAATGGTGGAAGGAGAATAGATGTCAGATAATTTTGTAAATCTTCATGTACATACAGCGCAGGGTTCGTTACTTGACTCTATTCTTACCGTCAAGGAACTTGTAAACTTTGCCAAAGAAAATGGCCAGAAAGCAATCGCGGTTACAGACCACGGAAAAATGCACTCTTTTGTTGACCAAGTTAAGGCTTGCAAGGAAGCAGGTATTAAGCCTATCATCGGCTGTGAAGTCTATGAAGTAGATAATCAGGCAGAGAAAGCCGATACAAAAGACTATAAACAACCTCGTTACCATCTTGTTTTACTAGCAAAGAACGAGACCGGTTTAAAAAATCTATTTAAGATTGTTTCAAATGCTTGCGTTGATGGTATGTATAAAAAGCCTCGAACTTCTTTGAACATTATTGAACAGAACGAGTGGGGTAAAGGTATCATCTGTCTTACAGCCTGTCAAGTTGGTCGAATGAGTAGATTACTTGTTGATGGCAACGAGACTGAAGCATGGCAGTTATGGAACAAACTGGAATGGATCTTTGATGACGTGTTTATGGAAGTACAGTCACATGATACGCCAGATCAAGCTGAGGCCAATGCAAAAATTGCGGCGTTTATTAGGAAATACGACTTGCCGTATACCATTACGACCGATGCTCACATGCTTTCTAAAGAAGATATTGATGCACACTCTGTCTTTGTTGAGATTGGAGAAGGCCGAGAAGTTGGTGAAAGCTACGTTGACTGCTATCTTCAGACTGAAAACGATGTTTTGAGAACGCTATCAAAGCAGTTTGATGAGGACTTTATCAAAAAAGGCTGTGAGATGTCTGTGAAAATCGCAGACATGATTGATGATATCGATATCGGTCTTGGACAGCCGAACCAGATGCCAGAAGTGAAAATTGAGGGAAAATTTGATTCTCATTTTGATTATCTTCGGCACCTTGTATATGCCACTTTTAATAAAAAATTCGGGTGGATGAGTGAAGTGGAACAGCAAACCCGGCGGAATCGTATTGAGATGGAACTGGATGTTTTGAAGTATGTTGATTATATTGACTATTTCATTATGCTGTATATGCTTTGCAAAAAGGCTGATGAACGCAAAATTCCTCGTGGGTACTCTCGTGGTTCTGGCGCAAATTGTCTTTGCCTTTTTATGGAGAATGTTACTCAGATTGACTCTGTTCGTTGGGATCTTGACTTCTCTCGCTTTGCAAACAAAGGTAGAAAGAGCCTGGCCGACTTCGACTTCGATGTCTCTAAACGTCGTCGAAAGGAACTTATTGCTATTGCAGAAGAACTTTTCGGCAAAGAAAATGTTGCTCCTATCGCTACGTTTAACTCTTTGTCTACAAAAGTTGCCATCAAAGATATTGGCAAAGTTCTGAACGAAGACCCAGAAAGCCCGTATTATATGCAGATTCCGTATGAATTACGTAATGAGGTCGCCAAGTTAATTCCGACTGTAAAAACGCTGGATGATCTTGGCGAAGAAGTTGAAAAGGAAGTTCTACTAAAGGATATCCTCGGAAAGAGTGAACAGCTTTCTAATGTATATGACAAGTTTCCTCTATGGTTCAAATACGTTATGCGTCTTGAGGGTCTGCCTAAGAGTATGGGTCGCCATGCTGCCGGTACATTGATTACGCCCAAGCCTGTCATTGAATATTGTCCTCTTTGTATGGACAGAGAAGGCAATCAGATGTGCCAACTTGAGATGCACAATGCCATGGATGATTTGTCGCTGGTCAAGATGGACTTCCTTGGTCTTGAGAATCTGGACATTATTGACGATACGTTAAAGATGGCTGGATTAACATGGGAAGATGTCGATATCAACCATCTTGATCTAAGTGATAAGGCTGTCTATGATACCGTCTACAAGTCGGGCAACACAATTGGCATTTTCCAGATGGAATCTGCAGAAGCACGAAAGATGTGTGTTGAAGCAAAGTGCGATAATGCTGAGGATATCATTGTTGTGAACGCAGCGAATCGTCCTGGTACTAAGGACAGCTTCCCGACGTATTGCTCCAATAAACTTCATCCAGAGACTATCAAACTACTCCATCCTGACATCAAACAGCTTTTTGCTAAGACGCAATACATTCTTCTTTATCAGGAACAGGCACTAGCGGTATTCCGCTATGCAGGATTCCCTGAAACTGAGGTTGACAATGCTCGTCGTGCTATCGGCAAGAAAAAGAAAGATGTTATGGCATCCTTGGAAGTTCAGTTCCGAGATGGTCTTCACAAGAAAGGATGGAATGATTACCAGATTTCTGAGATGTGGGCACTAATCTTGAAGCAGGCTTCTTATTCCTTTAATAGAGGCCACGCAGTTGCGTATGGACTTCTTTCTTACCTGACGGCTTACCTGAAAACTCATTATACTGAGTATTTCATGGCTGCGTGTATGATTACCAAGGAAGACGATTCTGGCAAAATGGGTGTGTTTATCAACGAATGCGACCGTCTACATATTCGTGTCCTTCCTCCAAGTGTCAACAAGTCTGATATGGAATTTAAGGCTGATGCGGAAAAGCACACAATCCTGTTTGGTTTGAAAGCCATTAAGGGAATGGGTGAGAGTGTCGCTTCAGGAGTGATTGCAGACCGTCCATATTCTGGACTGGCAGACTTTGTTCAGAGAGCAAACGGTGGTAAGATTGGAACCTCAAATGTTGTCAAGTTGATTAAGGCTGGCGCTATCCCGACAAAGGATAAGAAAAAAATCTTAATCACTTTTGCAAATATGGTTTTTGAGAATGAGTATAAAGAGAAAGGATTCCATGAGATGGCGTCTCTCCCTAAGATTTCCATTCTTAAAGACGAATACGGCATTGATACGGACTCTGTTAAAGACAAACCAACCAGACTTGCCTTATATAATAAGGTAAGAAGGGAGCGCTGGGAAGCGGGCACATGGAATCGAAAGAAAGAAAAAGACAAAAAGCGGAATGCATTTATGCAGGCGTTTGCTGAAAAGTATATGCAAGACGAGCACATGTGGGAATTTGAAACTCTTTCAATGTTTTTGACTAGCAATCCCATTAAGGATGCTTGCACCTATATTGATGCTGGTCTTGATACTGTAGAGGATGGCGGTAAGGCAACTGCTATTTGTGTCATCGTAGATATCCAAAAAAAGAAGGATAAACGTGGCAACCAGTTTGCGTACTTACATGTTTACACGACAGGTGGTATTGTCGAAATGATTTGTTGGGCATCTCAGTATGCACGATATTCAAGTCTGATTTCAAAGGGTAACGATCTTGCAATCCTTTGCAAGAGAAAAGAAAATTCGTACATTGTTGAGAAGATGAAGCCTTATAAGCAGTGGCTGCATGATAGAGAGATAGCGTAAGAGGGTTATAAAGTGGCAGATAAAAAATTCAATGAAAATATGATCCGTTGCTACATCAGGATAAAACGAGTCTTTTATCCGAAAGATGGGAGGGAGGTGGAGCCCGGCGGCTTCGCCACTTTCTCTGCCGAGGTGGTAAAAGTCAAGCAGGGAAATCCTGTTATGAGTCGATACAGTGACCTCCGGTTAAAGGGCAACGTTCCTAGCCTCGATATGAATAAAACTTATTCGTTCTGTGGTGAGTATGTTCATCATGAAAAGTTTGGTGACCAGTATAAAATCATTTATATGAATGAGTTTCAAGAGATTACTGACCCGGAAGAACAGAAAAGCTTTCTCCATTATATCCTGACCGACCATCAGTTTGAGATACTTTATGAAGCATTCGAAAATCCGTATGAGATTATCAAGAATGGTGATATCAAGTCGCTTTGCACTGTTAGTGGTATTACGGAAGGCAGAGCTCAAAAGATCATTGATACTTATGAAAACAACATTGATAACAGTGATGCGTACACAAAGCTAATTGAGTACGGTCTGACCCCTAGTGCTATTGAAAAGCTTGTCCGTCAATATCATGGTGCAGACACTCTGGTGAGAAAGATTGAAGAGAATCCTTACGTCCTGATTGACGATGTGTATGGCATCGGCTGGAAGAAGGCTGACGCTCTAGCTCTGAATATGGGGTTGAAACACAATTCGCAATTTAGAATTGAAGCTTACGTCATGCACTTTCTTGCTGGCCGTGCCGAAGAAGGCAACTCTATCATCTCGGCAAACCAGACAATCAATAGCTGTATTAAGGAACTTGATTTGAATGAGGGTGACCAAGAAGTCATCAAAAGGGCACTTTTCCATTTGCATGATGCTCGTGAAACGCTTTGGTGGAGCGATGACCGTCAGGAATTTGCTTTAACTAGAGTGTGGAATCTGGAAGATAGTATTGCGAAGGAAATCAAGCGTCTGGCGGATGTTCCTGTTGAGCCGATTGGTCGAAATATGGATGCAGCAATCAATGAGGCCGAGGATGAACTTGGTATCGAGTACACTGAAGAGCAGAGAGATGCTATTAAAAAGGTATGCTCTAGCAACGTCTGTATCTTAACAGGTTACGGCGGATGCCTTGATGCAGAGATGGAGTTCTTTAATGGTATCCAATGGAAAAAAATAAAAGATTATGTTAAGGGCGACAAAGTTCTTCAATATAATGAAAATGGGACTACAACGCTTGTTGAGCCTGAGAAATATGTAAAATTTAAATGTGAATATCTATATCACATGAAAAACAAGTCGGGCAGTATCAATCAACTATTGAGTGCAGAGCATAATGTTGTTTACTTGACCAGCAAAAACAATTTAGCTAAAATCCCAATGTGGGAGTTGTATCAAAGAAATGTTAAACGAAAGTCTGGGTTTAACGGACATTTTATAACAACGTTCAATTATGATGGTCCAGGAATCGATTTGAGCGATGCTGATATTAGACTAATGTGTGCTGTTATTTGCGATGGGTCGTTTTTGAAGGATCATAAATCAGCTTGGTGTAGAGTAAACGTAAAAAAAGAGCGAAAGAAACTTCGCATGAGAAGACTTCTTTTGGAAAGTGGTAGATACTTTGATGAGCATCAGTGGAATCCAAAAGACTTGGAATATTCGAACTTTGTCTTTTATGCTCCAAGAAAAGAAAAAAGATTTACTTCGTATTGGTATAGCTGTAATCATCATCAGCTAGAGGTGATTTGCGATGAGATTCTAAATTGGGACGGTCACGTAAAAGAGGGGAGACGGAAAGATTTTAGTACACTGATTAAAGAAACGGCAGATTTTGTTCAGTTCGCATTTTCTTCTTGTGGTTATCGTTCTGTTGTACATGAATCAAATATTGAACGGCACGGTAGAATGGTCACAGAGTATAATGTTCATATTGTGCAACACTCGAATGGAAAAGTTTCTCTTATGACAAAAGGCAGTAAAAGCGATATTGATATTGTTCGTTCAAGCGATGGATATAAGTATTGTTTTACGGTTCCGTCTCATATGTTTCTGATAAGATATAATGGAAGAATTTGTGTCACAGGCAACACCGGTAAAAGTACCGTTGTCGCTGGTGTTCTAAAGGTCCTTCACGGTAAGTCTTTCGCTCAGACTGCACTCTCTGGACGTGCCGCAGCTCGTATGCAGGAGATTACTGGTCAGGACGGGAAGACCATTCATCGTCTTCTTGGTTATGATATTGAGAATGGTGGTTTCATTCATAACAAGGACAATCCTCTTGAAGAAGATATTATCATTCTGGATGAGACATCTATGGTTGGAGCTCAGTTGTTCTATGACTTGATTCAGGCAATCGAGACCGGAAAGCGATTCATCATGATTGGTGATGACGGACAGCTTGAGAGCATCGGTATGTGTAACATTTTCAAGGATATGCTTGCATCTAAGGTTGTTCCTGTGGCTCGGTTGACTAAGATCCATCGTCAGGCAGCTAAGTCTGCAATTATCACGGAGAGCATCAAGGTTCGCAATGCTACGCAATTGGTGCCTTATGGCTGGGCTGGTAGTGAGATTCGTGGTGAACTTCGTGATTTGGAGCTTGATATCTATAAAGATGCAAGTGAGTCATTCAATCACATCATCAATCAGTACCGTACCTTATATAATAAGGTAGGGAATGATAGTGCGAAGATTCAGATTGTACTTCCACAGAAGCTGCGTGGTAGTATCTGTACTTATGAAGTCAATAATGCTATTCAGGAAATTGTGAATCCGAGTCGTGGTCAAGCAGAAGCAAAGGTCACAATCTATGGTGATGGCAAGGATAGAGTGTATACTCTGCGTGAGGGCGATCAAGTCATTATCAACAAGAACAATTATGAACTTCACACATACAATCTCAAGACAAAGAAAAAGGAAGAGAAGTGTCCGGTGTTCAACGGAAACCGTGGCATTATCCGAAAGATTGAGACTAGTTTTATTCTGGTTGATTTTGACCAATGGGGAACGATCTTCATTCCGCATTACTTTGGTGGGAATAACATCTGGGCAACGCTTGAACTTGCTTATGCTTTAAGTTGTCATAAACTACAGGGCAGTGAGGCTCCGTATGTGATTGTTGGTATGGACAACTCTGCATACCTGATGCTGACGAGAGAATGGCTCTATACGGCCATTACTCGTGCCAAGAAGTATTGTGTGATTTGCGCCGAAACTCATGCTCTTGATCGGGCTGTAAAGACTTCGAGGGTGCCATACAAGCGGACGTTCTTGAAGGAATTTTTACGGAAAGAATTTTCAGAAAAGCATTGACAATTATATTCGTATCCTGTATAATATAGTTATAAAAAGTCTCCATCCCGTAGGCTTAAAATTCTCTCTTTAGATGCATAACACAGGATACGAGAAAGAGAAGGCTTGCTCGTAACGACAAGCCTTTCTTTATTAGCTATAACTATATAACACAGGATACACAAGGAGGCTTTATGACAGATAAAGAGCTCATAGGTAAGCTTGATGCGATGGTTAAGGCATTGCAGAAAGCAAAGAAAAAGACGGACAAGACCCGCATTTTGCTGGATGCACGTAAGGATTTTGGAGATGAAGCTGATGAGTTAATGGCATTCTTCCGATTCCTGCTTGACCCGGCAATTGTTACTGGCCTGTCTAATGCAAAGATCAATAAGAAGGTAACCGCAAGGCCGGATTTCGATGTTCAGTATCTCAGCTGCGGATACCTTTATATTATGGGTGCTAGTCACAATACAGGCTCTGATACATCCATCGCAACAATCCAGAATTATTTACATAAAAATCCTGAATACGAAGAGTTTCTGAAACGACTGTTCACTAAGAACCTGCCGATCGGAGTCGAGGCAGCTACCATCAATAAGGTGTACGGCGAAGAGATTGTTCCTGTCTGGGAGGTACAGCAGGGATATCCGATTGACAAGGTTAAACTGAAGCGGGATGAAATGATTTTTGTATCGCGCAAATTAAATGGAGTGCGCGGCACCTTTATCAATGGTCAGTTCATTTCCAGACAGGCGCAAAAGTTTACTGGACTTGACCACATTATCAACGATATTAAAAATACTGGCTATTTTGGTTATGTATTTGATGGAGAGTTAATTCGTAAGAATGTCGATGGTCTGTCAGATAACAAAAATTTCGTTGTTGGGACAGGCATTATTAACAGCGATTCTACAGATAAGAGCTGCATCAAGTTCGTAATTTTCGATATGGTTCTACAGAGACAGTTTGAAAATGACGAATGTGTTGAACGGTATTCAGTTCGTAAACAGCGGCTTCTTGAGCTGAAAGAGAAAATCAAGCAGCACAATCTTCAAAACATTGAAGTTGTCGAGATGGTCTACGAAGGAACCGACCATTCACAGATTGCTAAATGGCTTGATTATGCTGTTGCAAATGACTGGGAAGGACTTGTCTGTAACAGAGATGTCCCTTACCGCCGGGCACGACATAATGGATGCCTGAAAGTAAAACGTTTTTATACTGTTGACCTGCGAATCATCGCGATTGAGGAAGGTCAGAACCGTCTGGCTGGCACGACGGGAGCTCTCGTTGTGGACTACAAGGGTAATGAGCTACGCATTGGCTCTGGCTTTGATGACGCTACGAGAGCTACTGTGTGGGCGAATCCTGATGACTACATTGGCAAGATTGTTGAGTGTAAATACAAAGAGGTCAGCTGTGACAAGAAAACTGGCGCTGAGTCCCTGCAATTCCCGACCTTTGTAAGATTTAGAGATGACAAGAACGAGGTGTCTTATGCCTAAAAACAAGTTAAAAGATTCCTTTTATTGGATGGGTGGAAACGATAAGAATGAAGTAAGCTACGGCTAAGGAGAGGATTATGAAAACTTATTACGCAGTAACCGAAGGTAAATATTCAAATTATCGAATTATTACTATTACTGAAGATAAAGAAAAAGCGGGAAGAATCGCTGCAGCTTACGACGGTGATGTCGAAGAGTACGAGGATTGTATTATAAATCCGATTGGCGTTTGGAAGGTTTATCACTACGAAAAAAATAGAGACTGGCTCGTAATCCGTTCCCATAGAGATGTTGAAGATATTAAAGACAAAGAATGGGAACCTAATTATTTTGATTCGGCTCCTTACGACAAGGAAATGGTATGGACTATTTATGTAACCGCTGAGAATAGAGAGCTTGCCCAAAAGATTGCTTATGATAAGTATGCTCAGTGGAAAGCTGAACGGGAGGGCTGGCATGAATCTTTCCAAGAAGTCTATTAAACACATTCTTCGGATTCTGGATAACAAATGTGTTGAGAATCCATCCAAAACCACAACAATTAGCTTCAGCGGCAATCGAATTCCAACTCGTGAATTCACGCCTAAGAATAAAGAAGCGTATGGATGGTGGACTATTGTTTACGCTCCATCCGAAGGTTACTTTTGGGGAATCAAGAATGAAATGTCTAAGGAGTTTGGGATGGATTTGGATAGTCCAGATATCAATTCTCCTGCACAGCTTGCAGATTTGTGAGGTTTTACAATGTTTATTTTAACACAGAATCAAACCGGAGTTGTTGACACCGGTAAATGTTTTGGAATCCATATTGTAGATGAATCAGCAGTAATCAGAGCGTATACCTTTGATGAAGATGGATGGATGAGACTTGGTAAATATAAAACAGTAGAACGAGCAAAAGAAGTAATCCAAGAAATTAATACTGCTCTTTGTGAGAGCCGTGTTAGTTTCGATATGCCGGAGGACTAAAATGCTACTTTTAACGCAAGGTGGAGAAATTATAAATCTTGACCGCATGGCAATCATTGATGCCGCAAACCTTAATGTTTACGCAAGGCAAGGTATGGGAGAACGCGGAATTGTTCTTGGTAGTTATAATACTGCGTCAAGATGCTACGAGATTATCGGAAACATTTTTGACGACTATTGTTGTGATGAGAGGATTTTTAAAATGCCGGAGGAATAAATGAACGACTTCCGAAAACTAGCCATCCCAAAGAAAGAACGACTTGAAGTTCAACTTATGGATGGTACAGAAGAACACAATATCATTTACGTGATTACATCTCTAGCCACTATTAAAGGTGCTGAGATTTTTAAAAATTTTCGTTTGTATTCTGTAGGCTCCGCCGGGGAGCTCAACTTATTAGAGAAGCGAGACGGCGATCCCTACTTTGATAAGCTGAAAGGAACAGAATATGAGTAATTCGATGAATCGAGAAGACCGGCGCAGAGAGCAGCGTAAAGCACGAATCCTTGCCAGGCGAATCAAGAAGGCTGGTGGGCCCGATTTTCTTGCTGGAATGCCAGTTGAAGAGTGGGAACCAAAGATTGGTGATGAGGTCACTATTAAGGTAAAGAGGATTCAGGGTAAGAAAGATTTCTTTAAGATGAGTCCTCAGTATCAGGACTTTATCAATAGCCTTGAAGACAGAAAGCCTTACAAAATCACCAGTACCGGTATGAAGGGTCAGGTTTACGGCATTGACGCACATCCTTATTTTCAGATTTGGAAGGGTGATATGGAACCCTACAAGGAGCTCTAATGAGGATGTACTTCAGAACGGACTATAAAGAGTGGGGCCCGGCAGAAGCCACTTTGCAGAAAGGACACTGGTATAAGGTTCTTTGTGATGCTGGCGACTTCTACATAATTGACAACAGACCAGAAAGTAACAAGTGCGGTCTGCGGCTAGGAGAAATATCGTTTGTTGATAAAGAAGATCTCGAAGATGACATCTATGTCGTGACCGGAAAGAGTGAAGAATTTGAGGAAGGAGGTGGGGCGATATGATTGGTATTGACCATCGTGAGCAGGGTCGTAAGGAACGAGCCCTTGCAGAGTATTATAGAATCTTAGCTCGATATCCCACTGAATGTGGAGATCCGATTACATATCAGTTGTCAGAAGAGCAGCTTAAACAGGTTCTCTGTGGAGAGGTTACTGTGGATGAGTTGATTGAAAGAGGTGAGGTAAATGAGAGACAGGATTAAGATGTGGATCGCTTTCATTAAGATTTTTAAGGATTATCTTATTGCGGTCGGAATCATGATTGCGTTGTGGCTATTATCTTGTCTTATCAAATATTGGATTTCAGTATCAAGCTTCCCAGATTGGTTTAAGTTTGCACTTCTAAAGTAAAGGAGGATTAAATGGTAACCGATATTCTTAATAGAGAAATTCATATTGGCGACACAGTTCTTAGAGCTAGAACTCGAAAAGGTCGCGGAGTTCTTTGGAGCATTCATAAAGTTGTCTCCATTATGAACGTAATGATTAAAGTTCAAGATGGAAAGTACACTTTAAATGTCGCACCTAAAAATTGCATCGTAATTGGTGAGAACGACATTCCTGAAAACTGGCAGGACGAATATTAAGGAGAGTTGAATGACTGTTGATTTGATTGCGTACACACAGCGAGTTGTTCCTACAAATGATAAGAATCCTTTAGATATTGTAGAGGAAGCTGCGAGTATTTGTTATGATTCTTCAATGACTGACGATTATAAGATTGCTAAGGGATGTAAGGCCAGCGGTCATTATTCTGTGCTTGAACACATCAACTTTACGTTCTATGTCAAAGATGTGAGTCGCGCACTTCTGGCACAGATTAGTCGTCATCGACATATTAGCATGAGCTGCCGCAGCCAGCGTTATTGCAGCGAGGATGGATTCAAGTATGTAAATCCGTTTACCGGTGAAGATGCTGATGTTTTCGATAATATGATGTCGGACATTGATACCGATTATCAGATTCTCAAGAAGTATCATAATGCCAAAAACGAAGACGCTCGTGCAGTTCTGCCAAATGCTTGCTGTACAGAATTCTACATCACGATGAACGCTCGTGCTTTGATTGAGATGAGTCATCTTCGACTTTGTTCTAGGGCTCAAAAAGAAATCCGCGAGATGTTCACAGAAATGAAGAAGGAAGTTGCACAGGTTTGTCCTGAAGTAGCAAACTGGATGGTTCCTTCCTGTGAGGCTAATCCGAAGTATCCGTTCTGTCCAGAAGGTCGTGGCTGCTGTGGCCGTCATCCTCGGTTGGCAGATGTTTATAAGCCTATTGAAAAAAACAAGGAGGTTATTGATGCAAACACTTGACGAAATCAAGAAGAACGTCGAGCACCCGTCTTATTACGGCGGTGCAGACAATCCCTATGAGGCAATCAAAGTGCTACGGGAGTGGCAGTTAGACAAGGATGCTTATCTTTGGAATGTTGGTAAGTATCTGAGCCGGGCAGGTCACAAAGATGGCAATTCTCAGCTTCAAGATTTGACGAAGGCACGTTGGTATTTGGACTATAAAATCCGGCTTTTAGAGGAACAGCAGAAGGTTGCTGAAAGTGTCGTAGATACGCTCAAGAAAGTCCCTAACGAGGTAACTGATAAGCTGACTACGATGTCGGATTACATTCCTCGTCATGCAAAGCCCGACTATACGGATGATTTGGTTTTCTGTCCAGAAATCCATGCTCCAAACATCGAAACTGCCGTGGTCCCTGATTGTGCCGATGAGGTCAAGTTTTAAGAGGTTTACATAAATGAGAATGAGATACAACTGGGAAGAACCATTTGCGGCATTTGCCCTGTTTGTTACAATGTTGATTTTTGGCTTTGCCAAATTTGTTTTAAGATAATCAAGGAGAAAAATACATGAATATGATGTTTATTGCAATTCCTGTCGTTGTTGTCTTTCTGATCGCCTTTGCATTTACTTGCTATAAGAAGGCTCCTCCTACTCAGGCAATCGTCGTAACAGGTTTTGGACTGTCTAAGCCGAAAGTTATCTGTGGTCGTGGCGTGTTCGTCCTTCCGGTTATTCAGCGAGCTGACCGTCTGAATATGCGATTGCTCAAGATTGATGTCAAGACTCCTGAAACCGGTGTAAAGACTAAAGAGGGTGTTTCTCTGTGGCTGGACTCTGTTGTTACTGTTCAGGTTTACTCTGAGAACTCTACTGTAACTGATGATGAGATTAAGAGTGCCGGTTGTGAGGATGCAAAGACTTATATTAGTGCTCGTCAGCAGGCTGCTATTTCCAACTTCCTTGGCATGAGTGAAGATGGCATTAACGAAAAGATCAACGATGTCCTTCAGGGCAATCTGCGAGAGATTGTTTCTGAGATGACTGTCAATGATATCCTGACCAATCGTAAACAGATGGCAATTTCCGTTGTTGAGAATGCTCGTCCTGATTTAGCAAAGATGGGTCTGGAAGTTGTTACTTTCAATGTTCAGGATATTAAGGATGCTATTGATGCTCAGGGTCATAATCATGGTGTCATTGAGGCAATTGGTGTTCAGCAGGAAGAGCTGGTGAAGAAACAGGCAGAGATTGCTAAGGCCGAAGCCGCTCGTGATATTGCTCGTGCTAAGGCGGATACTGCTCGTGAATCAAATGAAAAGGAAATTGAATCCAAGACCGCTATTGCACAGCGCAACAATGAGTATCTTCTGACTCAGGCCGCTCTGAAGGCGGAGGCTGATAAGGCAAATGCTGATGCAGAAGCTGCTGGTGAGATTCAAATGAATCTGCGTGATAAGGAAATTAAGGAAGCTGAAGCTGACGCAGCTATTGCAAAGCAGAAGAAGATGGTTGAGTTGGCCGCTCAGGAAGCAGAAGTTCGTCAGCAAAAGCTGGATGCGGAGATTCGCAAGCAGGCAGACGCCGACCTGTATAAGCGTCAGAAGGAAGCTGAAGCAAAGAAGTACGAAGCAGAGCGTTCTGCAGAATCCGCAAAGTTCGCTAAGGAACAGGAGGCAGAAGGCATCCGTATGGTTGGCATGGCGGAAGCTGAGGCCATCAGGCAGAAGGGTCTTGCTGAAGCAGAAGCTATGCTGAAGAAGGCCGAAGCTTACAAGCAGTACAATGGTGCGGCTATGGGTGAAATGATCATTAAGATTCTTCCTAGCATTGCAGCTGAGGTTGCAAAGCCGCTGGCGTCCATTGACAAGGTTTCCATCATTGGCAGTAACGCAAATGGTGTTTCTGAGATTTCCGGCAATGTCCCAGCAGTCATGGCTCAGACTTTTGAGGCCGTTCGTGAAGCAACTGGCATTGATATGAAGGAAATTGTCCGTGCCAACAGTTACGATGCAAAGGTCACTAAGAATGTGAACCTTGTAAGCGATTCGACGATTGTTTCTGAAAAGAACGATGCGCAGGATGCTGAGTAAGAGGTGATTACATGGAATATGTGATTAAACGCGATGGAACGGAAGTCCCTTTTGATAAAAGTAAGATTGTGAATGCAGTCGAGAAGGCGATGACCTGTACACCGGGTAGTATCGACGCTCGTGTGTCGAATGCGATTGCTGACTATATCGCAGACATGCCGGGCATTCTTTCTGTTGAGCAGATTCAGGATATCGTAGTGGACAGTCTAGCAAATAGCCCGTTTATTGACGTTGCAAATGCATATAGTCAGTGGCGGCAGTATCGTCAGGAAATTCGAGATAAAGAGAAAACCAACGCAAGTATTCTTGAAATTCTTGATGCCCAGAACGACGCAATCAATCAGGAAAACAGTAATAAGAACGCAACCATCAATAGCACGCAACGTGATTACATGGCCGGAGAGGTATCTAAGGAACTAACTGACAGACTTCTACTTCCAAAGGATATCCGAGATGCACACAAAAGTGGTTTAATTCATGTGCATGATAAAGATTATTTTGTGATGCACTGCCATAATTGCGATCTGGTCAATCTTGAAGATATGCTCCAGAACGGCACCGTCATCTCCGGCACCTATATTGAAAAACCTCACAGCTTTTCCACCGCCTGCAACATTGCCACCCAGATCATTGCACAGGTAGCTTCGATGCAATTTGGAGGTCAGAGTATTACACTTTCACATCTGGCTCCATTCGTAGATGTTTCCCGCAAGAAGATCACAAGTGAAGTACACCAAGAATTTTACGAGATGGTTCAGAATAATGAAATCGATAAGATGCCGGAGTCTGAAACTATCAATCGAATTGTAGAAGATCGTTTACATAAAGAAATTGCTCGTGGCGTGCAGACCATCCAGTATCAGGTTGTCACTTTGATGACGACAAACGGCCAGGCCCCTTTTATCACCGTGTTTATGTACCTCGATGAAGTTCCAGAAGGTCAAACTCGTGATGATTTGGCTCTAATTGTTGAAGAAGTGTTAAAACAGCGCATTCAGGGTGTAAAGAATGAAGTTGGTGTATGGGTCACTCCGGCCTTCCCAAAGCTCATTTATGCTCTTGATGAGGATAACATTCATTCTGATTCTAAGTATTATTACCTGACTGAGCTGGCAGCTAAGTGTACTGCCAAGCGAATGGTTCCTGATTATATTTCCGCAAAGGTTATGAAGGAGCTTAAAGGCGGTGTGTGGCCTAGCATGGGCTGTAGATCCTTCCTTACTCCTGACCGCACCACTGAGAACGTAGCTAGTGCCAAGAATTGGGTTAAGGGGCATAAGTATTATGGCCGCTTCAATCAGGGCGTCGTGACCATCAATCTGGTGGACGTGGCTTGCAGTTCAGAAGGGGACAAGGATAAATTCTGGAAAATCTTCGATGAACGACTCGAATTGTGTCATCGAGCTCTACAGATTCGTCACAAGCGTCTACTCGGCACTTCTTCTGATATGGCCCCTATCCTGTGGCAGTACGGTGCATTAGCTCGTCTAAAGAAGGGCGAGAAGATCGACAAGTTGCTCTTCGGCGGCTACTCCACCATCAGCCTGGGTTATGCCGGTCTGTATGAGTGTGTGAAGTATATGACCGGCAAGAGCCACACCGATCCTGATGCTAAACCTTTTGCTCTCGAAATTATGCGGCACATGAATGATAAGTGTAACGAGTGGAAGGCCGCTGAAAACATCGATTACTCTCTGTATGGTACTCCTTTGGAGTCCACTACATATGAATTTGCACGTTGCTTGCAGAAGCGGTTTGGTATGATTCCAGATATTACTGACCATGACTACGTAACAAATTCTTATCATGTCGTTGTCCGTGAACATATCGATGCTTTCACTAAGCTAAAGTTTGAGAGCGAGTTCCAGAAGCTTTCTCCAGGAGGGGCGATTAGCTATATCGAGGTGCCAAATCTGCAGCAGAACATTCCTGCGGTGCTTAGTGTTATGCAGTTCATTTACGACAACATCATGTATGCGGAGCTGAACACCAAGTCCGACTACTGCCAGTGCTGCGGCTACGACGGCGAAATTAAAATTGTAGAAGATGAGAAAAACCACAAGCTTATATGGGAGTGCCCGAATTGTGGTAATCGTGACCAGAACAAAATGAATGTCGTAAGACGTACTTGTGGTTACCTGGGAACCAATTTTTGGAATCAGGGGCGCACTCAGGAAATTCGAGATCGAGTGGTTCATTTGAGCGACAATTAAATAATGTATAAGCGGTGGGTTGGTGGGGTTATATAAAATGAAAATTTTAGCGTAAATGTGTTAATAAAATATAACGTGTTATCGTTAGAAATAGAGGTGATAAATTGAACGCATGGAAAAATTTCTTTAAGGCACTTGGTTTTTTTCTGGGAATCGTTCTGATTCTGGCAGCTACATATTTTACCTCGTGGATTATCACGATTGGTATTATTTGGCTGATTTTTAAGCTGCTGAATATCACTTTTACCGTTAAAGTGGCGACAGGCATCTGGCTGGCTCTAGTTTTTCTGGAACGATTCATTAAGGGTAGCCGAGGTAAGTAAATAAACAAGCAGGGTGGGTGTGGTGGCATGAAAACATGGATGTGGAACGTATACGTCAGTTGATTCTCGAAATTATTCGAGTCATACAACAAGCGAACAATATTAGTCAAAATGAAATGGAAGATATTATTTCTGATGTTGAGTTTGATTTTTATAACGGTCGATAAAGAAAGGAGTCTTATGGATTATTGGTCTGTTGAAGTAATGTACTACGATGATGGGAATCAGGCATTCAATACATATATGGTAAAGGCGCAGGATCAGAATGATGCTATAAACAAGGCGCATTATCGCTTTGAAAAGGCTCATCCTAACATGAGCTGTATGATTCAGAGCATTGAAAAGGCAGGTGGCTGAGATGGACTTCAAATGTAAGTGTGGCAGTGAATCCTTCTTTATCCAGAGTAAAGGTAGCCAGATTGGTCTGTATTGCTCTGCTTGTGGTAAGTGGCAGAAATGGCTCACCAAGAATGAAGTGAAACAGTTTGAGTACGAGACGAATATGTTGGATTCGAAAGAAAACAATCCTGATGATGATTTTTATAAAAAATTCGCCTTAACTCCATGGGGCTGCCTACACTGTGCTTTTAGAGATTTTGGACTAGATCTTCCTGAAATTCCTGGTAAGATGGCTGATGCCATTATGGAAGATTTCTTCGAGACTATGGAAAGGGCTGATATTATTGAGAAGAAGGAGTAAAGATGATTAAGTTCTTGAAACGTCTACTCCGTTGGTTCCTTCCAGAATGCAGTAGATGTGGTGGAATAATGCTTTATGATGATAACCACAGCTTGCACGATAAATGGCACTTTGTCTGTGATACCTGCGGTCGTGAAAAGTGGGGTAATTTATGAGTGTTGAGTCAAAATGTTACTTTAATATTGAGCATCTATTTAACCCATCATACAAGGAAATGCTCATTATCGAAACCGACAATTGGGCGTCTTGCGAGATTGTAAATGAAAACACTTATTATGAAGTGGAGAGTACAATAAGATATAATCGATGCAATAATAATCCATATGAAATAAAATATATTGAAGGAAAAAAGATAAATGGAATTCCGTTGAAAAATCTTTGGATGGAAGTTCATTCACGATAAAAGTGCCGTTTTGTGAGGTAAATATATGAAGAAATGGACAAAAAAGCAGCTTGAGGCTGAAGGATACGAAATTTGGAATGCAGAAATTAAGAATGTGTTTCTTAGTATGGAAGATCACGCTTGCCTTGTTTCTTATCTGAGTCTTGATGGTCATGGCCCTTGTTGTTGCTATGGTGGCTACGTCCTTGGTAAAGGATATGTAGGAGCAAAAGACTTTAAAGGTTATGCTTCCGGCATTGAGGCCATCATGCGGATTATGGATACGGTTGGCTGTAGTACGTATGAGGGCAAGAAAGGGAAATACGTCCGTGTTGCAACTAAAGGTTGGGGCAGTACAGTAAAGATTATCGGCAATATTCTTGAGGATAAGTGGTTTGATTATGAATCTTTTTTTGATGATAAAGAGAAAGAGGAGGCTGGCTAATATGGATGCGGATGAGTTCATTATTAACGTAATTGCAAAGAAAAACAACGGAACAATTGAACTCTCTGTTCCTGATGATGTATTCAATCAAGCTGAACGTATTCTTTTGAAAAACGAACAAGGCGTATTTTGCAAGACTTTCCAAGCGGAATCCTTTGGCAGTGATTCGTGGATTAGCGTAAAAGAAGATTTGCCCAAAACTAATCCAAAGACTTGTGAAAGCGAGCCTGTTCTTGTTTATGACCCAGAAATGGGGAAGGCGGTAGTATTTTATCACGAGAATGGGCACTGGTATGATATTGTTGACCGTAATTGGTGTCGTGTAGAGCCAACTCGTTGGATGTTTTTGCCCGATGATCCACAGGAGTAATTGACATGGAAAAGAAATACGTAAAAATTTTTAAATGCCGTGGATGTGATCGCTACATCACTTTTTATGATGTTGATTTATCTGCTGTTGAGGAATGGACTCTTTCCGAAATGTTTAGAGATGGGCGTAAACCCGCTGAAGTATCTGGTGGATCTAGGCTTTCTGGACAAAATAAATTCTTGCTCCACAGATGTGATCCAGAAAAGCTTTGTGTTTGTGATTTTATTGGATGGAAAGAAATCGAGGCTGAACATGATTAACAATCCTTTTGTAGAGGAAGGCATTATCGCTTGCCAGTATTGTGGCAGCGGCGAGTATCTTTGTAATGAAGATGGGAATCGAAATAGTTATTGCGGTCAGTGTGGCACTCGAATTGACTGGCCGGAAACTAAGTTGGATGACTGGAATGTCCCGACGATAAATCTTCCGAAGCCTTATAGCACTGTCATAGCAAAATACGGAGAACGAGAAACTAGAGTGTGGTATTCAAAGCAAGGAAATTGGATGCCGGACGGTGTGCTTGATTATTTAAAAGTGCCTGATGCATGGCGGTATTTAAAGGAGAATGAACGTGAAGAAAGTGACCATTAAACTTTTAGTTGATGAGATCGATAAAGAAAATATTAAGTCCATTGAAGATGATGTTCGTATGGAACTTTCCAATTGTTATCATAGCATCGAGATTTCATCCTATAAGGAAGTTGATTATGATCCACGGTGGATTCGAGTAAAAGATAGAGAACCAGTGGTAAATAATAAACTTTGTTCTGATAATGTCTACATCAGATACGGTAATGATGGACCATCAGAAATTGGTTTTATGGGCTGGAACACTCAATGGTACGATTTAAATTGCGATGTTATCGACAAGCCTGATTATTGGCGATGCATGTGACAGGGGATGAAAACAATCCTGATTTTAGTTAAATTTAATCAACGTGTTATCGCAATAAGTTTTTGGCGATTTTTAATAGAATCCCGCTTTTATTAGAAAGGAAAAGTATGTTTAAGACTTTCAAAAATACTGCCGTATGTGTACTTCTAGCAGCGATTATACTGACTGGATGCAGTACAAGTGTGAAAGACTCAGTAGGGAATGTAGCTGTAGAGAATGGTTGGTTCTATCGTATCGGTGACACTCCTATGGTGTACGACAAGGATACACACATCATGTATTATTTGTTCGGAAAAGGTGCAGGCTACACAGGCTACGGCTATATGTCTCCTTATTATAATAAGCACGGTCAGATGTGCTACTACGTTGATGGTCAGATTATTCCTATCGAGGAGGTGCTAATCGATGCTGATTGAGATTGTTTGGCTACTTGTTAAATCGTATATCATTTTGATTCTTACAGCCGCAGTTATCCGCTCTGAAGAAATTCTATACGATTTCTTACGTAATACTGTAATGTACGACATCAAACTTAAATATGTAAAGTGGACTGTCGTTGCACTGAATATTCTTATTATCGTATGTGCGAGTCTATGGACGAGGTTTATTTAAGATGAATTACATGAAAATTGAAAGGATGTGATTTTATAGACTCAAAAGATGTGTTAAAAACCGAATCTGAGCCAGTAGGTTATATTTATATTACAGAAAATTTAGTTGATGGAAGAAAATACATAGGCCAACATCATTCAAAAGAATTCGATCCATATTATAAAGGATCTGGAAAAATATTAAAACAGGCATTTGATAAATATGGATTTAGTAACTTTAAAACGACGATTTTGGAATGGTGCTACTCGGATGAGGAACTAAACGAAAAAGAACGTTATTGGATAAAAGAAAACAATGCAGTAGAAGATAGATTATTTTACAATATTTTGCCGGGTGGTCTTGGTGTTCAGATGTTTGGGCCAGACAATCATATGTATGGAAAGCACCATACAGAAGAAGCAAAAGAAAAAATGTCAGATGCTTTGAAGGGGAAAATGGCAGGAGAGAATAATCCAATGTATGGAGTCCATCTTACATACACTCAAGAACAAAAAGATAAAATGAGCGAACGAAACAAACGAATGGGGAGATGGGTAGGAGAAGATAATCCTTGGTATGGAAAACCATCACCATTTAAAGGGAAAAAACGTAGTGAAGAGTGGTGTAAGAAATCTTCTGAAGCTCACAAAGGAATTCACCCTAATATTTCAGAAGAAACAAGAGCTCGTTTAAGTAAAATGCGAAGCGAATGGATGTCTGGAGAGAAAAACCATTGGTATGGGAAAAGAGGGGCAGAACTTCCATGGTATGGGGAAAAAAGACACCGGAAGAGATAGAAAAGCTAAGACAAGCAAGTTTAGGAAAGAGAAAAGGAAAAGATAACCCCGCATCTAAGCCTATCTATTCAATGGACGGAAGGTATTTGTTTTGGACAATACAAGAGGTGGCTGACTTTTTAGGAAAGACATACGGGCAAGCAAGACATGCAATCGACCATGAAAAACAAGTTGACTGTAACGGAGAACAAATAATTTTCACAAGAGACAAATCTAAAGTAAAGGAGAAGAATTTTCAGGATGAACTACGCTAAAATCGTTCCATGTGATATAGCAAATGGGCCGTCGGTGCGCGTCACACTTTTCGTGCAGGGTTGTGATCATCATTGTCCCGGCTGTCAGAATCCTACTACATGGGACCCGAATGGTGGTCAGCCATTCACAGATGAAACGCTTGATAAAATTGTAGATTTACTTCGACCTGATTACATTCAGGGACTGACTCTCACTGGTGGAGATCCACTCTTGCCGGAGAATAGAACTACAATCTTTCGTATCTGCAAATGTGTTTACAAAGAGTTTGGGCGAAAAAAAGATATCTGGTTATGGACGGGGTACACATATGAAGAACTGCGACAAGAATGGATGGAATCATGGGATAGCGTCATTCTTGTCAACATTTTTTCATACACAACAGTTCTTGTTGATGGTCCTTTTATTGAGGCGAAAAAAGATATTTCTCTTCCATATATGGGAAGCTCAAATCAGAGGGTGATTGATATTTGGAGGAGCGCAGGAAAAGATAATCCAGTCCTTTGGTGGACTCCAGAAGAGAAAGGAAAATAATATGGATTTAGGAAACACAACTACTAATCTTGGCTATGGCATGAGTCGGATGCCGTATCGCCCCAACATTAAAATCAATAAACTGCACGAAGATGCTCATCTGCCGACTTATGGCTCAAAAAACGCTGCTTGTGCAGACCTGTATGCTTATATCGGGTTTGATGATGCAACGATGGTAAACAAGAATGGTGACCGCTGCATCATGATTCAGCCGGGTGAAACCGTTAAGGTTCATACTGGTCTGCGAATGGCTCCGCCGGAAGGTTGGTATGTCGCTATCTATGCTCGCAGCGGTATGGCAACTAAGCTTGGACTTGCTCCTGCGAACAAAATTGGCGTGTGCGATCAAGATTACCGTGGAGAGTATATCGTTGCGCTACATAACCACTCCAATATCCCGCAGATGATTACTCATGGTGATCGCATTGCTCAGATGGCAGTTGTTCCATTTTGGCAGGCTGATTTTAAAGAAGTTTCCGAATTGGACGAAACTGAGCGCGGAGCCGGTGGTTTTGGAAGTACCGGAAAACAGTAAGAGAATAAAGCTGATGTTTTAAAGAGGGTTAAAGCTAAGGACAGCATCAAGTAAGGAGAATATATAATGAAGTATTATATTATCGAATCTCATTACGAGAAAGAAGCTCCATTTGGAATTGCATGGCAAGTAAAGCTGTTTGACGAGCACACGCTTTTGGAAGAGTACGACCACATCTTCTATAACGAGATTGCCGGTTACTGTAAATGTCTTGAGGACATTGGGTTTATTGAAAATGTCGAAGTGAAAGTTGATATTAAAAGCGAATTGAAGAAATTGCAGGAATTCCAGAAGAGCATCGGTGAAATTATCGCATCGGCTGCAACGCTGGAGAATCCTGCAAAAAGTGTAGAAACACCTTCGATTAGAACGAAATATTCATTCCGGTAAAAGGTAAATTTTATGGGTGGGTGGGAGGAATAAGAGGATGTGAATGAATGGAACTTTATAATGATGATTGTTTGAAAATTATGCCACAAATCACAGATAAATCTATCGATATGATTCTTTGTGACTTGCCCTATGGTGTCACTCATAATAAATGGGATTCTGTGATTCCTTTCGATAAGCTGTGGGAACAATACAACCGAATCATTAAGGATAATGGTGCAATCTGTCTATTCGCTGATGGCATGTTTATGGCCGATCTTATGGAAAGCAATCGTAAGATGTGGCGATATAATCTTGTTTGGGACAAAGTTCTTTCTTCTGGGTTCTTGAATGCAAAGAGAATGCCGCTTCGTAGTACAGAAGAAATCGTAGTCTTTTATAGAAAGCTTCCTACATATAATCCTCAATTCACTGAAGGCGAGCCACTTCATGGTATGGGAACCAAGTATAAAGAAGGCAACCGTAAAAATAACAATTATGGGAATTTCGATTCTACAAATCAAGCCTCCGCAATGAGAGTAGGAGATACGAAGAAGTATCCGAAATCGCTGGTGACATTCCAAAGAGCACACAGCTCCGTTATGCTCCATCCAACCGAGAAACCGGTGGCTTTAATGGAGTGGCTTATCAACACTTACACAAATAAGGGTGAAACCATTCTTGATAACTGCATGGGAGTTGGAGGAAGCGGTATTGCTGCTAAAAATCTTGAACGAAATTACATTGGTATAGAACTTGACCAAAAATATTTTAAGATTGCTAAAGAAAGAATCGAGGCGGCATGAAAGCACATATTCGAGAAGAAAAGAAACCAATTGAGCTTGGGAAGGGAACACTGTTCGTTAAGAATGACGGAGAGTTTAACAAGCTCTGCGATACAGCAGAATATGATGAAACGCATACTGACGATGAAGTTATCAAGGTTTCTTTATCTGAAGAAAATATGATTGTTGGGGAGAACTTTTTTAGTGCCCCATTTGTGTTTGTAGATTGAGGTATTAGTATGCATAAAACTGACAGCTTGAAAAATCCAGTAATTGTATTCCCTTGTAAGAACTGCGGTTGTACAACTAAGATTAGAGTAGCTTCTTTTGAAAATCCTGACTTGGATATTCCTGAGAATAATGTGATTGGATGCTATAGATGTAGAGCAGAAGTTGCCGGGACTGAGTTTATTTCTTGGAAAGAAGCAAACAAAAATATTTTTACCGTGGAGGTGCCTGATGGCAACTAAAATTGTAAAGCGCGGCCACGAGCAAGAACCTCAAAAATTTGCAGTTGAATTCAAGTGTCCTCATTGTCATTGTGATTTTTATGCTGACGACACATTTCGACTCAATCTATAAGGACTATTATGCTACAGCTGCCAATTTTGAGTTGCGATACACTTGTCCTGAATGTGGTGAAACCGCAAAGCAAATTGATATTGCAGATTATAATGAAGTATTTGGCAAGCAGACCTTCTTTGAATGGCTGAGGTCTATTTTTGAAACACCGCTAGGTAGATACTATAGGATTCAGAAAGTCTTAAAGAGTTTGAGCGAAGGAGAAGAATAATGGCAATCAAAATTATTGAACACAGAAAGGAACCGGTAAAGCTGGCGTATCATTTTGTATGTGATTGCGGGTGTGAGTTTTGGTCTGATAATAGTGAAGATATGTTGATGGCACGAAGTCTTGACCCGTACTATGAAATTAAATGCCCGGAGTGTGAACACTGGGTAAGAAGTTATGATCGTCCTATTTTAAGAAGCGAAATCTTTGGGAATTAAAATGTATGTTTTAGGAGAATTCGATGTGGATAAAAACTGAAGACGAACCAATCCCTGCTTATGGACAGAACAACAAAACATTTCGGCTACTACTTCAATTTCACGAATATTATGGGTATGAACCATACGGGAATGATAATATTTGTGTCATGGCAATTTGGGATAGTACAAATGAATGCTTCTTTGAAAAAGAAACTAGATTGCGAATCCGAAATGAAGATATTTATATGTGGTGGAAAAATGAGCAAACATTGGTATGACGAGTGGGAAATCACTGGTGTCACATTCGATACATCTGATAATCTAAATAAGAAATTTTTCAAGCCGGTTTATATAATGCCAGATGGGGACATCGTGGCTTGCGATGGAACTCACGATTTTAATTATGATCCTAACAAAGAAATTCAAATTGTCCCAAAAGAATCTATTCCATTTTATGGTAAGCCGACAGAACCTGCCGTTTATCGTGATGATTATGGCAACTGTGTGGATGTTGACGGTAGTCCTCTCGGTATGAAATGGGACGACTTTATGGAGAAACGGTTACGAATGGTAAATAAATAACGTATCATCGCTATAAAAATTAGCGAAAAATACGGTAAAACTAGACTTTTATGAGGTAGATTGAATGGACAATAGATTTTCAATCGAAAAGAATCACTGGGAAATACAAAATCCAGAATGGGAAAGCTATTCTCATTTCATCTGCACTAAAGACCATTATTGGACTGGTGTACACGGTATCAGCAACTATTTTCTTCAATATAAGAATTTTGGCAGAAGTAAACCAGTCGAACGATTTTCTGTAGAATGGCCGAACTTCGTAGAGCACATGTGGTTTATCCATTGGCGTGGCCCATGGGATTATATTTTTGCTTCATATAAATTATCCGAAATCAAACGATTTTTAGAACTTGATATTGATGCTATTAAAAAGAACCATTGGCCGGATGGCCGCTGCACTTGCTACAGTATTTATGACTACGTGACGAAAAAATGGTACTATTTTAAAATCGAAAATTTGGGAACATTTTATGGATGCACGTGGCCGTTGGGTGATGATACGGGGGAGGTGATTAGTTGTGACTAAACAAATAGGCTATTATAGATCCGACTGGTACATTATGGGCATCGACGGAAAATATAACAACGCCTGTATCTCACATACAGAATCGCAGCTTCGATATACAGTTCCAAGGTCGCCAGAATGGACTATCAATGGATTGAGTTTTACTTACCTTAGAGAACATGGATTTGAAGATTATCCTGAACTCTATGGTATTGTATTCTATGATATGGAATGGTGGCGAAGAAAACGCTATCCGGGTGACTTTTATGTAGAGATACCAATTTGTGATTTGTGTGCAGATGCATTTCATTTAAAATGGTGTTGCAAGGAATTTCGTGTACATCAATGGTCTAACTTGCGTAAAGAAACAAAATGGGTGAAAGGCAGAAGCAGTTACACTATTTGTGAACTTGCACATAAGTTGCCACACGAAGAATTTATAGAATATCTTAAAGACAACGGCATCTATATTGTAAACGAAGGTGGTGTTGAACTTGGATGGTAAAGAATTAGGGTTTTATAAAGACCAAACAGAATATTATAAAAGATCAATCGAAGATCTACTGCACCATTATACTGATAGCTGTGGCATGTGTACGGTTAATTTAGATTGCAGTGAATGCGTTGTTGATGGTTTTATCAATCAGCTACGAAATATTCTGTATAGTAGTAGTGAGTATAAAGGAGAAAACATATGAAGCTGCTTTTACAGTCTAATGGAGGATTTTCTGGATTCTATAGTAGATTTATTTTGATTGATACAGACCTACACAAAATGGTAAAAACGGATAGCCTCATGAAAGATGGTCTAACTGGAATAAAATATATTTGGGACTATATCGATAATGAGAAGATTCCAGATATTGATGATTTTGGTAAATCTCTTTGTCAGGATTTCAATTATGATATTTCATTACTTGAATGTTTTTTACCGACCGCCAAAGTTGTCACTAATGAGTCCATCATAATGAACGACATCAATTATGATGTTTATCTATCATCTGAAAACGTTCCGTACAGAAAGTTCAGATTGAATTCTTCATCATATCTTGAAAATGACGCTCTCAGCGCAAAGCTTAGGAAACTATTTCAGACATTCTTATAAAGGAGACTCACAATGATTATTGACTGCAAATCTATCGCACAGGATATCAAAAATAAAATCAAGAATGTCATCGCAGAAGATGACTATGCTCCTATTTTACATATTTATCAAGTAGGGGACAACCCTGCATCCAATGCTTATATTCGCGGCAAGCTGCGTGACTGTGAAGAGGTTGGAATCGGAGTGGAGCTTGTCAAACTGCCAGAAAATATTACCGAAGATGAATTGAACAACAAGATCTTAGAAGATTATAATTGGGAATATGTGGACGGTATCATTGTTCAGCTTCCGTTGCCAAAACATATCGACCCTAAAAATATTTGTATTCCAGATGAACTTGACGTTGATGGCTTTAATTCTACATCTAAATTTCAGCCCTGCACTCCGCTGGGCGTTATGAAGATTTTTGACTCCATCGGTTACGATCTGGATGGCAAGAATGTACTCGTATGCGGTCAATCTGATATTGTTGGTCGTCCGCTGGTTGATATGCTGATTAAACGGCACTGTAATGTGATCTCTGTGAATAGCACGGGTTCCCGCATGAAGGCCACTACTCTTGGATTTGAAATGGTCGATGTGGTCATCTCTGCTGTGGGCAAGCGCAACTTTATCACACCGTTTGGTCTTGATCGGGTTGAAGTCTGCATCGATGTTGGCATCAACTATGACGAGAACGGAAAGCAACACGGCGACTGTGCCGATGATATTTATGAGATGGAAGATATCAAAGTAACCCCTCGTATCGGCGGAGTTGGCCTTATGACACGTGCTATGCTACTTTACAATGTATGTGTGGCAAGGTATGGAGAAGAGAAGATGGAGAGGTGATTGAATGAAGGAAGTCCCAATTTGGGAAAAGACGACCCTGACGTTAGATGAAGCGGCTGCTTACACGGGGATTGGGGTCTGCCGACTAAGAGCGATTACTGATGATGAAAACTGTCCATTGGTACTTTGGGTGGGGAATAAACGTCTTATCAAACGTAAAGCTCTCGAAAAATATATAGATCAAACGTATTCTGTTTGAAATATAGGCTCTGATGTGGTATACTCATGGTGTCACACCAGAGCTTCTTATATAACGTAAGGAGTTCTGCATCATGATAAGACGTAAAGATAATAATGGCAAAGTTTTAAAAGACGGCGAGAGCCAGAGAAAGGATGGGAGATACCAATATAGATGGACAAACAAACTTGGAAAACGCTCAATAATATACGCCACTTCACTTAAAGAATTGAGAGAAAAAGAAGCTGAAATCCAAGAAAAACTTAATTTGGGTATAACGTCTACTTCAAAAATCACAGTGTACCAATTAGCAAAAAGACATCTCGAAGAAACAAAACTTACTATTAGGCCAAGCAGCTATAAAACAAAATCGCAGAATTTGAAAATCTTTCAGAATCACCTAATTGGGGAAATGAATGCAACTGATATTTTAGTGCGCGATGTAAAACAATTTGCACGAGAATTGGATAACGAAGGATATTGTTATACAACAATCAGAGATGTCATGTCTTTAGCTAGACCGGCATTTCAAGAAATGTTTGATGAGAATATAATTCCTAGAAATCCATTCGTTTTTAAATTAAATACAGTTGTCAAATGTGACTCAAAAGAAAAAGAAATATTAACAGAAGAGCAGTATCAAAATCTGATCAAGTTCATGAAATCTAGTCGAGTATATAAAAGGCATGTTGGCATGGTGATGCTTTTGCACGAGACCGGACTTCGAGCAGGAGAATTATGCGGGCTAACAAAAAAGTCATTTGATTTTGATAACAACACTGTTACTATATCTCATCAGATGGTGTACGATGGAAAGAGCGGCGGGCTGTATTTAGCACCTACAAAAACAGAAAGTGGGATAAGGACTATCCCATTATCTAAAGACGCCATCATTGCTTTTGAAGAAGCGATAAAACAACGTCCGATTGTAAAAGCAGAGAGAATAATAGATGGGCAAGCCGACTTCTTGTTCATAGCAAAAACTGGAAGGCCCTATACGAATAAAAACCTTGTTAGAATTTTTGAAGGACTAATCAAAGCCTATAATAGTTGCCATGATGAACCATTGCCTGAAGTCACTGCCCATAGTATGCGCCACGAATATTGTACACGGCTTGTCAAAGCCAAGATGGATGTTAAATCGGTTCAATACCTCATGGGACATTCGTCGCCCGATATAACCTTGAAAGTGTATACTCATATCTTAAAAGAAGAGACCGAAGCAGAGGCAATCAAACAGTTTAATAGGATTGTTTCCTAATTATTTGACACCAATTTTGACACCAAATCTTCAAAAGATATATAGACTTACGGAGATTTGCATAGAGTCCATTTTGGAATGGCAAAAACGACTTCGAAATAATGTCGCAATATCGATAAATATAGACTTATAGAGATTTGCATAGACCATCTTGAAAAAAAGTAGGAAGTAAGGTATAATATACCTAATTTTGAAACTCACACAGATAAGCAGGAGGTCTTACCATGGCTTCAAAGAGTACCAAAGGAGAAATCCTCGCCAAGTTTTTTGATGACGGGGAATACACCGCTCTGTTTGCG